TGAGCAGCTGCAGCTGCCGGCCGGTCGGCTCGACGAGGGCGAGCGGGCGTTGCTGATGGCTCGGATCGCGAAAGCGCGGCAGAAGCGACGCTGACACAACACGCCCCCTAAACCGCGCAACCGTCACATTCCGCCCCCTCCCTGATCTACCGTGATCAACAGGGAGGTGTAGCAATGTCTGGTGACGACAACGCGGGGGACCGCCTACTCACACCTGGTGAGGTCGCGGCGCTGTTCCGCGTCGACCCGAAGACCGTAACCCGCTGGGCGGCCGCCGGGAAGCTGAGCCGGCTACGCACACCCGGCGGGCACAGCCGCTTCCGCGAGTCCCAGGTCCGCGCCTGCCTGGAATCTGAGGGCACGGACGCGTCCGACCTGCTGCCCCATCCTGCCGTGCTCACCGCGCCGGCGCCCCGCCGAGCTCCTGTTGCGCCACCGGCCGCCGCCCCGGCGGACGTCGTTGAGCGCAACAACCGCGGCTGGTAGAACCTCCGACTACCGGCCGCCTCGCGATCCCCCGACTTCGTTAGGGTCGGGGGATCGCGCATATCAGCGCAGGATGCAGCCGCGATGCGGCGTGGAGTGGTAGCCGATCTCCGGGCTGCACCGGTCCAGCTCGACCGCTGTCACGGCCAGCTCGGGCTCGACGGCTGTCACAGCGAGATCGACCGGCCGGGCCCGCGCCTCGGCGAGCGGCTCGACCAACAACGTCCAAAACGTCAGCGGCATGGACGCTTCAGGGCGCAGATCGCCCGACTTAGTGGTCCAGTAGTCACGCGCCTCAACGATGGTGTCGAACAGTTTGGCCTTGGTGGCGTCGGGCGTGCACACGATGTGCGCCCGCATCGGCCGCCCGTCGGGGGACATTCCACGCTTCGTGGGGGTCGTACTCGACCAAGTATTGGCCCACGAACGGCGCCGGCTTCCCGCTGGGGGGATGCATCAGCCGGATCACAAACGGTCCAGACTGCTCGGCCACGCTCACTCCCCACCCGAACTCGTTGTTGACCGCCTCCAGCAGGTGCTCCAGAGAGACCGCCCCGAAGGTCTTGACCGGGCGGCGGCGCACCCACACCTGCTCGCGCCACGATCCATCGTCGTGCCACACCCGGCCAGCGAACCCGCGCCCATAGTGCACCGCCCAGAGGTCGCCGAGCCGCAGCACCGCAGCGACCGCTTCGTCGATCTCGGGCCCGCCGTCGTAGTTGGCCATCACCGCCACGGCAGGGGTGAGCATCATGGCGTACAGGTCGTACAAGTCGGTAAGACGCTGTGGGACAGGCGGCAGGGGAAAGCCGCACCCCGGCAGCACCGCTTTCCAACCGTCCGGGGGGCCCTGCACGGTCACCTCCGGCGCGCGCGGGGAATCGCCGCTCACGCCCGCCCTCCGACCGGGTGAGCGGCACCGGCCCGCCGTGCCAGCACGCTACCGGCCGCGCGGCGCAGCGCTCGCCGGCGGCGCCGCCACCGGTCGCCGCCGCGCGGCTCGTGCCGCCATCTCCACCACATCGCAACTTCAATCAGCACGCCCAACGCGTAGAAGAACGCGATCGGCCGGCCGGTCACGAACAGGAACCCGACCGCGGCCACCTGGCCGGGCAGGAACAAGGCAGCGAACGGCCGCGCCTCGGCCGCGATCGCGCGCGCCACGACGTGCCTGCCGCTTCCGGGCACGCACCGCCAGCTGTACATCAGGGGGAACAGCCACGCAGCCCAGACCAGTGAACCAACGTGATAGCTGGCCATCGCGTACAGAACCAGCAGCGTCCACCAGAACATGCTCACCCCTGGGAACCGGCGGCAACGTCGGCGTAGCCCGGCCGGACACCCTTGCCGGAGAACACGCCGGCGCGGCGCAGCAGCCCCGCCCACAGCGCGTCCGAGACCTCGATCCCGTGCACGAGCTCCGGGGTCGGCTTCCACCGCCCGACCCCATCGACCTGCCTGGGTGCCGTCCAGCCGGTGGCGTGCGGATCCACACCGGAGGCCTGGCACGCCGCCTCGACCGTCTCCCGGGTACACAGCGCGTCGCCGGCCAGGACCTCCCACGGCAGCGGCAGCGTCGCCCACACCCGGGTCTGCGGGTCCACACCCCCGCCCCGCCCACGGTGCGCGGCGGCGAGGTCGCCGGCCATCAGCCGCATCGCCTTCCCCGGGCAGGCGACGTCGAGGACCTCGAGCGCGCCGGCCGCGCCCACACAGTTGATCCACCCGGCGCGGGCCGAGTTGTACGCCGCCGCGACAGTGTTCCAGGTCGAAGAGTCCATGCCCCGCCGCACGACCATCCGGGACCTGTCGAACGGCACCCGCCGCACCGGCGCCACGTACACCGGGCCGCAGCCCCCGATCGGGTTGACGACGTCGTCACCCCGATCCTCGCCGGCGGGCGGGAACGCGGCGTACAGCTCGGACAGCTTGCACGCCGCGAGCCGCATGTACGACGTCCACCGGCCCAGCAGCTCACCGCGGCGGCCGTCGTCGAGCAAAGCCACCACGGTCGGGGTCGGGTACGCGCGGGCCACCATCCACCAGTCCGCGCCCATGACACTCAACCGGTGCAGCAGCATCTGCGCGATCGGGTCGAACGGGTTGTCCCGCCCCGCCATCGTGAACTCCCGCCGCCGGTTACGTTGCGCCGTCCAGTAGGCCACGAAACACGCCGCGTCGACGTCGCCGCGCATCTCCTCCAAGGTGATCTCCGACGCCAGCCCCGACCGGCCGACCAACAGCATCTGCCGCAGCAGCACCAGGTCCTGTGTACGCAGCACCCGCTTCCGCATCCGGTTCAGATGCCGGACCACCCGGTTGTACCGCCGCCCCGACAGCAACACCCCGTTCTGAGCACGCACGGACCGGTTCATCCGGCCGGAGAAGTCAGCCTCCGGCAGCCAGCCCACGAACGGTGCCAGCGCCGCGATCTCCCCGTGAACCAGCCACGGATCGTCGGCGACCGCCAACGCGGCCGCAGGGTCCTGACCCAGCATCGCCGCCAGCTTCGCCACCTTGTGGTGCATCGCGACCGGCCGCTCGAAGTCCGAGGACATCGAGGAGTAGCCGGCCGCCCGGGCGGTCGCCGCCCGCTCCAGCACCCGCCGCTCCGGGCCCGTCAGCCGGCCACCGATCGCGTCCCGGACCAGCCCGGCGACACTCTCCGGGGTCATCCGCGAATCCAGCGACCGGTGCAACTGCTCCACGACGTCCATCGCTCAACTCTCTTCAGACGAGCGCGGGGCGCCGCGACTACTTTCGTCAGCGACGCCCCGCGCCAGATTCCGCCGCGCACACGGCGCACGTAGCGACTCACCGGCCGGATTCAAACCGGCGTCCATCCGGTCCAGAGCCAGAGGTTCCATCAGCAGAACTTCGGTGAGTCACCGACACGATAACCCCAGTCACCGTGTCTGGCCTATACCCGCGCCTGGTGTGTTTTGCACCGCCGCCCAACTGGGCCGATATCATCCCAACGTGATCCAATTCGGCTTGACCGCGACAGTCAGGGAGATCCTGGCAACCGACAACCCGACGGTATCCATCGCGCACGCCCGGGCCGACGACCCCAACTACATCCAGGTCGACGTGCGGATCCGGTACCACAACGAGACGCACCCAGTGAAGATCGGCGACCTGGTCGACCTCACCGGGACGCTGATGCCCTGCCAACTCACACCTGTCGCCGCCGCCGCGCTGACGGCCCGCCAGCCCGCGCCCACCGCCGCCGTTGCTCCTACCGGGGTCTAGCGCGTGGAGCAGCCCGACGCCCAGCTGGTCGACGCCGTCCTCGACGCAATGCGCCGCCGACGCCGGGAAGCGGACGCGACACCCCTGCTACCCGGCCACCCGCGGCCGCCGTACCCGTACGAGATACTCGCCGACCGCTACCCGGCCGACTTCGTCCTCGACATGATGGAACGCCTCGAAGACGCCGGCATCACCGAGTCCGGGGTGTCCACCCGCACCGGCTGGGTCCGCGACTACCTGCCCGACATCGAAGCCCGCATCGCCGCGTTCAAGCCGGCCAAGACATGCCCTGGAGCGACTAGCCCCACTCGCGGCATACTGTGCCGGTGAACGCCACCGAACTAGCCGGCTCGATCTTCTTCGGCTTGGTGTGCGTCCTGGCCCTGGTCCTCTTCGGCATGCCGATCGTCCCGGCCACGCTCATCGCCCTCATCGGCACGTGCACGCTGATCGGCAACATCCGCCGACGTCGCCGCGAGGCACCCCCACCGAGTTAGCACCCGCCTTGGCGTGTTCCGGACCCACCGCCCAGCCAGCGGGTCTAGTGTCGTGGACGCGAGCAACACGCGGACCAAGCCGTGGGAGCGGCCTCCGCCAACACAGACGAGCGCCCTCGCCCAGCTGGGCGAGGGCATGCCCGTTGTCACCACGTTGCCGCGCACGTCGGCGAGCGACGGAGGTGGGGGATGGGCCAGGCCGGATCGTCCGTCCCCGGTCGCCGCAGCGACTTATTTGCTTGCCCTGCGGCGATCGCGCTCCAGGCGCCGCCGATCGCGCTCCAGGCGCCGCCGCGGCGGACCGGACGCAACCGGCGCCCATCGTGCAGCCAACCGCCGCAGTTCCTCCTCTCCGAGGTACTGAACGACCGCCTCGACCAGGAGACTGACGCGGGCGCCGTCACCGCCACCCCTACCGACGTGCCAGGATTTACACACCAGACACCAGTACGCGCCAGCCACGCCGCGCTTGCCGATACGGTTGTATTTGACCGCGATCCGGTCGGCAACATCCTTGGACCGTCGGTCCTTGCCCTGGCAACTGCGCTCCAGCGTCAACCAGTCCGTCTTGCAAAGCGGCCACCGCACCGTCTGCTCGTCACAGCCGGGGATCACGCAGCTGGGCTTCCGCTTACTCCTGGCCGCCTTCTTGCATCCGTTGGAGCAGTAGCCGCCCGCGGTCGCACGGGTGCCGCGGGCCTGATGGGGGAGAAACACTACGTACGCGCGGCCGCAACGCCAGCAGAAGCCCGCGACAAAGACCCCGAGCCCAGCCGACAGGCCCAGTGATGGTTCCACAGCGCACACATCGCGCCCGGGCGACGGCACGGCCGGCAACTCACGCAAGATCACACCACCTCGACGCCGGCACGACCCGGCTCCTCGGTCACGCTGGCCTCCACGTGCAGGTCCGGCTGGCGGCCGCCCGAGTGTCGAGCACCGCGATCCCACCCACCCACCTGGGTGCTTCGCAGCCGCAGCAGAAGCCGCCGTTCTCCCAGTGGTTGCAATGCCCGCCGGCCGGCAGGTACAGCTGGCACGGCCGCTCGACCACAAACGCCTCCTGCCGCACCTCGATGTCGTCGCCGGCGGCAAGCGCTCTGAGGTACGCCTGTATCCCGACCCGCAGCGCGTCCCGCGTCGACAGGCGGATCGGGACCTTACCGCGGGTGGGGTGGCCCCCACGCTCGAGGATCACGAGCCCGTTCCCAACGCCGCCGATGCTGATACCGCGATCGCGCATCTCGACCAGCGCGGCCTCGACAGCCTGCCGGGCGATGGTCAGCGCACCCTCGTCGACGCCGAGGCCGTATGGCTCGGCGGCGTCCAGGGTGAAAACCCGCTCGAACTGGTGCGCGTCGACGAAGTGGCCGCAGCGGTCCGCCACGCAGCCCCTCAGCCGGTTGACGCCGGAGAATGGGCGGGCCCGGCAGCAGGGGCACCCGTCAGCAGAACCGTCAGCAGAACCGTCAGCCATTGGCCACCTCCTGGATATTTGCCGGCCTCCACGATGGGTCGCCGGTCAGTCTGCGGGCCAGGTCCACGTCTCGCCACCATCCGTGGGCCCATCCACGTCCGACGTAGTAGACGCGCACGCCAAGGATCACCGCCGGCGGCCGCTGCCGGTACATGCCATACACCGGATCCTCATCGGGGCGGTTGACGCCCTCGCTGATGTTGCACCCGCGGCACAATCGACCACGCACGAGCCCGGTGCGGTGTTCGTGGTCGAGAACGAGGTGACCTGGCCGCGCGTTACAGAGCGCGCACCGTTCGTCGTGCCACAGGTTCAGCAGATAGTTCGGCCAGTCGCGGGTGAGTATCCGGCACGCCGACGGGGGAAGCCAGTTGTCCGGCCCGCCGTCCAGGCTTTCCATAGACAGCCGCTCGATCTCCTCCTCCCGGGTCCGGACAGCGGGCAGCGGCCATGACCAGCATGCTGGTTCGTCAGACGACGGTGGCCGAGGGATCCACTCGATCATTCGCCAGCCTCTTCCTGCGGCGCCTGTTTCGCGGCCAATGCCTTTCGGATAACGGTTGCGGGGTTGCGGTCACCACGGCCCGAGCCGAGCCGCATGTATGTGCGCATCGACTGGCTGCCGCGCTTCCAACCGGCCCGATCCGCGATGTCGTTTTCCGGGACGCCGTACATCTCGCCCTCCGAGGCGAGCTTGGCCCGGAAGCTGTGCGGCACGACCTTGCGTTTCTTCCCGGTCCGCTTGCCGGTCGCGGGATCGACCTCGCGGTCAACCCCCGTGATCTTGGCGTACTTCGCGACGACGTCCTGGAACGCCTTTCGGGTCATCTGGTTGCGGGTGATCAACCCGCTGTGCGTGCCGTCCTTACGGCGGGTGCCGGATTTGACCTCGCGGAACACGAACCCGGTCAGTGGTTCGCCGAGCCGCACCGCGCTCAGCTGCATCCACTCCCGCATGAGGATGGTGGGGGATACGTCGGGGGCCAGGTCGACGTCATGCTCGACCACGACCGGCCGGTCCTCATCCTTGCCATCGTCACGGTTGGTCTTCGAGTGCGGGAAGCTGATCAGCATCACACTGTCGGACTCCCACGACACATCCGCCCACGTAACGGAAAGCAGCTCGCTGTTGCGGCGACCGACGTCGTCGGCCAGGCGCATCAGCAACGCGTCACGCAGTCCCGCCGCCGTGGTCCGGTCGCACGCCCTTACCAAGGCGATCGCCTCGGGCGTGGTCAGCACGTACGCCCGGTCCGGCCGGAAACCATGCCTCCTCCAGCGGCGGTGGTAGCCGCGCATCGCCTCAATCGCGTCCGGATGGTGGACCGGCGAGGCCTTGCCCTTGCGCTGGTAGGCCATCGAGATCACCGACAGGGACAGCCGGACAGTGTCCGGGGCGTACGGCTGCCCGTTACGGCCGCGGCCGACCAGTTCGCCGGCGTCGTTGAGTCGGGTCATCTCCCAGTTCGCGTTGATCCACTCGATCACCGTTACCACGGCGCGTTCCGGATCGTCGTCGATCGACTCGCGCGGGTGCGCCTGTCCTTGCTCGGCGTCGCCACACCAGGAGACGTACCTCAGCCACTGGTACGTCTTGGTGTCCACGGTGTTCTGGGGCACGCCCTCGCGACGCAGCTTGTCGGCCGCCGGGGACAGGGTGTACGCCGGGTCCTCGGCGCCGGCGAGACCGGCCGCCATCCGGCCGGCGGCCGCGATCGCCCGCTCCGGCAGCTGGAACGGGCCAGCCTGCATCTTCAGTGTCGCCCGGCGGATGTACGCGTGCACCGCCTTGACGCCGATCGCGAGCTCCTCGGCGATCTCGGCCGGGTCCATGCCCGTCGCCGCGAGACGCGCCACGGCCGCTTCCTGCTCGGTCAACGGCTGGGCGAGCGCGATCGTCCCCGCGTGGCCGTGCTCATCGACCAGCTCGGCGTCGACGGTCTCGTCGTCCATCGGCTACCGGCCATTCTCCAGCGGAAGCACACCGAAGGCGCGCAGCGCGGCGATCACCCGATCGGCTTCGTTGGCGCGGAAGCCGTGCCAGGCGTAGGAGAAGCTGATCTCCGGTACCTCGATGGCGCCCGAGCCGCCGTGCTGCCCGCTGACCGCCCACCGGGCCCGCTTCCAGTGGCGAGGGTCGACGTCGACCCGCACGGCACGGTTCACGGCCAGATCAGGGTCGGCGGCGATCCAGGACGCCTGGGTGGTGACCACGCCCCAGGTCGGCACCACAAGCGCCAACGCGCGGGCCATCAGGTCGGGGGCGGTGCCGGCCCCGGCCGGATGTACCGGCTCGTCTGCAGGCGGACCGCCGAGCGCCGCGCTCGCGGAGACGCACGTCGGGCACTGCGAGTGGTCGGCGCCGGGGGCATCGCCGAGCTGCCCGGCGGCCGCGAGGTGCAGAACGGCGGCCGTGGCCTCCCGTGTCTGCCGAGCGGCGGGCAGGACCTCGTCGAAGTACGGCAGCACTCGCGGGCCGAACACGCGCCGCTCGGTTTGTGTCAACGGCCCGGCGGAGCGCCGCGTAGCGAGCCACTCGGCGGCCTCGGCTTCCGTGCGGGGGATCCAGGCGGGCCAGCGAACCACCTCGGCTACCCCGAGGTGCTGGGCAAGATCATGTGCGGCCGCGGTGTACTGGCCCATCGCCGGGGACGTCCGGTGCCATTCGCTGCGGCCGCCGCTGATGTCGTCGGGATGGGCCTCAATCCGGTCGTCACGGGGAGTAGCGGCACCCCCGGCGCCGGTGTTGGGTTGAGGGTCTGGATTCTGGGCTGAAAGACCTCCGCGCATAACACACCTTAACAGAGGAGGACCGCTCCGCAGGGGGTTCGTTCCCCGGCCTCCGTCGTTCGGCTGTTTCGTCGCTGCGCGTACACGAGTTGCGGGTTGTCGCGATATACGGTGCCGGGATGCGCCGACGCGTGAGGGGCGCTTTTCCTGGACCTCGCGCATGGTCAACATCTGGACGTGAAGTGGATCTAGATTCGCCAGGCCCCCGATGATCATGGGGGGCGAGGCCACCGGCCAGCAGCCACCGAATGATCTTTCGTTCGTCTATTTCGTCTCGTACTCCCACCCCGACGGCTTCGGCAGCCGCGAGGTCAAGGTTGAGTTTCCGATCACCGAGTACGCCGAAATCGTCGAGATCGGGAGGCAGATCGCGCGGGGGGCGAACCTGCCCGAGGCGGGTGTGGCCGTGGTGGGCTATCAGCTTCTACGCGGCCCGGGGTTGGTGGCAGTGGGCCCGCCTCCCGCGCAGGTGGCGGCCGCCGACCAGGCTGAGGCCGAGCTCGGCGCCCAGGTCGACCAGCTCGTCCTCATGTTCGGCATCGCGGCGCTCGGCATGCCGATGACGACCGCCGACGTCGCGGCGTGGCTTCTGCGAGAGGATGGTCCGGAGCCGGTGGTGCTGGCCTCGATGCTGGCGATCGCCGGTAAGCGACTGGCCGATGCTCGCGGTTGATCAAGCCGATCTCGGGACACGGGGGGACGATCATGGGAACTGACGCTGGGAATGAGAGTGCGCTCGCTGGCAAGGATCTCCAGGTGCAGTTCCTGGACGTGGGGATATCTGCTGTCAAGGTCCAGGTGCGCCAGGGCGACGGCCTCGCCGGCGAGGCGCTGGTGCTGACGTTCAACAAGGACACCTTCCTGCTCGCCACGCTGACGTGGTTCCGTCTCGGGTTCCGTCTCGGCGACAACATGGGCGCGGATGTGGCCACGCAGAAACAGCACGTGTACGAGGCGCTGGTGCGCGAGGCAGCGGACCTGGCCGAGCGTCACGGTGCCGTGCTGATCGCGATCGTGGGACCGGCGGATGTGCTCATCGAGCGGGGTTTTGAACAGAACGGGTCTGTGTGGCGCCTTGCCCCGACATGACACCGGAGTTGGCGGCCCCCTATTGAGTCTGGAATTCTTGTGGATCAACTCGATCTCGACGTCGCGCATGTCCCGATCAACTACATCCGGCTGGCCCGTCCGCACCAGGTTGGCGACCTCGTCTTTGTCCCGCCGCGCTACGCCCGCGAGCTGTCGTTCCCTATCACTGCGGCCGCCATGGCGCGCCTACCCGGCCGCGTGCTGGCTACCAGCAGCCCCGAACTGGGCGCGCTGGTCTGCTTCGAGGGGCCGGAAGATCCCATCGGTGCTGCTGATCACAGCGAGATCAGGTGCCCGGCTGAGGAGTTGGCGGTCGCTGTGGAGGTCCACTACATCGTCGCGACCGCCGCCGGTTGGGCGCGGCGCGAGGCGAGCGGCCTGGGCCGGGTGAGGGCCCTGTATCTGCCCGACCGGCCGGATCACATTGTTGGGCGGTGGGGTCCGGCCGTCGCGCTGTCCGGCTATCCGATGGTCGTCGATGGGGTTGGGTTCGCGGCGACGCGCGATGGTCCGCTGTTAGCGATGCACGACCTGCCGGCAGGGGCGCATTATGTGGTCGATTCGGGTGCGGATCTGGAGATCTCTGTGGAGCGCGTCGGGCGGCCGCCGACGCGCGAGGAATTGGCGGCAGCGGGACGTGAGGCTGCGGAGTTGGCTGGTTCGGGGAGTTCGATGCGTGGTCTCGAGTACCCCGCGACGGTAGTTGTTCAGCAGCTCGAGGCGCGCGCGACGGTGATGAGGTGGTCGGGGCCGCGGTACTACCGGCTCGACGGGCCGCCCTCCCCCAGGCCGCCGCTCGACGTCGCGGAGCGGCGCGTCGCGTTGACCGAGGGCCTCTGGTACGGGTTGACCCGGGCCCGCGTGTCGACGGTCCTGAGGGTTTTACCGGTCTTCGATGGGCCCGACCGGGACCTGCCGTTTGAGGTGGCGCTTCGTGTGGGCGGGGCGGAGTTGGGCAACGCGCTGGAGGCGCATTACGCGACTCGTCAGGCGGCGGTGGCCGGTCACGGGTGGATGGTGGAGTACGCCCATCTGGTGCAGCGGATGCGGCTGCGGGCGCAGCGGCGTCGGTACTACCGGTCCCGCGGTCGGGTGACCAAGCCCGTCAGCCGGCGTGCGATTCGGCGTGACGCGAACCGGCTCGTAGAGCTACTCAGGCTGATGTTCAAGGGGCAGGCCGATGTCGATTCCTGAAGACCTGATCATGCGGCATCTCAACATGCTGCTCAGCAGTTCGGTGCCTGGCTCCGCGCTGCACCACCTGCACATCGTGTCGAGGGTCGCGGGCGCGGTCGGGCCGCTCGGGCTTTCCTTCGAGCAGCAGCTTGAGACTGACATCTCCGCGATCGCGCCGGATAGCCCGGCCAGTGGTGAACGGCCCGAGGAGTTCATCGCGCGGTCGATCAGGGCGGCCGGTGCGCGGCTGGTCGATCAGGGGCGGGAGGTGCTGTTCGCTGGCCTCAGTGAGGAGGGGTGGTTCGTGGAGAGGATGGATGCTCTGGGGCGGCGCCTGCAGCGGGAGGGGCGGCTGGCCGAGCATCCTGACGTGGTGGAGGCGACCGGCGTGTACGCGGCGTGCCGCGATGGGCGGCGGTGGCGTGGTCGGCGGTGGTTGACCGGTCCCAAGGCTGGCCAGAGCGACGACCTCGAGTTGCTGGTGGGGAGGCCTACGCGTGGGGAGGGCAGGCTGTTCGCCGAGCCTTTCTTGCTCGCACTGGTGGGGCTCGGCGGTGTATGACTCGCAGGAGGACCTGGACTCCATGGATCTGGTGCTGGAGCGGGAGGAGGAGGAGCGCGCCGGCGGCCCTATGTACTACGCGGTTGAGCCGGTCGAGGCGGATGAGGCGAGTGTGGCGGCGTTGCGGGAGAAGTTCGGGCCGTATGGGCAGGGCTGGCTGGTGTGGGTCGGCGACGTCGACGTCGCCATGCCGGGCGGGTTCGTGCACCCGCCCGGTGATGGGTTCGGGTTGGCGGGTGGGGCGGATCGGGTTGTGTGTGGGCGTGGCGGCGTCATCGGTGTCGCGGCCGTGCTCTACCCGCGGGTGTCGACCATTCTGGCGATCGCCAGGGCGATCCGGGGCGGCGCGAGTTGGCCGGCGCTGCGGTATGTGACGTTGGTGGCGGACCGGTTCGATGAGGTTGGGCGGCGGGTGGAGCGGATCGCTGGTGAGCGGTGTGCCTTCGGGCCGGTCGACTTGGGTGGTGGGGATCTGTCCGTGGAGGCTGAGGCGCATGGTGGGCGTCGGTGGTGGCGGGTGCTGGAGGACGACTGATCGGGGGTTTCCCCCTGATGAGGGATGGTTTATCACGCCGCCCGCCCTCGCACCAAGATCTACGATCCACGGCATGAGCGACAGTTGGCGCGCCTTCATCGGATGCTGGGACGACGGCCACCCGGACATCACGATCCTGGATCTCACGGACCTGTCCTGGGACGAGGCCCGCGACCACCTGGTCGCCCGGCTGGTGAACTTCGTGGATGACGACTGCCCCTGGTGCAAGAGCGCGGGCATCGAGGCCTTGACCAAGCTGCGCGGGCTGGACCACGGCGGCACGTTCGAGGAAATGGTCGACGGCTACGAATACGTCATCATCGCCGCCGACTGGCGGCCCGAGCCTTTGCCCGCCACCGAGCCCGGCCAGTGGGAGAACCTCGGCTGCACCACCGACGGATCGGACCAGGTCGCGGTGTCCGTGTTCGGCGGGAACAAGCCGGTGCGCATGACCACGATCGACCCGCCTGCGGCGGCGGGGGTCTGGGGTCGGCGTGGCTCGCCTGTCGCCTACCAGACGGGCGGTAACCTTTGGTCGGTTCGCCCTGGTTTGCCCGGTGAGTTGCCCGTGCCGCCGGGGGTGGACGTCTTCTCCGGGCCGAGGGTTGATCCGCCCCTCGGCCCGGTCCAACCGAGGACGGTAGGTGGGGCCCCATGAGGCGGACAGACCCGACGCCGCCGGCACCGGAGGACCTGACGATCCTGATGCGCGAGGCGTGGGCGCCCGCTCGTGACCGCGTGGTCGGTGCGGTGGTGTGGGCCAATGTCGCTCATGCTGGCGCTCTGCGGGTGGAGGCTGGCCGGGTGGTCGCCTACTACGGCGGCGGCGCCGCGTTGCAGATCGGTCTTAACGAGCGCGACCTTCAGGACCCGATGTTCTCGTTGACTGTCGCCCGCCGCGATGACGGTGGCATGGTCCGGGCGCTGCGCTACCTGGCGGAGCCGGTCGACGCGCAGCGGGCGCTCGACGAGCTGCTCGACGTGCTCGCGGGAGGGGTTTGGACGCCGTGACCGTCCACGACCGGCTGCGCGGCCTGCCGGACGACGACGCGTTCTTGGCGGCGTTGTCGCGGCTGGTGCGTCAGCTCGACCAGGGTGGCGCCGTGTTCGGCGGCGACACGGTGGATGCGGTGATCAGGGTGGTGAAGTGCCTGCGCGCGGATCCGGAGCTGGCCGCTACGGTGCTGAGGCCAGATCCCCCGACCGCAGAGGAGACACCCGTGGCTGAAGTCGACCAGGCGCCGCCGGCCGGGCACTTGGTGCCTGACGGGGAGCGGATGTGGTGTCCGATGTGCTGGAACTACGTGTCCGCGCGGGCCGACGTCGAGCAGGGGTACTGCCCCTACTGTCGCTGGCCGACCCAGGACCTGGAGGAGCAGATCGGGTACCGGACGCTGCTGTTCGAGCGGGCCGCGGCTGGTTCTCCGCCGCGGCCCGTGCCGGCGTACACGGTGGCCGCGATGCCGGACGGGGGGTTCGTCGCGCAGCCGGCCACGCTGGAGGGTTTCACCCCGGCCGGTATGGCGCTGATCGCCGGCAACTGCCGGCGACGGTTCACGGCCGCCTTCCCGCCTGGTGCGGACGGGTTCGCCGACATCCGGGGGCCGTACCTGGACGGGCGGGAGGGGATGGAGGAGCTGGTGGATGCGGCGGCGCAGGTGAGGTTGAGGACGCCGGAGGAGGCGCGGGCGGCGTTCGCGCGGATGTGCGCGTTGGCGGACAGCGACGCGTCGGTGGAGCCGGGTTCGTCGGCTGCGGCGTGGCGGCGGATGGACCCGGCCGCTCGGGAGGCCGCCGCGCGGCTGGTTGAGATGAGCATCGCTGGTCGCGACCAGCCGCCGAACCCGCAGTTCCCTTGGATCCTGGGGTCGGAGCGTGTGGAGCGGGCGGGCGGCGCGGGGGTGGACGATGACGCGGGCTGAGGTGGTCAGGCCAGCGCCGCGTGGTGTCGCGGCGGTCGGGACAGCGGGTAAGTCGGATCCGGACGCGGATCTGTTGATCTTCAAGGGGATGGCGGGACAGGGGGCGTTGGTGGGCAGCGAAGACGGCGGGGGCGGTCGCCTGCATGTATTACCGGGCCGGGGGGCGTGGGTAGGGCAGTTGGACAGCCCTGGGCGGGATGGTCTTCCGCTGGCCGCCTACGCCGCCGCCGAGCTGGCCGAGGCGGGCATCACGATCAACGATCCGGAGCTCGCGCAGGCGCTGGTCTCGACCGCCGCGGTGTTCGCGTCGTTCCCCGGGTTTGACCGGGGGCGGCATTCGCTGGACGCGGCGGTTCACCTGCTGGGCCGGCTGCTGCGCCGACAGCCGCTGGGACAGGACCCGCTGGCAGCTGACGGGTGGGCGGAGGACCCGCGTACGAAGCACCTGCAGAAGCGGCTGGAGGGCGACGAGTACCTGCTCGAGGTCGCTCATCGCGGCGCCGGCGAGTTGTCCGTGCTGCTGGAAGCCGCGCGGGTGGAGCACGAATCGCAGCAGCGGGTGCGGTCGGCGTTGCTGGGCATGGTGACCGGGTTGGCCCGGGCGCACGGCGTGACCGGCTGGATCGACGAGCGCGGCGGCGCGCACCCGATGGATGAGCCGGTGCCGGCCGGCGAGCTCGCGGTCGGTCCGAAGGGGCAGCTCATCATGGGTGTAGACGCGGCGGTGAGCGACGACGTCGACCAGGTCGAGGAAACCGAACCGCCGGCGGCGGACAGCGAGGGAGAGCCGGATGCTGAGGCACGGTGACCGCGTCGACGTAGTGCTCGACTGTCTGCCCACCGACCGGGACGGCGAGCTGGTGGAGGTGGTGTACGTCCGGCTGGTGACTGACGGGTCGGTGGAGTTGCCGCCGGTTCCGGAGGGCGGCCGCCGCAATGTGTGGGGGACGTGGCTGGGGGTGCAGGCCGACGCCGCCGGGCCGGCCGCGTTCGCGATCTATCGGGACGGGGAGACGCCGCGGCGCGTCGAGGTCGGGCAGGGCCCGGCTGGGGTGGTGATCGCGGATTCGGAATGCCCCCGGTGCGGCGCCGTGGTCGGCAACACGGTGCTGCACGGGCGCTGGCACGACGCGATCGACCGTCTTCTGGCCGGTACCAGCGGGAAAGACGCGGGCGCGTAGATCAGGCACAAGATAAAACGCGGCGTCGGGGCCGGCCCGACGCCGCGTTGCGTGCGGTCGGATTCACGCCATCGCGGGACGGCGGTTCTTGCAGAGCAGGCGGAGAAGGTCGTCGAACATGCGCCCGTCCCCCCACGTCGGCGCGCAGATCATGATCTGCCACGCCCGCTGTAGTTCCCCCGCGACGGCGAAGGTGGGGAATGCCCGGTACACCTGGTCGGCGTTCATCTGGCTGCCGATGCGGGCTGTCACCTGGCCATCGATGCGCTCCACCCATGGACCCAGGTAGCGGGCGGAGTCGTCTCCGCCGGAGGCGTCGTACTCCCGACAGCCGGGCCCGTACAGCTCCAGGACGTGGGCCAGTTCGTACTTGGTGGCGCCGGGCTGGTTGCCGGCGAAGTACAGCAGGTTGTCGAGCCAGTCCTTCGTCTCGTCGTCGGCGAACCCGGTCACGCAGGCGCGGGTCTCCAGCGTCGTGTCCAGGTTGCGGGCATGGGTGCCGGGCCGCCAGTCGTGGACGACCACGCCGGCGCGGCCGAGCGCCGCCAGCGGCCGGTCAGCGCGGCGATCGGGTCAGCGATCGCGGTGGGGGTGATCACTCGTCTTTCTCCTCGGTCGGTAGGCGGAGCCAGGTCACCCCGCAATCTACTCCGCACCCAGGAAATACCCCTACTGCGTGACTGACACTTTTCGCCATCCGGAGTAACTTAGCGCTCTGGTCGGCGCGTGGGCCCCGTGGACCAGCGTGGCTGAGCGTCGTACCATCGTGTCGGACCTGTCGGTTGGTGACCCGGCGGGGCATCGCGTCGCGGGCGGCGGCGACTTGGGCGGCGTTGGAGGTCGGCATGTTCGAGGTTTTCGACCAGGACACGGCCGTGGGCGGCTACGAGCCGCTTCGGTCGGGTCCGGTCGTGCAGGTGGACCAGCGTGGCCTGTTGCTGTTCAACTACCTGGCGTGGGAATTGCTGGAGCCGTTCGCGCCGGAGCGGTCGGGCCTGGTGAAGGTGTTGTTCGACCGGGACGCGCGGGTCGCTGCGGTGCAGCCGACGACGTTCCGCGACGTTCCGCGCGGCGCGCGGCACGACCTGGTGTCGATGCGGTCCGACTACTGGGTGCGGGGTGTGTGGGCGACCACGTTCGTCGGGCACTACGGCGTCCAGGTCGGTGACTATCCGGCGCGGTTCGACGCCGGGCTGCAGGCGGTCACGTTCGAGGTCGGTGCGGCGGCGCGGCAGTCGCTCGGCGTGGTTGAGGAGAATGTGGGTCTGGTGTCGACCTTCCCCCGCGCGGTAGCCTGACGCCTTGCACCAACTGCTTGGCCCTTCGCGGTCCTCGCCGACGTGGAGGCTCCTTTTCCCCCTTTGTGGGGGGGATGGCTCTATCGCAGTTGGTGAGGATCCCGATGGGGTCACGCACCTTCTACGCGGCGTTCGGACCTCGGTCCGGGCGCCGCGTCCGCGTTGGTTCATGCGGCTGGTATCGGCTGTTCGTGGCGGCGTGACCAGCGGGTGCGGGCGGCCCGGGCGACGCGGGCGGGGTATGCCAGCGGGTCGACGCCGCGGCGTGCGATGAGGGCTTTGCGTAGGTGCAGGGTCGCGGCGAGGAAGTAGCCGGTGGAGAGCACGAGCAGCGGCCAGGCGCCGACGGTGATGTAGAAGGCGTACCAGAGTGGCTGCGCGGCGATGGAGATGCTCCAGCCGATGATCGGGCGGTGGGCGGCGACGATCTGGCCGGTGACGCCCATCGCGCCGAGTGCCGTGGAGAGCGCGAGTGTGGTGTTCATGGCTCTATCTTGTCGGTTGTGTCGGTTCGATTCTGCCTAAAAGTACTGGTTGTCACGAACCAGACACGGTGAGGCGGCGGTGTGGGCGGGTGTGGGTCAACTGGAGGAGCACCCGGGTGGAGCGTGGTGCTCCACCCGGGTGCTCCGGGACGTACGGCGGGGTGGGGCAGGCGCGGGGGCGGACGCGCCGTGGCTGGTCGGGCGGGTTTGGTGTCGACATCGCGGCCCTCCCTGAAGGGGAAGGCCGGCGCGTCAGTCGGCGAGCTTGGGCTCTCGCGGGCTGTGAGCGGGTGACTGGCCGTCCCCGGTCGGAACTTCATTCACGTTGCCCCGACCGTAGGACGACCTTCGCGATCTTGGCGTAACCAGGGGTTAACTCGCGTCCGGCTCGGTGACACCGACCCGGACGGCCAGGTCACGCAGCTCGGACGACCCGCCGCGCGGCCCGCTCGCGGAACGCACCATCTGGCTGACCATCTCGACGACGTCGGCGCGGCGGCGCAGGTCGTCGGGGGCGGCGCGGTCGGCGCGCAGGAACGCCCGCACGGCGCCGTCCACGTCCTCCTCGAGGAACCTGGCGCGGCCGACGTCCAGGTGGAATCGGGACAGCCGGTGCGGGGTACGCAGCTGGGAGACGTCGACGCGGGCGGCGAGCTCGCGGACCCGGCCGGGGTTTCCGCTCTCCAGTGCCGCGCCGATCGCCCAGACGTTGACGTTCGCGGTGCCGAACCCCATACGCCAACTGTCGACGGTGACGTGGCGGGCGGCGGCGGCGGCCTCGGCCAGGTGCCCGTCGACGGCGTCGGTGTGCGATCCGCCCTCGTGCGGCAGGCCGGCCTGCGACAACGCGGCCTGCAGGTGCAGCAGCCCCTTCCAGGAGATGACGCCCTCGCGGACGAGGGCGGGCAGTTGTCCGCGGCGGGTCAGCCGGTCGAGGTCCTCGGCGCCTTCGACGGCGAGGCGTAGCGAGCGGCGGCGGGAGCCGTTGGTCAGCGCGCACTGGGCCACCGCGAACCGGGCGGCCGCGATGCACTCGGGGTCGCCGAGCGCCGTCGCGACGGCGTTGGCGAGCTCGGCGAGGCGGAAGCCCAGGTCGAACCAGCCGGCGGACTTCAGCGCCAGCGATCCGGTGAAGGCACCTTTGACCAGTAGTTCTCCGGCCTGCCGGTCGCCGTGTTCGAACCACCGCACGCGGGCACCGGAAAGCAGGTCAGGCAGGTGCTGGCCGAGCAGGGGGACGTCGCAGGCCATGCGTGCGGCCATCGCCCGGTCAGCGGCCAGAGCGAGCTCCTGGATCGGCAGCGGCTCGACCGGGTCGTCGCCTTCGTCGATCGCGGCGCGGATCCGGGTGATCCCGATCGTGTTCTCGTAGTCGGTGCGGTCCGCCGGCGTGTACGGCAGGCCGACGACGTCGCTGAACGAGATGCCGAGGAACTGGGCGATGCCGTGGGCGTGGTCGATCCTGGTCAGTGGCTTCTTGCCGTTCTCGACCTGCGAGATGAATTCGCGGGTCACGCCGATGGAGTCGGCGACCTCCTGCTGGGTCTTGCCGGCCAGGCCCCGCCAATAGGTTATGCGTAGCCCGATGCCCTGTCTGGCCATGCCAGCTCCTCCGGGGTGAAATAGACGACGGTGGTGTCGGCACTGTCGGTTTTCCAGCCTACCGCCGGGAGCGTGGACGGTGCGTAACCGTCAGTTACCCCTCTGGTCGTGCTACCCCGCTTCCGGTGTGGTGCTGGCGGTGGGGGGTGCGAGCTCGCCGGTGGCGGTGCCGGGCGGGACGAGCATCCCGGCCTGCCAGAGCGCACCGGCCCAGTGGTACGGGCCGGTGTGCGGCTTGCGCTTCTCCGCAGCGATGATGCCGGCGGCGTGGTCGATCAGGTCTACGGCCGGGCCCGGTGTGCTGGCCACAGGGTCCTCCTCACGAGTTGGTGGGGTCGAGGGCGTCACTGGCACCCGCCGTCCAGCAGGCACAGGGCGGCCGCGGCGACGTGGGCGTCGTAGCCGACGTCGTGGGGTTCCCAGCCGTGGATGGCTTCGACGTGCTCGTCCAGGGCGTGCGGCTCCACACCGTGGTCGGCCGCGACCCGGATCACCGCCGGGGGCAGCGGCTCGACGTCGTGCGGGCTGAAGGTCGCCCACGGGTCGCCGACGCAGCAGCGGCCGGCCTCGTTCCCGGCCGAGCAGCGGACCGGCGGCGGTGGTGGTGGTGGTGGTGGTTCGGCGGCCGCGGCTCGGCGTGCGTCCTGCCGGCGGCGGCGGGCGATCTCGCGGGCGAGGCCGCTCATCGGTGGCCTCGGCAGCGGCCCAACCGGTCGACGGTCTGCGGGGCGAACAGCGCGGTGGGGTTCTTCCGGATCCGGTGGATCATGAACCCGAATCCGATCAGCAGGGGCGGGCCGACCAGCACGACCCGGATCCAGTGCGGCGGGTCCGGGCAGGCCAGAGCGACCAGCGCGGAAACGACGGTCACGAGCGTCCACATGGCGACCATGCGCTCCGCGCCCCGGTCTGGTCGGCCGGCGCGGCGTAGGCGGCGCAGCAGCAGTGTGAGGAGCGCGGCCGGCAGCAGCGGGCCGACGGCGACACCGGCCAGGAACCAGTTCATGCGGGCACCCCCGCGCGGGAGGTGACGTACCAGGACAACAGGTCGGTGTACGGTCCGGCGCGCAGTTGCGGGTCGGCGATCGCTGGCCAGCCGCCCGCCTCGAGGACGGCGCCGCCGATCAGGCCGGCGAGGTTCTCCCCCACTTCGGTGTAGTGGTGCTTGCCGGTCATCCAGTCCAGTACGACGTCGGTGAAGCACCGCAACGCGCGCGCGTCGACGCGGGTGGGGTCGCCGGCCAGGGTGGGGCCGATGACGTACGCCATGGTGGTGACCGCCAGGGCCTCGTTGGAGCCAGTGCCGCCGGCGGTCAGGGGGCAGTTGGGTCCGGCGGCTTGGCTGGCGTCGTCGAGGGCGACGCAGAGCGTGCCGGCGAGCAGGTGGCGGCCGTGGCTGCTGTCGAGCATGCCGTGCAGAGCTTCCAGGAGGTGGACGACGGTGCCCGCGGGTGGCGGTTCGACCGGCCGGGCGGCCGGCCAGTTGGCCTGGATCTCCTCTTTCGGGATGGCGAAGTCGCCGTGGCGGTACAGGATGTGGCCGGCGGCCGCGGGTACGGCGGTCCAGGTGACGCCGTGGCCGTCGACGATCCGGGGTACGCGCATCAGAACTCCACCGCGATCGAGGCGCCGACGACACGCCCATCCACCAGGGCCGCGTTCAGCGTGGCGGCGGCCGCCGCCGCCCTGGACTCGCCCGCCGCCGCGTCGGGGAACCGGACGCAGGCAACGATCAGCAGGGTGCACCTCGCGCCCTGGGTGACCGCCATCGACCACCAGGCGGCGTTGATCTTCGGGGGGCGTTCGATGACCAGGACCCCGCTGGGCCCGGTGAGGGCGGCCGCCCTCACCGGGTTGGGGAGCCGGAACGTCCACGTCTGGTCGGCGTCGGGTACGGGCGCGAACGGGTCCAGGATGGACCACAGGCCGACCTGGTGGGCGCGCACGACGAGCTCGGCCGGCCCGGACAGGACGTAGGGGTCCGGATCGAACGGCCAGGTGAAGGTGGGTGAGTGCAGCACAATGCCCGGCAGTGGGCCTTTGTCGCTGTCGAGCCGGACCGGTGCCAGCACGTACTCGGGCGACAGGTGTGCGGTGGGCACGGCGGTGTGCTCCCGTGAACGCGGTCGGGTGTCCAAGGTGATCAGCGTACGGTGCGCGGTCGGGCACGGACGGTGCCACACGCGCGCGGCGTGGCTGGTCACCGGCCGTTCTCGCCCGACTGGGGGAACAGCTCCCGGGCGGCGGCCCGCCACCGGTCCAGGTCGATGCGGCAGCGGTCGCAGCCGGCGGTGTCGCGGCGGTCCCGGTACTGGCCGGGCCGGATCCGCCACGCCGGGTATCCGGCGGCGGTGAGCACGGCGTGGCGGGGTTCGACGTCGGCGCGGGCACCGACGGCGAGGATGTGGCCGCAGTCGGTGTGCTCGAGGGTCAGCTTCTGCAGCTGGTCGACGCCGGGCAAGTGGAAGTTGACGGCCCGGGCCACGGGGTCGAGGTGGACGCCGGGCATCCCCCGGTGGGCGGCGTGCAGCAGGGTGGCGGCGGTGCCGCCGTCGAGCCGGCCGGGTTCCCATACGGCCAGCACGGCGCCGGCGCGGGCGAGCATGGCGCGGTTCCGGGCGTGCATCAGCTGGGCGACGTAGCTTCGCCGCCGGGCGGGGGGAAGGTTGCGGGGCAGCCGGCCGACCAGTCGTTCACCGTCGGGTGCGGCGGCGGCGCGTAGGCGCCGCCAGCGGCGTAGGGAGTCGTCGTCCCAGTCGAGCGCGTGTTCCTCGAACGGGATGGCGACCCAGAGGGTGAGGCCGGCGTCGAGGATTGCTTCGCCCCACTCCAGGTCGAGGTCGTAGCCGAGGCCGGAGATGCCGACCTCGGTGCCGGCGTGGTCGCGTAGCCAGGCGGCCGCGCGGGGCAGTTGTCCGCTCACCCAGGCGCGGTCGCCGTGTTCAAGCCGGCGGTGGCCGGTGCCGGCGACCACCCGGAACGGGTTGTCGCTCATCTCGACGCGTGGAATCGCCAGTCGGCTATCGCGACGGCGGTGAACATGAGCACGGCGGTGAGCAGGCCGGCGGGCCCGCCGGCGATAGCCGCGGCGGTGCCGGCGGCCAGGCCGACGACGACGCCGAACACGGCCCCGGCACGCGTGTTGTAGGGGCATCGGCGGTGGTCGAAGTTGAGGATTTTCTTGAGTCGACGCATACCGATCACCCTCCTCGCGTCCCCCGTAGATTACCCCGACCCTCGATAAGTGCGCTACACCGAGACGGGTGTATGCGGACGGGTCTGTCCGGATTGCGCTTGTCGGTTGGGTGACATGGCCGCAGCGCCGGGCCCCAAATCCCTCGAACGTGAACGGATACGCCCGTATCATGGGGATAGGTCCGTTACATCCGGTTCCTCAGCTGCCGCATTCCCCCGGGTGGTCGAGGGCGGCCACCCGCTTCCCCTTGCGGTGGCCGCCCTCCATCACCCTTCTCCTACGCCGGCCGAACCGACCGCCGACGCGGCTCCTGCCTGGCGTTACGCGCCACCGCGGCCGGGATCCCAGGCCGCGATCCGCGCGCGTTGCGCTGGCGCACATCGGGTGCGCTCCCGATGGTCCGCAGACCGCTAACCTTCACGAAGATGGAACGCCGCTCGACGGCCTCTCCACCGCCGTTCAGCTCGTACCCGTCCAGCCAGATCCAGCCTTCGTACGTCGGCCAGTCGTGGACGCGTATCACCCGGTAGAGCATCGGGTCGACGAACTGCACGGACGCCTCCCGGGTGACATGCAGAACGTCCCCGGAGCGCGGCACCATCACCGGCTCCAGGACGTACTCGATCTTGTACCCATGCCAGGTACTCCCGACGGCGGGCGGGACGGAACCCGGGGGGAAAGGTCGGCGCCGCCCGCCGTAGCGCGCCGGAGCCCGGGCAGAAGGTGAGGGCACCTCCCGGGGCCAGACTCCCCCACCACGCCGCGCCCGACCATTCCCCAACAAGGTGCTGTTAGTCCGACGTTTCGGTTGACCGACCGACCATCGGGAGACCATGGATCGCGTCCCACAAGTCGCGGGCGTGCCGCGCGTCGACCAGCGCCCGGTGCGCCTGGTCCGCCGGCGACGGTTCCACCCCACACAGCCGGGCCAGGACCTTCGGATCCCACGGCGGCGGCGGGATCTGCGCGGCCAGCTCCCCCGCCAGACTCCCCCGGCCAGCCTGGTTGAGCTCGGCTATCTTGCCCAGCAGGAAGCCGTGCGCCATCGTCTCCACACAGCGGAGCCGGTAGTGGCTGGTCAGGCAGTGGCCCAAGCGGTGCAGGAACCGCTCCAGCGTCAGCTCGTCGGCCGAGACCACCTTGCCGACCAGGTACGCGCCGTCCAGCATCCGCGCCAGCCCACTGGCCACGAAGTCCACGGTGACCCGGCGGACTTCGTCGATCGGGCCGTCGCGCCTGAGCTCCTCAATGCCGGGCGCGACGACGACCAGGCCGTGACCGGGCGCCATGTCCCACAACCGGCAGCGCTCGTAGAACCGGCCGATCCGCAGCGACTCCGGTGAGGCCTCAGCCAACGGCGGCCGGATCTGCCACTCGATCTCGACGTCCTCCTTACCCGGGTCGCGGACGATCACGGCGATCTCCCACGGGTGGCGTCGACCCTTGTCCAGCGTCGTGAACTCGGTGTCGACAAATACGATCCGGCCGGGAACCGGCCTGGCCTCAAACAACATGGTGCTCCTTCTCCCCCGCGGCGGCGGGGCTCTAGTTCATGACGGCCGACGCGGGCACGGCCTCGATCAAGGACATCACCCTGTCCGACGACGGCCCCGCGATCACGTCGGCGCGCAGCCGCTCGGCCAGGTCATCGGGAAACGCCGCCGGTGGGGTGCCGCAGCGCCAGACCCGTTCGCCGTCCAGGCGCCGGACCTGCACCGCGACCGTGCCGGGCCCGGCGACGAACCGGATCGGGAACGGTGTCCACGACGGCGCGAACCCGGCACCGCGCAGCCACTGCTCCAACTCCCCCATCGCGTCGGCGTCGCCGGTGAGCGGCACCACGTACCCGACGGCGCTGGGGAACGGCTCCGCCGCGGGTGCGCCGGGCAACGCCGTCTCCAGCCGGTGGGGCCGGGGGTGGGCGGGAGCCGGCGCGGGCGTGGCCGTGACGGAGCCGTTCCCCAGCGCCGTCGGGTCCGGTGCCGGGCCGGCCGGACGGCGGCCCAGAGCGTACAGACAGCGGGTGCCGGCGACCTCAGCCAGCAGCTCGTCGACGGCGCCGACCAGCAGGCAGCACGGCCGGGCCAGGAACACCCGGTGCGGGACGGACAACAAGCTGGCCATCCGGCGGACCTGGTCCACGGTCGGGTCGCGGCCCATGCGCTTCAGCTCGACGTACACGGACTCGCGGCCGGCCGCCCACATGTGCACGTCCGGGTAGCCGGCACCAGACTTGACCGAGGTCGTGTGGTGCTGATACTCCAGCCGGTACAGCTTGGCGCCCGCCCGGAACCGCTCCTGCAGGCATTCCGGGTCGCGGGTCTGCTCGAACATCCGCCACGCCGGATCCCGCGACATCACCAGTCTCCCGTGCCGGTTCAGCTGCGGCTGATACGCCCCGTCACACATGCAGCGCGTCGGGGCGTCCGGCGACCACAGCAGCACCGTCATCGGTCGTCCTGCGCCTGAGGGGACGACAACAACCGCACCAGGTGGCCCGTGTACCGCCGGCCTTCCTCGGTCACGACGTAGAAGCGGTACGGCGGTCGTCCCTCCCGCCGCGGCCCGGGCCGATCCCTCCGCTCGACGACCAGCATCCCGTCCCGCTCGAGCTTCTCGACGGTCGCATAGAGCCCGTACTGGCCGAGCATTAGGACCAGCTCGATTCCTCGGGCACGCTCCAACGCCGCGCAGGCCCACAACACCCGCAGTTCCCGCCGCAACCGGCGGATCCGCAACCACTTGATCACTGAGGTCCTCTCTACGAGCGGTTGTTGTTGAACCGGGCGGCCAGCGCCGCCAACGCGTCGTCGAGGCCCGCCTTGCGGACCACGCCATACCCCGCACCGGGCAACTCCCGCGCCACGTTCTCAGCCGAAGTCGCCTCACCCAGATGGCCCGGGTTCACACACGGCGGGTTCTTACAGTGATGATCGACCGTGCCGCCCACCGGCAACCGGCCATTGAACGCGATGAAACTGGCCCGATGCCCTTCCATCTGACGGCGGTACCCGTTCTCCGGGCTGCCCGTCGAGTAGCCGAACTGCGCGAACCACATCCCGTTGACCGCGACGGTGGAATAGCGGCCGCGGCGCGGGCGGGGCCCGGACGCCCGCCGCACGCTCATCGAGTTGTCGGGCTGCCAGCAACCGGACCTGACGACCGGGTAACAACGGATCTTCTGCCGCAGGTGCGCCATCGACAGCGCGCAGTCAAGCTCCGTCCACGTGGTCCGGAACCGGCCGTCGCCCCCCTCGACCACGTACCCGTTGACGCCATCGGCGTAGACCACCTCACAGGTCACACCCGGGCGGCCGGTGTCGTACTCGACCGCCCCGTCGGGTCGGCAGCGCAGGTCGCCAGCCGGGTGCCGGCCAACCCACGCCGCCCGGTAACCCTCCCTGATCTCGATCACGTGGCCTCCGACGTGGACCCGGACGCCGGCTGGTCGGTCGCCCGGGCTCGCTCGGTGTATGTGCGGCCGGCCGCGCGGACCACGACCGCTGGTGAGCCCAGCGACCAGTCCGGTTTCTGCCCGGTGGCCGGCAGCGGTGTGCGTTCCCGGGCCACGGCGTGCAGGTCCTCGGCCAGCGCGGACCACTGCTCCGCCGCGACCGGCCCGGCCTCTTCGTCGACCCGGACCAGGTCGACGTCGACGGTGACGCCGCGCGCGGCGAGCTCCTGCCTCACCGTGGCCGCGTACGCCAACGCGTACGCGGCCAGGTCGGTGTCGTAAAGCCCTTCCAGCGCGTCGACGAGCCGGCCGGCGGCCTCGGCCACGTCTTCGTCGTCGCTGAAGGTGTCTTCGACCGCCTTTTCCCGCTCGGTCTCGAACATCTGGGCCAGGCCGAAGTCGTACCAGGTGTCCGCGACGTGCAGGTTGAGGCGCAGCGGGATGGTGCGGTGGCGCCACAGGTGTTCCTCGTCGGCGCCGACCGTGCAGTGGAGCAGTTGGCGGACCTTGTCCGCCTCCCACGACCCGGACCGGCCGGAGAGCAGGACCTCGGTGCCGCCGACGTTCGCGGCGACAGCGGCGGCGACCCGGCAGAGCAGCTCGGCGAAGTCGCGTTCGCTGTTCGCGGCCTCGGTGAGCGCGGCGATCGCCCGGGCGGCCGGGTCGCCGTTTTCTGACATTGTTTGCCGGGGCGGGTCGGTCACCGCTGTTCCTCTTCTCGACGCAGCGCCCACCTGTGTGGGCTGGGCTGGAATACCTGGCCTTCGCGGCGCATCCACCGCAGCGCGGTGAGGACCTGCTCGTGGCTGGCCGTGGTGCCCGTTACGGGTATCCGCTCGACCAGCTGGCCGACGGTGAGCTCCCAGTCGCGTTGCCTGACCTGGAGGGCGTACCGGATGGCTTCCACCAGGTCCGGGGCCGGCACGCAGTCCGGGCGGTGGGCCACCTCGAGCACCCGGATGGGGGCGTAGTGCAGGACCCCTTCGTCGGTGGCGTATCCGCCGGCGGTGGACCAGTCGTACTCGGCCACCTCCGCGTGTTCGTCTCCGAGGTCAACGAGCCGATCGCGGCCGATCAGACGCGTGTAGCGGCCATCGTCCACAAGCGACTGCACCGCGAGCACGTCCCATGGGATGGGCCCGCGGGGGCCGATGATGTCGCCGACGCACGCCTCCAGGCTGGCGGCCAGCGCGTCCAGCAGCCGACCGACCTCGTCCTGGGTGGCGCCGCTGATCCGGCCGGCCATCATCTCGGCGTAGGTGAAGTCGCGCAGCATCCGTACGCCGTGGTGTTCCCCACCGTGGGGGGCGCGTTTCAGCAGGGTCGAGTACGGGTCGCCTTGCTCCCGCCCCCAGGGCGGCGATGGTGTGTCCACTGTGACCTCCTTCAGAGCAGGTGGGGGTTGAAGTAGCGGGACAGGGAGTAGAACAGGCGGTAGCAGCTCACGAAGTTCACCCGGTCCATTCCGCCGGGCTGCAGCCACTGGTCGGCGACGGCTTTCCAACCGGACATCATGTAGCCGGCCGCGTCGACCTGGGGGCCGCCGGCCGCGTCGACGGCACGGTCGGCGTACCGGGACACCACCCCGGCGAGGGTCTCAGCGACCTCGGTGTAGCGGTGCGGGTCGGTGACCCAGCGGCGCAGCACGGCGGCGATCGCCGCCCGGCCGTCCTTGTTGACACGCCGTGGCGCCGGGCCGGCGGCGCGGCGGGCGGCGATCGAGTTGGCGGCGTTCCGCCTCACCGGGGCCAGGTTCAGGCTGTTACCGAACCAGATGACCTCCATGAGTACGGCGGACTCCCAGGAGCCTTCCCGGCCGGCCGTGAGGGTGCGTTCGGCGTAGTCGGTCGAGTCGTGCGCCTGGCCGAGGCCACCCTTGCTTTCGCGGAGCTCGTCGTGGACGACCTCGAGCGCGGCGGCGAGGGTGGCGATCGTCTTGCGGCCGCAGGCGGCGAACACGGTGGTCAGGTCCTGCTCGTCTTCGTCGCTGATCGGCTCGACCGGCCGCCACGGGCCCCGCTTCGCGGTGATCTCGGCCAGGGTCATGCGTTCGACGGCGAGCAGCGGGGCCCGGTAGTCGCCGCTGCCGGTGACCAGCCAGCCGTAGTTTTCGGCGTCGACCAACCGGTACGGCTTGTCCTCGCCGCCGCTGGCGGGGGTGGGGGGTGGGGTCATGAGGTCGGTGACCCCGCGGCGAGCGCGGCGCGGATGGTGGCCAGCCAGGCGTCGAAGTCGGCGGGTGGGCGGAGCATGCCCTCGACCACCGAGCGGGTCGCCTCCTGGACCGAGTACCCCCGCGATCGCAGGCCCGCCTCGTCGTTCAGGACCAGCGCGACCGCCAGCTGCTGCCACGTCGACCAGGTGGGGCTGGGGTGACCGTCATGGTTTTGCTGTGCCTGCCGGCACAGGTCGAGGACCCGCTCGGCTGACTCGTCCAGCGGCGTCCGGGCCCTGCTGGCGGCCAGCACGGCGCGGGCCAGGATCATCCGGTTGTCGGTGGCCTGGTAGGTGTCCGGCATGCCGGCGGTCTCGGCTATCTCGATCAGGCCCTGGGCCAGCAGGACGGCGTGGTGGCCGTCGACGATCCCGCCGGCGTCGAGCCGTTCGGCGGCCGCGAGACGTTCCTCTTCAGGGCTTTCGTGTGCGGGCTGTGACGCGTCGTTGGTCATGGCAGGACTCTTTCCAGTCGGGATCGGTCGGGTCTCGGTCCCCGCGAGCGCGGGACGGGCGGGCTTTAGCGGCGCGGGAACGCACGCGGTGCACAGGTCACCGGTCATCGGGTCGAACCCGGCCGCCAGCTGCTCCTCAGGGGCGGCCCAGGCGCATCCGCCGCGGCATGCGGCGTCCTCGGTGCACCAGCAGATCCGGCAGTGCGCTTCGTCGCTGTCCGGGCTGGTCGGCCAGGCCGGGTCGACGAGCAGGTCGTTGCCGGCCTTGAACCAGCCGCAGGGGCAGAACACGCCGTGGGCCGGATGTGTCGGGCAGCCGGCGCCGTACCTGCGCACCGCGGCGCGCAGCGTGTGATGCGCAGGCCGCTGCAGGCCGATGCTGCCGCTCTCGCCGGCGCCGTTCCACCACTGGCGGGTCGGGTAGCCGAGCGACTCGACCAGGGCGCGGGTCAGCTTCATCTCGGCGTCGCCGCCGATCGGGTTCAGCAGCTCCCATCTGCCCGGCTCCCACTGGGGGGCAGCGACACGGACCGAGATGACCGGCAGTTGGTCGGCGCCCACCGGGCAGAAGCCGTACCAGCGGGTGCCGATCACCGGCCCGGGGACGGCGTGGTGCTGGATGAGCGCGTTGGGGGGCTGTTCGACGTCGTAAAGCCAGGCCAGCCCGGCGGCGAGCACCGCGCGGACGTGAGCGTTGGACAGATCACGCATCAGCTTCTGCTCCAGGCTCCCGCCAGCGGCGGGGCGTAGTGGTGGGCCAGTAGTAGGCGATAAGGGCGTCCGCCGGGTTGGCGAACGTGTCGTGGCGGATCTGCCCCCACGGCAGGGGCCCGGACAGCGTCAACACCGAGCCGTCCGGGTGGAAGCGCAGGATCCGGCGCGGCCACGGCCGCTGCACCATGCCGATCTGCCGGTACGGGGGCATCGCGGCGGCGACGAACGCGACCAGCTGCTCCCAGGTGTCGACGACGACGTCGCCGGCGGTGTGCATATTCGGCAGGTCGATGTGCTGCCCGCTCCAACCCCACTCCCCACGGAAGGGGTCCTGCCGCAGCAGCTGCTCGGTGGGCGCCTCAGCGCCGGCCGCCACCGCGAGGACAGCTACGCGGCGTCTGATAGTGGCCAGGTCGGTCATCGCGCGCCGCCGCCCGGTTCGAAGGTCCACCAGCCGTCGTAGCCGGCCGGCACGTTCGGGAAGCCGTTCAGCACCGCACTGAGGAAGCTGATGCGCTCGTGGGCCATGGCCGCCGACACGGGCTGGCGAGCGCACATCAGGCCCTCGCCGTCCCACACCGCGGTCCAGTCGCCGCCATACCGGTTGTCGTCAGCGGCGGCGACCCACTGCTCGTACGCGTCACCGGTGGGCTGTTGGTCCCGGCGCAGGACCATCGGTTGGTAGGTGCCCATCGTCGCGACGAGGCGGCCCTTCTTACGTTTGAACCAGACGGCGTCGACCTGGTAGATGCCGGTGACGCCGCTGGAGCGCCACGTGTCGACTTTGAACGCGTACATGGGTTTGGAGACCACAAGCTTCGGAACCTGGATCATCGGTTATCGTCCGCCGTCCGACTCGGGTGCCAGCTCAGGTTCGGCGTACGCCGTGACCTCGCCCGCACGTGTGAGTTGCCACGCCCGCGGCCGGCTACGTGGGTGTTTGTACGGGCCGTCAGTGACCACCCCGCCAAGCCGGACCAGGCCGGCACGCTTCGCCTGGAAGACGGCGTCGTCCGCGTTGACGTGGCCGCCAGCGGTGTCGTAGTGCCGCGCCTCACCGGAGGGCAGTTGGTGCACCACTCCCCGACCTACCTCGCGCAGAAAGGCTCGTGTGCGGGCGGCCACCTCGGCGGCCTGTTCGTACACGGTGTGGTCCTGCGGCAGTCGGCGTACCTTGTCGCGGACTCGGCGGAGATCCTCGATGCCCGGATCCGTCGTTTCGGTAATGGTGTAGGCGTCCAGGAGTCGGTCGAGCGCGGCTGCCTCCCGTTCCGTCACGGGCAGTGGGCTACTCATCGACATCGTTCCTTCGATCCAGTTCGGGCTTCAAACGCTGGTACTCGGCCTCGCCCATGACCCGGACGGAGCCGCCGCGGCTCCAGGTGCCAGCCAGCGGGGCGAACCGAGCGAACTCGGCGAGCGCGGAAACCTTGTCGGGGTACTGATCAGCCGTGGTGTAGCCCTCCTCGGTGAGGACCACGCGGTACGGGCCGGCTTGGTTAACCACCGGGATTCGCCTCCTGCCTGGCCCGCTTCCGCTGTTCTACGCGCAGGCCCTCGGCTTCCCGCAGAAGCCCGTCCCGGACCGTCGCCGCCGCGAGCGTCGCCCAGCCGGGCAACGACCTGTCCGTGGCAGCCCGCTCCACGATCTCCCGCCACAGGCCCGCCTTGCGCTCGTAGTAGTCGGCCCACGCGGCCGCGTACGCGGCCGTGCCAAGTACCAACGACGAGTCCTCAAGCGGGCTAGCCAGGGCGGCCAGATCGCTGTGGACCTGGTCATAGGTCCGCCGCCGCGGCGGGGTGCTACCCATCGTCATCACCGCGATCGACGTCTTCCGTGGGCTCGATGCCGCGTGATTTGCCGCGGGCGAGAATGTCCTCGCACCGCTCGACGTCGACGCTCGGACCGCCGGTGACCAAGCCGTAGTGGCGGGCCGAGTCGAGAGCAAGGCAGGCGTACGCGGCGTCGACCGCCTGCTGCCACTCGGCAGACGTCTGTGGATCACGTGGGTTACTCATCGAGAACCTTCTCCAACCACAGCAGAGCCGTGGAGATCCGCGCGCCGACCGGGTCGAATGCGCCCCTGCTGCACACCGAGATGCCGTAGACCGGGTCGCACAGCTCGCGTAGAGTCCGGACCGCCTTCGACTTGCCGTTCATGACGTTGCGCGGCACCACGGCGCCGATCTGGGCGTACGGCGCCAGCAGATGCGGGTGGCTGTAGATCGCGAGAATGTGCTCTGCCCACGCCTGGGGGCGCCCGGCGAGCGTGAACGGCGGGTTCATGATCGCGACGTCGAACGGCTCGAAGGTGCCCGCCAACGCCGACCAGGTGACGGTGTCCAGATACGCCTCCAACGTGGACTCGACGACCTCATCCGCGAGCCCGTCTTGCGCTCGTAGCGTGGCGGCGCGCTGGCTGCTGGGCTCCACGCACGTGATGTGCCCGTTCGGCAGGTGCTTGCGGATGACGCGGGCCAGATGGCCATCGCCCGCGGACGGCTCCAGGACGCGGACCTGCGGGACCTCGCCGTCAACGCTGGCTGCGCCGTCGCCGAAGCCAGGCACCATCACCCGGTACACGAGGTCGTCGGCGACTTCGGGCGGGGTGGGCCAGAACGAGAGCGCTGGATCAGGCGCGAAGGCGACTGGGCTATTCATCGGTGTGATCCGATCCCTGGTTGGCGTTGTGGCGCGGCGCCCGCGTGAGCCGCTCACGACGCACGCTCCTGCCCAGCACCTCGGCGCGGTCGCAGTGGGGTTCACAGAAACCGACCGGTCCTGTGAGCGCGTCGATCACGCCAGCCACCGGGGCGCCGGTCCTGCATGACGACAACGAGCACGGTCCACTCCACGCGGCACGCTCGCGAGCCGCGATGCCACCGCCAAGGCGGGGCAGACCTGTATTCCCCATCGGTTACCTCCCCTGCTCAGCAGTGGTACGACGACGTGCCCGCCGGTGACGTACGGGCGCCGCTGTCCCGAACTCCTGGGCGTCACGTACGCGACGACGCCCACGAGCGTCACCGCGGCGCCGTCCGGTTCGTGGGCGAACCCGGCCGGCTCGGGCCAGTAGTGATGCACAAGCTTGGTCATCGGTGCCGTCACGCCTCGACCTGCGTCAGCGGGCCAAACTGGAGTTCGACGCTCTCCCGGTTACGGGCGCCGCGGTTGGTTTCCTCGCAGCGCAGCCAGCCCTGCCCGTACTCGTCGTGGCCGGCGACCACCCAGTGTTCGCCGTGCGCGTCGGTGTAGCGGGTGGTGAGGTTCTGGATGTGTGTGAGCGCGATGCAGGCGCTGTGCTCGTGGACCCACAGCACGGCGGTGTGCCCGCCGAGGACCTGCGCGCCCGTGCGGGTCGTGCCGAGCTGGCCGTCGCCTTCGCGGGCGCCGGTCCAGTAGCGCACTGGCGCGTCCAGCACGGGCAGGTGCCGGAACTCGAACCAGTGGTTCCACTCGTGCACCTCCGCCGCGGCGGCGGGGAACAGGCAGCCGTCGCGGTGCTCGATCCGGTTGGTGTCCAGGTAGAGCGGGCAGCCGCAGATGCCTTGCGTGAGCGGATGTACGGGCCGTTCGGTCGTCGCTTCGTTCATCGTTGGGATCACGCTCCCGGGTTGCCGAGCTCGGCGGCGGTGCGGACGGTCGTCATCCAGGCCGACATCTGGTCGGGTGCGATACCTACCTCGGCGGCGGTCCGGCTGGTCGCATGGGCGACGGAGTACTCGAGGACGTCGCGTAGGTAGTCGTGGTTGCCGAGCACCAGCGCGACCGCGATCTTTTCGCCGGCGGCCCAGGCGGCGGAAGGTTCCCCGCCGTTGTTGGCGGCGATCTTGCAGCGGCGGGCAATGTCCAAGCCCCACTCGCCGATCTGCTCGACGAGGAGGGCTTCGCGTATGCGGCGCGCGATGCGGGTGGCGGCGGTGGCCAGCATTTCCATGGATCGGGCGGCGAGGTCGAGGTCGCCGGCGGCGAGGGCCTCGTCGAGTTCGTTTAGCCGCATTTGGAGGCCGTCACGTTCGCCTATCTTCAGGGGCTTGGTCGGGGGCATCTGTCACCTTCCTGGTCTGCTGCACGTGGGGCAGGAGGCTTTGACGGTGCGGTCGGGGTTCACCTGCGACACGCGCCACCCGGCCGCCCGGGCGCGTTCGATCCAGTCCTGGCGTGACCGGTAGGCGCGGGTGGAGGTGAACACCTTGTTGCAGACCTTTCCGATGGGCTGGTTGTTGAGCGGGTTGACCGCCTGGCCGGTGCAGCGGATCACGAGCTGGTTCCGGCGGGCGGTCGTCATGCGGGCTCCGGTGGGTCAGGCGGCGGCCAGGACCGGCGCGGCGGCGATAACGTCGTCGCGGATCACGGCCTCCCAGCACTGTCCACAACCGACGTCCCCCAACTTTGGTCGGCTGTCGTGGTCGACGCCACGCGACGCGCAGTGTTCGGCGACCAGGTGGGCGAGTTGGTGGTCGGCGTTGAAGTGCGGGTCGACCCGCTTGGGTCGGGCCAGCTCGGCGGAGATCGTGGCGGCGGACACGACCGCCTTGCGGCGCTGCCGCTGCTGCGCGGGTGGGTTGCCTTCGCGGGCCCCGCGGCGGCTGGCGAGTCGCCGCAGCGCATCAGTTTGGGTCATGTCGCCGCGTTCGAGAGCGCGCTGCTCCCAGCTGAGCAGGTGCATGAACGACAGGTGGTTGCGGACCCAGACCTGCGACATGCCAAGTTCCCGGGCGATCTCCTCCCGGCTCATGTTGAACTCGTCCCAGAGGCGGCGGCAGTACCGGGCCCATGCCATCGGGTCGAACGTCTTGCGGTGCAGGTGCAGCACGCCCTGGGAGACCACCCGCTGCTGCTCGGAGGTGAATCGCCGCTCGATCGCGCGGGCGCCCTGCTCGCCGAGCTCTTCCATCGCCTTGCGGCGGCGGTGGCCTTCGTGCAGGAAGAACCGGCCGTTGCCCTGTGGGATGACCTGGATCGGGTCCTGCTGGCCGTTGCGGGTGATGGACAGCTTGAGGTCGGTGACGTCGCCGACGTCGCCGCGTGGGTTGGCTGGGTCTTCGTCGATGAGGCTGAAATCGACCCAAAGCAGGCCGCCGGCCATGGACTTTTCCCCTTTCCCCGACGCCAGGGCTGGCTTGCCCCGTCCCGTTGATGCTATACCGGGTACCGTTAAATGCACAGCACGGTGACGGATATTTACGCCGCACTGGGGGCGGCCACAGCGCCCTCGGCGGTGTCTCGGCCGGGTACGCCGTGCAGCGCCGTCCCGCCCCCGTCGATCTCGTTGTTCTGGCGGAATTTCTGGACGGCGCCGCGGCCCTTGTCCAGGTCGCCGTCGGGGTTCCAGTCCAGCCACGCGGCGATACGCCGGTCGGACCAGCCAAGACGGTGCAGAAACCGGACGGCGCGGACGCGTTCGATGTGCAGCAGCTCCTCCTGGGGGACGCGGCCCATCAGCGCAAGGAAAACCTGCGACTCCAGCGGGTAGTCGGTCTTACAGTCGCTGAACAGCAGGTCGTGCCGTGGTTTGGAGAAGCTGCTGTCCATGTCGACCTCGTACCAGGCCGGCCAGGATGACCAGCCCATGTGCCGGGCCCGGTCGGCGGCGCGCTGGTCCGGTCCTTCCCGGCCGGCGAGCGCTTCGAAGGCGGCGGCGACCATGTGGGAGGCGTAGGCCGGTGCTGGGCCGCCCTCCATCCAGATCTCGACCTGCTCGGGTGCTTCACCGATGTACTCCGCGACCTCGCTCGGGCCCTGGCCGTCCCAGGCCAGCGCGCGGAGCCGCCGGTACACACCGCGGGGGTTCTTGATGATCTGGAATGGGTTGTACTGCGGGTCGTCGATGTTCGACCTGGCGAAGTAGCGGGCCTCCACCCAGCCCTTTTGGGCGGCCATGGTGGCGGCGTCCGCGTCGGACCCGCGTCGGGTGATCAGCGAGGGAAAAAGTGTGGCGACGGCTTCAGCGGCTTCCGTGGTCACCGTGGGGGAGGTGGTCCATTCGCGGACCTGGTCGACCGACCAGCCAAGGCGGCGGGCTTGGGACGCCAGGGAGTGGCTGTTGCGGGCCGCTGCCTGGATCCGCCGCCGGGTGCCGGTGGAGTCGATCCGGCGTAGCCGCCGGCCGGCGGCGTCGGGTACCAGCTGGACACGCCTGTCCGGGATCGGCACGGCGAGCAGCCGGCGAGCCAGGTCGGCGCGGACGAACTGGCGATGGCCGCTGAGCAGCTCGTAGACGGCGTTCTTGCCGCAGCCGGCGGCGTGGGCGATGTCAGCGGCGGTCAGGCCGGCGTCTTCGAGCGCGTCGAGGTGGTGGCGCAGGGTGTCGAGGTCGGTGAAGCGGCGGGCGACACCGGCCCTGTTCATTCTCTTGTACTGGCGTGATTGCCAGTTGTGGCGGGCCTTGCAGTGTTCGCAGATCTTGCGGTTCGCGGAGGTGTCGGGGTGCTTGAGCGGGCAGTGTGGCTTTGGGTCGTCGAAGGCGCGCTGGTCGAGGGTGAACCTGAGTCCGCGGCGGCGGAACCTGTCGTACATGCGGGCGCGCCACAGGAAGAATGCGTCGCAGGGGTCGCAGGTGTGTCGGTTCGGGATCGGGTCGGTGTGCAGCGCGCAGCTGGGCGGGCGCGGGTCGTTGCCGTAGACATCTGTGATCAGAAGGTCGTACTGCTCGCGTGTGGGCAGCGTAGTGGGCAACGTGAACCTCCCCGGGGACGCCGGTTTGCCTCCGCGGCGCGTCCCGTCGAGCGAGCGGGTCGTCCCGGCTCTCTCCCAAGAGTCGGGGTGCCGGCGACGGTCCGCCGGCACCCCGACCCTACACCGGCACCTCTTAAATTGCATACACGGTGGCGCACATTTTCGCGTGTCTGGTGCGTCGACTGCGTGTCAGGTTATCGGACCGGGACGTCACCGGGGAGCAGGAAAGCCCCCGCCGCGCCTACCTCGCGTAGTAGAAGGCGGACGACTGGGGCATGAACCGGAGCCACTCGTCGAACTCCGGATCGAACGACTGCTCGACCAACGCCAACAGGTCTTCGCCTTCGGGGTCCTCCGACTCGACCTCCTCCGTCCGCGAGTTCTCCATGACCTTGGTGCCCTCCGGATCGGCCGGGTTGAGGCAGACGACGTACCAGTCCTCCCGCTCCAGGAACACGGCGTCCTCGACCCGGGTCAGGTAGTAGGTGCGATACAGAAGCGCATGGCTACCGTTGATCAACGGTGCGGTCCAGCGGGCGGTGCACGCGTCGCTGACCTGGTACGCGCCGAGCTTGCCGGGCGGCTCGACCAGCGGTTCGAGGTAGCGGGTCCACGGCTCCTTGCACCAGGCGAACGCCTGGAACCAGTCGGATATCTGCAGCTCCCCGTCGACCCATGTGGGTGCAGGCGCGAACATGTGCTCGTCGACGCCCTTGGCGCAGACAGCGCAAGGCTTCTGCCGCAGCCGCACGACCAGGTCGAGCACGTCTTCGAGCCACGCGCAGGTTTCACACTCGTACTTGTGGGCCTCGAACGTCTCCGGCCGGTGCAGTAGCCCGTCACCGCGCTGCAGCGACCAGTGGGCGATCAGGTTCCAGATGGCGTCGGCGTCTTCCAGGACCTGCGCGGTGGTGAGCTCGTCGTCGTCGAACAGGTCACCGAGGGTGCCTTGCGCGGCGACGAAGTCAGCGGCGGCGTACATCTCGACGTCCGAGCGCATGCCCACGTGGGAGCGCAGCGCCGCGATCGCCGCGTCAACGTCACTGAAGTCGATCTCTTCGATGGCCGGCGCCGTCATGCCGGATCGGTCCCCTCTGCGCGGTGCGCGGTCACTTGTAGCGGAAGCCGGCCGCTTCGGGCATCATCGTGGTCCACTCGCGCAGCTCCGGGTCGAACGACTGGTCGACCAGCGCCGCCAGGTCCTCCCCTTCGGGGTCGTCCGACTCGGTGTCCTCGGTCTCGGAGTTCTCCAAGATCTTGGTTTCCTTGGGGTTGTCCGGGTCGCTGGCGACGACGTACCAGTCCTCCCGCTCGATGATCAGGCTGCCGTCGTCCACGCGGCAGCGGTAGTAGGTGCGGTAGATGAGGGCGTAGTTGCCGTCGACCAGCTGGGCGACCCAGCGTGCGGTGACCGCCTCGCTGACCTGGTAGCCGCCGAGCGTGCCGGGCGGTTCGACCAGCGGTTCGCGGACACGGTCCCAGGGCTCCTTGCACAGGCGCCGCGACTTAAGCCAGTTTTCGGCGCCGTCGTCTGCCAGGTCGGGTGCGACGTCGTGGCCTTCAATACCCCGGGCGCACCGGGTACAGGGTTCCTGGTTCAGTTCCACGATGTGGGTGAGGACGTCCGAGAGCCACACGCAGGCCTCGCACTCGTCCAGCAGGTGGTCTTCGAACGTCGCCGGCCGGGACCGCAGTCCGTCGCCGCGCAGTTGCGACCAGTGGGCGACCACGTCCCAGGCGGTGACGAGATCCGGGTCGTGTTCCTGCATCTCGGTCAGCTGCGCCCCGCTGAAGTGGTCGGCGGGCGTGCCGTGCGCGAGGACGAAGTCGGCGGCGGCGTACAGCACGCTGGCCCAGGTGTCGCCCTCGTACCTGCGCAGCGTTTCAACCGACTCATCGAAGTCGGTGAAGTCAATGTCGAGGTCGCCGTAGATCGGTTCGGTGGTGGTGGTCATTCGGTCGGGTCTCCTGCCTTCTCGGCCCGTTCGTCGGGCACCAGGTACTTGGCGTTGCTGTCGGTTTTCTGGAAGTCGCCGGAGCGGAACAGGTCCGTGATCGCCGCGTTGCGGGTGGCTGGGTTCATGCCGGGCGTGGCATCCACGATCTGCTGCTTGTAGACCGTGCCGTCGTGGTCACGGAGTCGGCGGCCGGCGTCGAGCACCTCGTCGCGGGCCAGCCGCGGACCGCGAACCGGTTCCACATCCACGGGCTCGGTGACAGCGGGGATGAACCCGGCCTTGCCGTGTTTGCGCCAGTGGTCGACGGTGGCGGCGATCTCGGGATTGGTGACCAGTGAGCCCTGCAGCCGGATCGGGCGGGCCGCCCCGTTCTCCCGCCAGAGCGCGTCGCCGCGGCCGAGGAGTTTCTCCGCGCCGGGCGCATCGAGGATGACCATCGAATCCCGGAGCGACGTGGTCATGAACGCCAACCGTGCCCCGATGTTGGCCTTGATCAAGCCGGTGATCACGTCGACTGACGGGCGCTGCGTCGCCAGGATCAGGTGGACGCCTGAGGCGCGGCCCTCCTGCGCCACCCGTACGACGTTCTGCTCGACGTCGCTCCCGTCCTCGGCGGTGATCATGAGTGCGGCGAACTCGTCCACCAGGATCACGAGCTTGGACATGAACGGGCCGAGCCCGGCCTTGTTGTACTCGTCGATGTTACGGGCGCCGGCCGCGGCGATCCGGACGTACCGGTTCTCCATCTCCCGTACGGCCCACCGCAGCGCGTTCGCCGCCGCCTCGGCTTCGGTCACGACCTCGGTGACCAGGTGCGGGACGTCCTTGTAGGCGGCCAGCTCGACCCGCTTCAGGTCGATCAGCAGCAACCGGACCTGCCTGGGTGTGGCCCGGTTGAGGATCGAGCACAGCAGCGAGTTGACGCACTCGGACTTGCCCGCGCCGCTCGCGCCGGCGATGAGTATGTGCGGCAGGCGGGCCAGGTCGACGACGACGTGCCCGCCCTGGGTGTCTTTGCCAAGCGCCAGCAGCAGCGTGCCGTCGTTGTCTCGGGCGGCGCGGCTGGCCAGGACCTCACCCAGCGGGACGTCCTCGCGGTCCTCCTCCGCGCGGGGCGCTTCGATGCCGACGAACGAGTGCCCCTCGACCGGGGCCAGGAAGCGGAAGGTCCCGGTCTTCAGCGCCAACCCGAAGTCGTTCTTCAGATTGAGGATCTTCGCCGTCTTGACCCTCTCGTTGGGCTCAATGTTGTACTGGATCGTGGACGGCCCGATAACGACCCCGACCACCTTCCCGAGCGCGCCCTGGTCGTCGAGGACCCTCTGGACCTCCTCACGCTTGTCGGCGACGAGGACCTGACTGCCGGCGGGCACCGTCCGCCGGAGCACCATCGGCAGCGGCAGCTCCTGCTCGCGTGGCGGATAAGCGGGCCGCTGCCGTACGGGCGCCGGTGGGGGCGTGGCGGTAGGCGCCTGGTCGACGGTGACCGGCCCAACCGGCTCCTCAACCGAATCGGCTGGCTCCTCCCCCATCAGCTCATGCGGACCGGCTTCCTCGGCGGGCTGCCACCAGCCATCCCAAGACGCCCCGGCCCACACCGCGACACCACCCCACCACACCACGACCCCGGGCAAGTCACCCAGCCCGTACGGAAACGCCGGCGGCGTAGTGGCAGCGACCGCGACCAGCCACACGCCGACGGCGAAGCCGACCTTGCCAGACCGCCACGCGCGGGTGTTGATCCGGCGGATCCGGCGGCCGGTCTGCTGTCCCCGCTCGGTCCGGCCGGCGTTTTGGCTCTTGCGCGTCAGCAGGAAGTCGGTGACCAGGTAGCTGACGATCGCGAGCACCGGCACGAACAACACGGTCCCGAGCCCGTACTGTCCGTTGTGGACGATAATGCCGCCGAGTAGCGCGGCCAGGAACACTCCCCACGGGGGCAGCTGCTGCCGGTACAGCTTCGCACCGACCGCGACCGCCTTCTTGTGTTCCGCGGCGACGGTCGGCTGCTTCTCCTGCTTCTTGTCCTCTTCCGGATCGGGGGGCCGAACGACCTCGGCGACGAACGCGCGCACGGCGCGGCTGGAGTTGCTCATCGGCTATGCCACCGCCGTAGCGGCCGGCAGGATAACCAGCAGGCAGAACACCACCAGGTACATGCCCCAGCGGCGGGTCGGCCGCTGCGCGGCGTACAGCACCGGCTTGTTTAGCGCGGTCGGCAGGATCATCAACACGCCGAAAAGCAGGATCCGGTCGGTGCGGTTCGACCAGTACCACCACCAGTACCACCAGCTGCTGTCAGCTGGGATCCGCCGCCGGTCGATGATCCACGACCGTTCCCACGCCTCCTTTACTGGCATGGGGTGGGTGACGAATCCACGCCAGCCCCCGGCCCTGGTCAACACGGCGGCGGCCTTCTCCTTGACGGCGGCGGCCGCGGACGTCTTGCTGTCCTCGGGTTCGGTCACGGTGTCCACGGGGACATCGGCGGCCGGAACTGCGGCGGTCATGCCGCCTCCTTCCCTTCGGTATCGGCCAAGAAGGTGTTGAGGTGGGCTGCCCTCGCGAGGGTTGCCCCCGTCTTGTGGAGCTCCCGGGGCAGGGGCTTACCCGTCCGGAGGAGCTCCACAAGACCGAGCAGGTGCTGCGACACACGGTCGACGTCGTCGTCGCGGACGGCCTCCGCGATCACCCAGGCACACACCCTCCAGAACCGGCCGCGCGCGGTCACCTGCGCCCGGATCCGATCCAGGTGATGCTGCTCCCGGTTGGCCGTGGAGACTTCCCGCGTCGGCATCGCTCAGCGCTTCCCGCCGCGGCCGCGGCTGCTGCTGGCCGTGGTGCGGGTGCTGGTCGTGCTGACGGGTTCGGTCGTCGACGCGGAGGCCAGCGAGCCCTTGGCGCCGCGCGCGTACCGCTCGCAGAGCAGAACGGCTGCCGCGAGGCAGGAAAAGGCGACCACGGTCATGACCGCCTTGGACCCGGTCATGCCGATCCACTCGCCGAGCCAGTCGTTCATCTTGTTGTTGACGTCCTTGATCCAGCCGGCGAACTTCTGGTGGAGCTTGCCTTCCTCGGGCATCGACATGAACACCGACGGCAGGGCCATCGAGATGTAGACGGCCAGCCGCTCCGGGATGCCGTCGCGGATCAGGTCACCGCCCAGGAGCACCACGCCGACAGCGGCGAGCGGGAACGGCAACCACACCGGGCCGACGTGGATGATCCAGATGATGATCGAGCCGATGAACGTGCCGGCCGCCATCATCCCGCCCAGCGACGCCAGCAGGAACGACGCTGCGGCGAGCGGATCGGTGAAGACGGCGACGATGATCCGCTTCGGGATGCCGAAGATGCCCTTCCAAGCGGCCTTCATGAGCGCTCTCCCTTCAGAGAGTTCGTGGCCGGTCCAGCCTCGATGGCTGACGCTGCGGCCCGGTGGAGGCGTAGAACGGGTGCGGGCTGGAGCAGATCGCCAGCCAGCACGAGGATGGTGTAGACGGCCAGGAGCGCGGCGGTCACGGCGAACAGGCCGAGGCCCGCCGTGAGGCAGAGCAGGATAGCGACGGCTGCGGTAAACCAGGACCGGAGCAAGCCGACCCCGACCATCACGAGCGCGAACGACGGGTTGCCGTCGGTGACCCACGTGACACCCATCGTCACGAAGACGGCTAGGGCGAGCCAGTATCGGATCCTCATGCCCGTTTCCCTTCTCCCAGGGGAGCACCCCGGTCGGCCATGAATTTGACCGGGTTGATCGCGGTCGCCTTGGTGCGGCCGCCGTTCTTGTGGACCTCGAAGTGCAGGTGCGGTCCGGAGCTGTGCCCGGACGTGCCGAGCAGCCCGATCTGCTGCCCGGCGGTCACCTTGTCTCCGGTGCCGACCAGCGGCTTGCGCAGCAGGTGGCAGTAGCGGGTGACCCAGTTGCCGCTGTGCCGGATGTCCAGGTACCAGCCACAGCCGGGCGTCGACGGCGACCCGTCGCGGTCGCAGTTGTAGCCGATCTCGGCTTTGTCGCACTCCATGTGGATCACGGTCCCGGCGGCGGCGGCCCGGACCGGGACACCGCGGCGGGTCGACAGGTCGACGCCTTGGTGGTCGGGCCGCTCAGCGGTCCGGTACCCGCTGCCGACCGGGGCGTCGACCGGGCGGACCCAACCGCCGGAGGTGACCTCGTCCGGCTTGGCGCACCGGCCGGCGACCTGCGCGGTCACCGCGGTCTTGGACGCGCCGCCGGTGATCTTGTCGACGATCTCGGTTGCTTTGGGCTCGTGCTTGGCGTACGCGTCGGGGTACGCCGACCGCTGCACCGTCTGCGCGGCGCGGGTCAGCGGCATCGTCTGCCAGTCGGGCACCTTGAGCAGCGCCTGGTAGAACTTCTTCGACGCGTACACCGGGTCGCGGACCTGCTCTGGTGTACCCCAGCCTTGACTGGGTCGCTGCTGGAACAGCCCGAGTGAGTCGTGGTCGTTGTCCTCGCCGAGGTGGCCGAGGTTGTCCAGCGACGACTCTTGCATCGCGGTGGCGACCGCGATGATCCAGCCGCGCGGCGGCACCTCGAGGTCCTGGCCGACCTTCACGATCGTGGCGGCGTTCTCGATCTGGCGGGCGTTGAACCCGGCCACCTTCGGCGTATCCCGCTTGACGGTCGGGATGTTGGCGGCGGTGCCGCACTGCGTCGACGCGTTTTGGGTGCGCGGCTTGTTGGGGCTTCCACCGGTCATCGTGCCGGCCGCGACGACCAGGCCGCCGCCACCGCAGCACAACGCCACCGTCGCGGTGACCGCGACGGCGAGCGAGACCGGGATGCGCCTCATCGTTGCGGCTCCCAGCCCAGCTCCGAGATCAGCCACTGGTCGGTGCGGAAGGTGGCGTTGGTGGCGCGGCGCACGGTGACGGTGAGGACACCCAGCCTGGCGCCGCCGGGCCGGTCGACGATCGGCACGGTGGCTTCCCACACCGATCCGACGGCGGTGACCTCAACCTTGCCGTCGTCGGTTCGCCCGACTGGCACCTGGTCGCGCGGGTCGACGCCGGCGAGCTCGGCGGCCAGGTCGCTGGTGACCCGCTTGGCCAACGCCTCGTGCCACTGCTCGGGGGTTTGTGTGTAGGCGTTGAGCCACGCGGCCCCGCACGCGGCGGCGGCCTCGCGGACGTCCGGCGGCGGGGTGGGGGTTGCCGGACCGTTACCGGCCACACCGTCGTCGCCGTCGTGACCGTGGTCGTCGACCGACGGCGACGGCGACACGGTCGGGCTGGCGGTGACACCAGGGGTCGCTGTGGCGGTGACGGTCGGCGGCAGCGGCACCAGCTGGTCCTGTCGACCGCCGTCGCCGCCGTCGAGCTGGGCGACGAGCGCGAGCAGGGCGAGCAGCGCCAGCAGCGAGACGAGCGCCACCCTGCGGAGGGTCATCTTCGGCATCCTGGGCATCGTCAGTTCCCTCCCTCGGGCCGGCTGAGGCGCTTGACGAACCCGGACGCGGAAGGCGCGACCGCCTCGGTGAGCACCGCCGTGGTGGAACGCCGACCCTCGGCCGGCGCGGCGACCGGTTCATGCTCGGGCCGCGGAGGGGCGGACGGCGGCGCCTCAGGGCGCGGTGGGACAGGCGTCGCCTCGGGTCGGGATGGGCCGGGCGTCGCTTCGGGTCGCGTCGGTGCCGGCGGCGCGCTGGTCGGCGCCTCGGACGCGGCCGCCGCCGGCTCGGCGGGCCGCCGGGTGGCGATCTCCTTGCCCGCGTTCCAGAGCCGCTGCCCGAGCCCGTCCTCGGAGCGGGCCCGGCCGGTGAGCGTGGAGGTCATGTGCCGGATCGGGCGCAGCACGATCAGGCACGCGACCGAAAGCAGCGCGGTTATGGCGAGTTGGGCGGCGGGGGGCATTGAGCTGCTGCTGATCCGCGCGAACGCGGCCAGGTACAGGGCGCCGACGCCGCCGAAGATGACGATGTTGAACGCGGACGCGACCACCGTGTTGGTGATCCGGCGTACACCGCCGCTGGCCGGCTGGATCACACCGTAGGAGCCCACCAGGGGCGCGATCACGACCGCGATCCGGAAGACCGCGAACCCGAACAGGACCACCAGCGAAGCGGTCATGTCGAACGCGGCGAATGCCAGCGCGGCGAGCACGGCGAACAGGCCGGCGCTGGCCCGGTCCCAGCCGTGGATGCCCTGTAGATGTTCGTACGCCTCGGGGTCCTCGTCGCTCAGCTGCGCGGCGATCGCGTTGAACGTCGCCGCCTTCTGGTCCAGCAGGTTTTTGCGTAGTTGCGGGGACTGGTCGGCGCGGGCCTGCTCGTCCCAGGTGAGGGTGGTCGCGTCGTACAGGGCGGGGCCGTACTTGTCGGCGGTGGGTCCGTCCGCCGAGCCGAGCACGGCGCGCAGCCACGACCGGTAGAGGATCGCCTCGGTGGCGCTGTCGGAGGCCCGGACCGCGGGGGTGCGGTGGTCGATGCACGCGGCCGGGTCGGCGCTAACACGACACTCCGGGTCGTCCCCGTTCTGCGGGCCCGGACCGATGGCCTTGTCGGCGGCACTGTGGATGAGGTCGATGCCGGATGTGGTGGCCGAGTCGGCGGCGTGCGTGGCGTAGACGGGATATCTGGCGATCGCGGTGATCGCCACCATGATGAACAGCGCCCAGCCGGCCGAGGTCAGCGCCTTGGACATCTGCCCGTGCCGGGAGTGGACCACCAGTAGCAGGCCGACGACGATGATCGAGATGGTCCCGAGGACGGAGAAGACGTACTCGAAGATCGCGGTGGTGGCGGACTCGACGAACCCGTCGGCCCAACCCCACACCAAGCTGGGTTCGTACGCCCACTCGCGTAGCCCGTTGGCCGCGCTGACGATGAGGGACGCCAGCCAAAACTCGCCGCTGGCGATCGTGTTCCAGGTGGTCACGCCCGGGTGCCGGATATCGGCCATGCAGCCGAGGTCGTAGGTGTCCAGGCCGTACCCACCGGTGCCGTACATCGAGTAGCGCCCGGTCACCCCCGAACGCAGCGAGCTCTCCGGCCGGGAACTGAACATGCCTGGCATGCCCGAGGTCGGCGAGCCTGGCATAGGCGCGCCGACGCAGCCCACGGCGTCGGTGGCCTGCTTGCCGAGCCGGCCGGCGCAGTCAGCGAAGAGCGCGGGGGTCGTCCATTCCTGGACAGTGCACAGCCCGGCCGGGGCGGCCTGCGCCGGCTGCGCCCACACCATCGACGTGACCGCGACCATGGCGATAGCCGTCGCCGCGTACATCAGCCGCCGGATCACCGGGCACCAGCCCTTGCCTCACGGTCGCAGGCGGCGGCCAGGTGGCCGCTGACCGCGGCGGTCATGCCCGACAGAAGGTCACGGCCCATGTCGGTGACGAGCACCCACGGCGCGGTCTCGGTGATAAGCATCTTTTGGGACAGGCCCCTGATCGCGGACAGGGCCGCGCCGCTGGCCCACCTGTCGTTCAAGGTGTGGTAGTGGTCCTGCGGGTAAGCATGGCCGGGCCTGTTGTTGCGCCAGCCGACGTCGCCGGCGGCGACACGGCACAGCATCGCGAACTCAGCGACGGTGACGCTGATCGGCTCTGTGGTGGTCATTCGTCGCCTCCGGGGGTGGTGTCAAGGACCTGGAGCAGGCCCGCAACGTATGAGAGGTCGATCCGGACCTGCTGAACGCGGCCGTCGACGTCCCGCATCAGGAAGTCGCGGTAGCCGAGCCGGTCCGTGGTGTCGTGGTCGACCTGCAGCGACAGCGACCCGAGGATCTCCTCGTAGCGGTCACCGACCGGGATGCTGAGCAGCCGGCACGCCTCGGCGGCGATGTCCGGGTCCTCGCTGATCCGACCGACGAACGCGGTGACGGTCAGGTTCTGCAGCTTCAGACCGAGCACGTCGGCCGGGTTCTGGCTGGCCAGGAAAGCCGCGATGTTCCACTTCCGGGAGTCGCGGGCGAGGCGGTCCATGAACGCCTTGCCGGAATCCCAACCGGCCATGAAGTGCGCCTCGTCGAGGCCGACCATCTTGCGTGAGGTCATGTCGCCGCCGTAGCAGCGGCGTACGGCCAGGCGGTGCGCCAGGTGAAGCATCGGCACGGTCAGCTGTTGGCTCTTGGTCCACGTGCGGCGGTCGACGGCCAGGTTCGGCAGCTGCAGCCCCGCCATGGTGATCACTGTGAGAGCGGCGTCGGATCGCAGCGCGCTAGCCGGTGGGGCGCCGAAGAACACGCGGGCCTGCGGCAGCTCGCTAACGTCGCTGAGCAGCCCCGCCGCGGTCTTCGCCGCCGCCGGGTTCGCCGCCCTGTCGTCCCTACCCAGGGCGGTGAGGGCGTCGATGACATCCTCGAGCGTTGACTGCTCGTCGGCGGGCACGCCGCGCACCGCCTCGGAGAGCACGTCGACGATCTCCGCCTTACCGCTGTGCGTGGGCGGCAGGAGCATCGTCAGGATGTCCAACACGAGTTCCTTGCGTTCCGCGCGGGCGTTCGCGACCGCCGAGGTGTACTCGTCGTCGCCGATCGGGCCGGCGGCGAAGGAGGCGCGCTGCGGGGTCGGGACCATGGCGTACGGCGCCAGGGTTCCGGGTGTGGCCTGGGACAGGTTGATCACCCGGGCGTGCCTACGCATCTCGGGCATGCTGGCCAGCCGGGCCAGCGGCCCGGACGGGTCCATCAGTGTGACCTGGACGCCGCGGCGGGCGGCGAGGTAGGCCAGCGCGCCGAGCAGGGTGGACTTGCCGGCTCCCGGCTCGGCGACCAGGACGGTGAGGCCGGAGCGTTCGCGGACCATCTGCGGGAAGTGCATGTCGAAGAACACCGGCCGGCGGGCGCCGCTGACGGTGTAGCCGATCAGGTCGCCGCGGTTGTCCCCGACCGCGCCGGACGCGTTGGGGACGGCGGCGGCGAACATTCGTACCGGCATCCGGCGCGCGAAGCGGGTGTCGGCGACCGGCTGGCCGGGGATGAACTCGCCGAGCAGACCGAGCTGGCCGCGCGGGTGCACGAGGCTGATCTTCGCTTTGTCGTTGTAGTGGCGGATCAACGCCCGGACCCGGGTCAGGCACTCTTCCTTGGTGGGGGCGGACACGGCCAGCCGGTGCCAGCCGTGTACCCGCGAGGCGATCTCGGGCCGGCCGGTCTCCATCTCGTCGTTGATTTCCATCGCTCGGCCGGCCAGCGTCTCCAGCGACGTCGGCGAGTCGACGCCGTGCGCCCGGTACTCGTCCTGCTGTGACCGGATCATCCGCAGCCGATGTTCGACCTGCGCCTTGGCGTCTTGCGGGCCGAGGATGTCGACGCGGGAGGACCATTCCACTTCGAACGGCAGTTCGGTGGACAGGTAGGCCCACGGCTGGTGCTGCTGGGGGATCCGAAGCTGGTCCATCCGGCCCACGGTCAGAACCGCGACGTGCACCCTCTGGTCCGTGCTGCGGTTGATCAGCTCGGTCGTCGAGTCGTACGGCCCGCGCACCAGGTCGATGCTCTCGCTGAACACGGCAATGTCGTTCGGGCCGACGTCGCCGGGCACGTGGACGGGTGGGGTCAGGCCGATACCGAGACTGCGGTAGATGAGCCACGCCACCTCAGCCGGGGTGGATGGGCGGGCGTGCACCCCGACCCCGGCGAGCGTTTCGGCGATCTCGGTGAGGCGGCGGGCGCGCGCGGTGTCGCCGGACGCTGACCGGCGCCGGATCAGGCTCGTGAGGTTGGGCATTTCACGGCGGGGCATCGACACGCCGATGTGGACACGGCCCAGGGTGTACTGGCTGGCGGCGAGGTGCTCCCGGGCGTTGCCGAGGTGCCGGCCCCACGTCGACACGCCGGCGCGGGGCAGCGGCACACCGGCGCGACCCACGACCGGCGTGGACGCGTCCGGCAGCGGGTTGGAGCGGGTGTCGTACGCCGCGGCCCACGCGTCGACGGGGAAGGGGATGGTGGTGCGGCGCACGCTCAGCCGCAGACCTTGAAGGCTGGGGTGGGCGTACTGGACGGCCATCGCGTCCAGCAGCCCCTCGCGCTTGGCGTCCGACCGGAACGGCCAGATGAGCTCGGGGACGGTGAACCACACCGTCATCGTGGTGTCGGTGTAGGTGATGTTGCCGGCGACCTCGGTCAGGGCCAGGCGCGTGGCCGTGGATGGCGCGGCGCGCCGCAGGTTGGGGATCCGCAGGTCGATCATCGGGTTTGCTCCCCCCGTCGCGTCAGCGCGGCCCGGCGAGGACGCTGGGGCAGGCCGAGGAATCGGATGTGGCGGGCGGACAGGCGCACCGGCCTCGGCTGGCGCGCCCGCACGGGGCGCCAGTCGAGCGCCCACACCCGGATGAGCTTGCGGGCCGGCTGGTCGGGGTCGACGTGCTTGAACGTCTTCCAGGTGGCGAAGACCGCCGCGCCTGCCGCGAACCCGATCGACTTCCAGCCCAGCAGCGTCCACGCCGGGATGACGAAGGCGGGGCAGAGGACGAAGAACAGCCCGTACTGGCCGTAGGTGAAGTGATACGGGAGCAGGTAGTTCGGCGGGCCGAGGTAGACCAGGCGGGCCCGCCAGATGGGGTCGTCGCTGCGGAAGATCGCCATGGTCGCCTACTTGGAGAAGAAGGCGAGGATGTCGTCGCCCCAGAAGACGAGGGTGGTGGCGCCGCCGACGAAGATGACCCCGAGGAAGGTGATCCCCGCCCGGGTCAGCGCCTTGGCCATGTTTCCGAGCCGGCTGCTCGCGGCGATGCCGATCCCGGCCACGATGACGACGATCGGTGCGACCACCCACTTGAGGACGGTCGTGATCCCCTCGAGTTTGGGGTCGAGGTCGGGTGTGGCCGGCGGGCCCTCGGTTGGTGACGGCGTGGGCACGGGTGCAGCCTCCGCGAACGCCCGGACCGCGTCGAGCAGGTGATACATGGGTCAGCTCTCCCTAGTACGAACCAGTCCCGGTCTCCGGGGTTGGAGGTCGGGCTGTACGCCGAGGCACCCGCGCACGAACGCGGTGGCCCCCCTAAGTTACTCCGCCGCCGTTAAATGCGCTACACCGTGAAGGAGAAAATCGGGCAGGTGTCGGCGTATACGACACCGACCCCCCCTGAAGCGCGCCGGACGTCGGCGGCGCGGACTGTCCGGCACGGCATACCTCCCCCCGGCCGGGGGGAGGGCCAAGCACCGGCGGCGGGCTTGGGCTCCCGCCTCGTTCCTGGTGAGCGGCTTCATGGCCAGCCCCCGGACGGATCGCCGTGACCTTGCGGCCGGCGATGGCCACGACCATAGGACCCGCCGGGCGATCTTGGCGTAACCACCGGTTACCTACCGCAGGACAGTGGAGGGACCGGCCCCCCACCGGGCCGGCCCCTCCACTGTCGTTCTCAGCGCCGTACGACGCCTGCGTCAGGACTCGGCGTCGATCACCGACGCCGCCGAGCTCGCCGCCGCGTTGGCCTCGGCGCGCTGCGCCAGGGTGATCCTGCGCAGGTGGTCGAGTAGCCCGCAGATCTCCGTCTGCTGGTCCGAGCCCACCCCACAGATCGTCTTGACGTCGTTCTTACCGAGACGCCGCCGGTCGGGGTCGCTCCAGTCCGGAACAGCCTGGATGATCATGCGCAGCTGGCGACCGCGGCGCTCGAGGTGCAGGGCCAGCGTCCCGTACGTGCACGGCTTGCCCGGGTCCGCCGAGTGCCCGCAGGGCGTCTGCGGATCGAAGGACGGCAGCCCTTCGATCATGTTGATCGGCACCCAGTCCGCGCGGGCCTTGCCGGACGGCGCGCCGGCGGCCGCGGGGACCTGCTGACCGCCCTCTTCCTCGTAGTAGAAGGCGTCCGGGGTCAGCGGGATGCCGGCGTCGCGGGCCTTGTGCGGGCGGGCGGCGATGGACCGTGGCCCATGTGCGGGCGGCAGGGCGGGCGCGGCCGGGGCTGCGGCGGACGCGGCCGGCAATGCCGGTGCGGGAGTTTGGGCGGCCAGGGCGGCGGCACCCAGCCGGGGGGTGGTGTCCGTGGCCGCGTACGTGATGCGGGAGATGACGACACCGCGGCGGTCGGGGACCGGCAGGCCCAGCCAGTAGTCGACGTTGTCGCCCGCCGTGAGGGCCGCCAGCCAACGGGCCCGGGAGCGGCGCCGAAGGTGCCACCAGGCGACCTTCTTGCCCTCCTTCTTCCCCTGGGTCGGCTTCCCGTCAGCCGGCGCGGCGTCAGCTGACTGCTCCGGGAAGCGGTGTGGGTTCATCAGGACGTACAGCTCGTTGGTGTAGATGTCGGTGTACTGGCGGGCCGCGAGGATGGCCACGTCCCGCTCAGACAGCTCGATCTCCCCCAGCTGGTGCCGGTAGGCGACGGCGGCCGCGAGAGGCTTGGTCTGCGCGATCCGCAGCGCCAGCGCGGCCAGCTTGCGGTCGATGCCGAACAGCACGTCGGTGGAGACCATCTTCTCGGCGACGGAGTCCTCGACCTCCCGGGCGCGGACGATGTCGCGGTGCTGGTAGTACAGGCGCAGGAACCACATGATGAACAGACCGGCCGAGGCGCTGCCGGTGATCCAGGCGCCGGCGTGTCGGGCGTTCGTGTAGACCGACACCGCGCCGACGACGCCGGCGCCGGCCCACCAGAGCCACGGCGAGTGCCGGCGGCGGGAGTTGCGGATGCCCTCACGGAGCATCGCGGCGACGGCCAGGTCGAAGACGGCCGGCGACAGCCACGGCGTGAGGTCCCAGCCGTTGATCACGATCAGCTTGACGAAGCCGGCCTTGGTCTCGGCGAAGACCTTCTGGCCGAGCGCGGCGACGACAGCGACGACGACGGTCAACGCGGTCAGGTACCCGCCGCTGGCGACCCAGGCGGTCACCGACCGCCAGAAGCTCCCCTCGCTCTCGGCGGCGTGGTGGCCGGTGTGGTGGCCGGCGGCGTGCCGGCCGGGGGCACGGATGTAGACCTTCACGCGTCCCGTCCTGCGTCCCGTCCCGGTCGAACCCGGACGGGACGGGTGGGACGGGACGGGCCCGCCGTCCGGCTCCCCCACCCCGGCCGGGTTCGCCGTCCCGTCCCGGTCGGGCGTCCTGTCCTGGTCGGGCGTCCCGGTAGCGACCCCGTCCCGCGTCCTGGTTTCGGTGCCGTCCTGCGTCCTGGTGTCGGCGGCGCCATCCTGGCCCCCCGTCCCGGTTTGGGTATCGGTCATGCGAGCCATGATGACACGCGCGTGTCGGTTTTGACAGTTAGGCAGGACGGAAGAATCAGGACGCCGCCGCTCGACGGGAACCCGCCTGCCAGGACGCGGGACGTCCTGACCAGCGGCAACCCCGCCAGGGCGTCCCGGATCTGTCACACTTCGACCGGGAGTCGGTTTTGACAGAGAGGCGATCTCGTCGTGGTCGATCATGAGCCAGCGGGGCGTGCGGCGCCCAGCGGCGGCCTCACGCCGGACCTGATGATCACCACTACCGAGGCCGCGCTCATCCTGCGCAAGAGCGACCGCGCGGTCGCGCGCTGGGTCGACCGGGGCATACTGCGCGGCGGCCGCCCGGGCGACGAGGTCGCCCGGCTGGACCCGAGGCTAGCCCCGGCCCTCGCCGCCGAACTCGGGATACCCGAGGAGGATCTCGCGGCCGCCGTGGAGAGGGCCCGGCTGCGCCTCGGCGGCAACGCCACGGTGCGCTGGTCGGCGAGGTGGGTAGACGCTCGTCATGCCGTCGAGATGGCCGTTGCCGCCGGCCACGCGGACCTGATCCCGGAGCGGTGGCGGCACCTGATCCCGGCCACGGCCAGGCACGTCGCCAGCTGAACAACCACCCCCGCGACACGCGGAATGATCTATATCTCTTGACAAGGTCAAGTTACCGTGTGTAGCTTCTACCTCGCGCGCGCGCGCCAGACGCATTGTGCTCAAATCCCGGTTTTTAGGGGCCCCGCGGGGTCGAATAGAAAACACGTTGTGTGACCGTGTGGGGGCGCCCACGGTCACCCCACGTACGCGTAAGGGGTGCCCGATCACGGGGCACCCCTCACGCGCGTGTGGTGGTCAGTCGGCTACCGGCCCACCGGGCATCGCGGGCAGTCGCCGGACTCACCCGGCGCCGCCTCATAGATGCCGTGCTCGTAGCACATGTAGTGGCCACCGCCCCACGGTGGGATCAGATGTGGCCCCCACAGCCGGGCGAGCTGCTCCTGGCCGGCCCTGGTGAGCTCGTACCGGCCATCCGCGGCGGCCTGGAACCAGGCGCCGTCGACCAGGTCCCGGGCCAGGTCACTCATATCGATCATGAATCGGCCGTCAGGGTCGCGGCGCAGCTGCCCGAACTGGGCGGCTTCCAGGAGCGCCTCGTCGTGGGGGCAGGCGCTCTGGTCGGGGTCGTGCACGTCGGCGCCGGCCGGGGCGACCAGCTGGGCCAGGCGAAGCCGCCATGCCCTGACCCGCTCCCCCCGGCCAGGCCCCCCTCCGCCATTGAAGGCTTGGACGATCTGGGAGCCGGCGCGCCGCGCACGCCCGTGGCGGCGCATTGATCGATCCGACCCGTCGCCTCCACCCGTCATCATCATGCTTTCCACCCCCCGTCCCGGACGGCGAAGCCGGTGAGGCCCGTCCCGCGATGCCACGTGTATACCCGGACGGCCGGCAGCGCGTCCTGTGGGCGCAGCCCCAGGACGGCCGCAGTGTTGCTGAGGATCGTCCTGGCGACGGCGGCGAGCACCGTCCTGGCCGGATGGTAGATCGGTGGGCTCCACCCGACCCGGACGGGCGACCAGGACGCACCCGTCCGGGTTTCGATGCGGTACCCGATCGGGACGGGCCCGTCCTGCCGGATCGGGACGCGGTCGACCGGGACGCCGGCAATCGGGATGGGGGCGGGCGCCGTGTCGGCGGCGGCACCCGCTGTCCCGTCCGTCCCGTCCGTCCCGGTGAGTGCCGGGACGGACGGGACGGGACGCTCAGGACGGCCGCCGCCGTCGAAGATCGGCGTCCACAGGTCGCCGTAGCGGTCGCGGTGCGCGGTCCACCCGACCACGGGGCCGTACCTGCGCGCGGCGAGCGCCGCCTCAGCCCAACGCTTCGCGGCCTCGACGTCCCCGACGGGCAGCTGGAAGTTCTCGCCGACCCCCGTGACACGCCACGCCCCGACCGCGGTGCCGTCGCCGGTCTCGTCAGCGCGGTCGTCGTAGTGCAATGCGCCCAAGGTGGAGACGAGCTGCGCGCCGTGCTCGTTGACGGCGACCCCCTCGTGCCGGATCGGGCCGGGGCGCAGCTGCACCGACATCGTGCAGTAGATCTTCGCGACCGGTCGGCCCTCGACGGTGACCTCGCACTTGCCCGTCTCCCGGTCGATGGGGCCGACGGAGATCAGGGTGTACCAGGTGCCCATCCCGTCGTGGATCTCCATCCCGTAGTGCTCCTGCTTGATGCACTCGACCGGCAGGTAGAGAACGGCCGGGTCCGGGTCGGGCAGCGCCTCGCCGGCGAGGACCCACGGGTTGGGGTTCTCGTTGTCCCGGCGGTAGGGGTCGACCCGGGTGATCTCGTGCATGCAGATCGAGCACGTCGCCTGCCGAACGGCCGATCCGTCGCTGCGGGACGCACCGCCGCTGATCGGGTGCGCGCCGGGGTTGTGCTCGCCGGCTGGGCACGGGTCGGTCAGGTTGGTCCACTCGCCGTCGGGTCGCTCACCCGCCGGGTCCGTCCACACCTGCACACGCCACGGCTTGGGGCTCATCAGGTGCGCGCTGTTGAGCAGCCTGTTCTCGCCGGCGATGCGCAGGGCCTGCGCGGTGGCCGTCTCGGACGGCAGGGCGTCGTAGCGTCCCCACCCGATGACCTCCCACCTCTCCCCGTCGCTGTGGGAACACGTGGTCACCTCGAAGCGGACAGTGCCGGGGGTGACCTTGCCCAGGGCGATATCGAGTGCCAGCTCGGCGCGGGCGACGCTGATGTTGGCGGTCTGCTCGCCGAGGGCGGCCGCGATGCCGGCGGCGCGGCGGGCGTCCTCGCTGTCGTGGTCGCCGCGGATCGCGGTCAGGTACGCCTGGTTGGCCGCGGCGGCGGCCGAGCGGGCGGCGGTCAGCGCGGCCGCGGCTTCCTTGGCCGGGGGTGGGGCGATCTTCTGCAGGGCGCCGCGCTCGAGCACCGAGTTGAGGAACCGGGTGCCCCGGCTCCCGCCGCACCCGGGGGTCGTCTCGTGGCCGTGGTCGACGGTGATCGTGTTGAGCTCGACGTCGGTGGCCACGACTGTGGCCGGCGCGCCGTCCGCCATGATCTCCTCGCCCACGGTCACGTCGGTGGCGAAGAAGATGAACGGCTCGCCAGCCTCTTCGGCCTCTTGGATGAGCTGCGCGTCGCTGATGCGCACGACGTCGGCGGCGTGCACGAGGCTGGACTCGGTGTCGCCGCCGAAGGTGACGTAGGCGCTGGAACCGGTGACGCCGTCGAGGCGGCCGCGAATGCCCAGCTCGATGTGCTTCACGTGCTGCCCGGGCCGGGCGTTGTGGCCGGTGCCGAGTCCCAGCTCACGGACCATGCGGTGGCGGGCGAGGACGGTCTGTTCATCGGCCTGCTCGGCGGGCCAGTCAGCGGGCCAGCCGACCGTCTTGAACTCCTCGGGCAGGTCGCCGCCGGTGGCGAAGGTGGCGCGGGCGGACGCGGTGCCGCGACCCACCTCCTGGAAGTCGACGCGCTGCCAGGTCTGGCCGTCGCTGAGGCTGTTGAGGATCTGGACCTGGGCGTCGGCGGCGTCGCGCATGCTCAGCGGGCCGGTGATGACGACGCGGTCGTTGGTGACCTTCGTGCTGATGCGGATCGGCGCGGGCCAGAGCTGGCGCATCGCGCGGGTGACGGTGGCCGGTGCGGGGGCCTGGGTCGCGGCGGCGGTCATGTGTTGCCTCCTGGGCCGGTGGGCGCTTGGGCTCGCCCGGTACCGCTCACGTTACCCCAACTACGGGAAAATACAAGTCACCGTGACGTAGACTTCCGTGCACATTACGAACGGCCCGACCCCCAGCTCGGGTCGGGCCGTCAGGCGCGCAGGAGAGGGGCGTCAGTCAACCTGCCCCGAGATCCGCTGAACAGTGGTGTGGCTTACCCGTCTGCGAGGGTCGGGGGAGACTCGTGATGTCCTCGAAGTCCCAGTCCGGGATGTCACCGAGCGACTGGCCGGATACCACCACGTAACCAGCCACCATGGTTCATCGGTCGAGGTCAGCGCCACCCGTGGGAGCGGATCGCGGCCGTGTCCTCGCGAGTTCCGGCGGTGGCGTCGATGACGTTTTGGCGGATCTGAGCCACCGACACGTCGGTCCTGACGGATAGCCGGTTGGCGAGGTCGTGGAGGCCCGCGCCCCGGATCTTGGCGACGTACTCCGCAGCCTCGCTGCGGGTGTTCATGGACAACAGCGCCGCAAGGTGTTGATCGGTGGTCCTCATCTTCTTTACCTCAATCCATTATCAGCGACACGCAGCACGTTGATCCCGGTGTAGGTGGTGCCGGGCCAGCGGGAGCGGCCGTCCCAGTTCACGCACACGCCGATGGGGCCCATGGTCTTCTCGTCCCAACCCAGTTCGTCGCCTTCCTGGAAGACGTCCAGGGTCTCGGGGTCGACGGCGATCGTGCCGACTCGGGTGCCGTCGGTGACCCGCAGTCCTTCGACGACGTCGTCCTCGGTGATCCGCGCGCCGGGCTTGGGCTTAGTGGGCGTGGTGGTCATCTTTCGCCTCCTGGGTGGTCGGGTCAGCGGGTGGCGGTGTAGACGATCGGCAGGGTGGCGTCGGCCAGCGCGCTGCGGGTGGCGCGGCGGGCGGCGGCGCGGATCTCGTTGGCGGTGGCGGTGACGTCCATCCCGGTTCTCCCTTGCTCGCTGCCTTGTGTCGGCCACGTTACCCCAACTACGGGGAAATGCAAGTCACCGTGACGTAGATTTCCCGGACCCCGGTGTGCAGATGACGACCGGCCCGTCCCCCCACCACGCCAGGGGACGGGCCGTTCGTGGACGGGGGAGTCAGTCACCCGTGGCTGTGACCCGGGGGGAGTCGTTGCGGCGGGCCCGGAGCATGCCGGCGTCGCCCAGCAAAGCCGCGACCTGGTAGTCGAGCCACGCGCTCATGTGCGCCGCGACGGGCCGGGGCTCGTGCTGGTAGCTGGGCCACTCCTCGGCCACGGTCGTGGAGGGGCCACTGGAGCGCAGCATCCACGTCCCGGCGCCCGTCCGGTTGATGTGGCGCTTGGTGTAGACGGCGTACCGGTCCCCCGCGGCGGCGTCACCGTCCCCGACGTCGGTGCGCCGACGCGTGGCGGCGGTGGTGAAGTCGGCGCCCGGGCCGCCGTCGACCCACAGCAACTCGCGCTCGGGGAACAGCCACCTCATGGCACGGTCCCGGACGAACGCCCAGCACTGCTCCCGGTCGGCCCGGACGAGCAGGCGGGCGGCCGCCTCGCTCGCGGCGACCTTCTCGGCGGGGCTCCAGCTGGCCACCCAGTCGGGCTCTTTGTCGGCGCGGTAGAGCAGCGTTCCGTCCGCCGCGCCCTGCCGGGCGTCGGACAGCCACTCCTGCCGGTTGGTCTCGGCCTGGTCGGCGATGCGTTCGCGGATGACGTCGAGGTCCTCGCCGATCGCGTCTGCGACACCCATCTTGGTCGCGAGGTGGTTGATCTGGTCGGGGCCGAGCGGCGCGAGGATCGACAGCGCCCGGGTCCGGCTGCTCATGTGGAGCGCCTGGAACGCGACGCCCAGGTCCCGGCCGTGCGGGTCGATCATGATGAAGTGGTCCCAGGTGCCGCCGATCGCGAGGGCGGCTTCCTGGTTGGTCCGGGTCGTGGCCAGGTGGCCGGCCGGGTAGTAGTAGACGTCGGAGTGTGAGGCAAGCTTGGTCAGGGCGGCGTCGACCGCCTCCCGGCCGTCGACGTTCGACAGCAGGGCGCGGATCGTGGCCAACGGCACGTACCCGGAGGGGTGGGCGTTGGCGGCGGCGTAGTACGCGTCCCGGATCGCGACCTCGATTTCGCGGGTGTCCTGCTCGATCGCCTCGGCGCTGGGGGCGTTGGGGAAGGCAACCTCGATCTGCGTAAACGTGGCGCCGGTCCGCCGGTTGAAGTGGCAGTGGATGCAGCCGGGCGGGGGCGCGTTGAGCGGGCCTTTCACGGCCTTGCACTCGTCGCAGCGGTAGAAGCCGCCTTTGGTCTGGATGTAGGCGTCGTTCATGATCGTCAGTCCCCCAGGGCGGGTTGGTCTGGCTGGATTCCGTAGCGCTCGCCCATCTCCCGGAGGGCGGCCTGAGCGGCGTCCTGCGCGAGCCGGGTGGCGGTCTCGAAGTCGTGGTGGAACAGGTCCTGCCAGGTGTCGTAGTCCGTCGCGTCGGAGTCGCGGTACGCCCACTTCCCGGCGGCGTCCGCGAACTGGGCGGGGATGGCGCCGTCGGTGACGACCCACTGGTCGCCCGGCCGCCGGTCGATGAAGACCTTGACGTAGCGGGCGTTCTTGTGGTCGATCGGCAGCGCACACACGGTGTAGCGGGTGGCGATGGGGGTCAGTGGCTGGTCGGTCGTCAAGGTGCACCGCCTTGGTCGGGGAGGCTGACCTACTCGGTTGAACACCCGTCACACTACTCCGCCACACAGTAAATGCAATACACGGTGACGCATCATTTCCTGCGCGCAGACGCTCAACGTGTCGGGTCGGCGACACACGGTGTCCGACTGTCGCCGGGTGTCGTTGAATCGCGGTGCCCCCGACGCGCGCTGGGAACCCGCAAACACGGCGCGCGTCGGGGGCACCGTCGCGTCCGCGGGACGCCGCCACCCCACAACGCAGCGTTGTAAGGTTGGCGGGTGAGCTCAAGCAGCCCAGATGGCCCTGAAGATGACCCGCTGCTGGGCACGGCCCAGGTCGCCGCTCGGCTCAATATCGGCGAGTCGACGTGGCGGTCGTACCGCAGCCGGCAGCAGGCGCCGGAGCCGGACGACCCCGGTGACCTGGGAGAAAGCAGGTTCCGCCGCCGACCACGATGGCGCGCGTCGACGATCGACGCGTTCCGCCCGGGCCCGCTCAGACCCGGCCGGCGCACCGATCTGGCCAAGGCGCGTGCGGCCGCGCGCGAAGAGGTCGCGGCCGAGCTCGAGGTGCCGGCCGCGCCACCCGCGCCGACGATGACGCGCTGGCTGGAACGGACCCACGCGGCCGTCTTCGAGGCCGCGGAGCTCCTCGTCGACCACCGCGAGGAACTGCTGGCCGTCGCCGCGCGGCCGGAAGCGCTCGCGGAGGCGATCGACGCGGCGGGGATGCATTTGAGCGGCCGTCCGTCCAGGGCGTTGGCCAGCGCCGTGGCGTACGCCCTGGGTTTGCTGCCGGCTGAGGTGCTCGCCCGTCTGCCGGAGTACTCCGACGCCCGGGTCGCGCTGGAAGGCGCCCGCGAGCTCCGTGAGCAGTTCAACCGGATCCGTGGCTGAGGCCCCCGGACATGACGGAGCCCCCGGGCCCTGGGGGTGGGGGCGTCGGGGGCTCCGCTGAGCGGCCCTGGCCTTACTCGCCGGGGTCGCTCGCCGGCGGCGTGGGGGACGCCGCCGCTTCGGGGGTTGAGTCGTTGTCCCAGCGGGTGTCGATCATGCGATGGGTGTTGAGCGCGTAGGAGACGGCGAGCGTCATGACCTCGGCGTTCTGGCTGCCGGGCATCGCGGCGCCGGCGACCGTGGCCATCGAGACGGCGAAGGCCAGGAAGCCGAGCGCCTCGCCGGACAACACGCCCTCGGCCGGGAACCCGCCCTCCTCGTTGAGCGCGTAGTCGAGGTCGCTCCACCGGACCTGCAGCCCAGCGCCGTCCTTGACGATGAACTCGCGCACGATGTCGTAGCTGAGCAGCTCGCCGTAGTTGTAGCCGGTCAGGGCGAGCACCGCGCCGGCGTTGGGGGTGTCGACCGCCGTGTGGGCCAGTTCGTCGCAGATCCGGTCGGTGGTCATCTTGGTGACGGGGACGTCGTCGTCGACGTCGCCGGTGGAGGTGGCCGGCAGCGGCAGGCCGGCAGCGACCCACGCGGTGGTGATGGTGGTGAAGTCGGCCTCGTTGATGAGGCCGCGGTCGCGGGCCAGCATGGCGAAAGCGACGTCCTGGGCGAGGTCGTCGTCGCGCTCCTGGACGCCGAGCAGGCCCAGGACGACGTCGAGCCGGTCGAGCGCCGCGCCGTAGGCGGCGTAGTCGTCGCGGTGGTGGGCCGTGTGGTACGCGTCGTTCAGGGCGCAGACCTGGTCGTGGGGCAGCGAGGTCACGACCTCGTAGATCGCGCTGAACGAGCTGCCATAGCGGGTGGGTGGTGGTACGGGTGGTGCGGAGAGGGTGGCGGCCTGGGCCATGAAGGTTGCCTCCTGGCTTGGGGGATCAGTTGACTCCCGGCGAAGGTACCCCGGCGACAGGAAAGGTCACAACGCGGTGGCGCATATTTTTCAGGTGGTGGTGTAGTGTGCCTCGCATGACGGTCCCGTCTGGCGCCCGGCTGCACGCACAGCTGCATTGCCTGTCGACGGACGGCACGGTGGTCATCACGGTGCAGCACTGGCGTGATCCGGCCGCGCCGAAGGACCACCCGCGTGGCTGGATCCGCCTGGTCCGCAATGGGCGGCGCCGCGAGGACCGCCGGTACGGCGGCGCGGACGGCCAGCGTGAGCTGGAGTCGGCCTGGGCGGAGTTGGCCGCCAGGTACGCGCCCACCCGGCTCGATGAGGAGCGGATGTGGGCGAAGCTCCGCGAGCTGGCCGGCGTCGAGCCGGTGTGGTGTCAGGGGGCCGATTGCTCGATCGCGCTGCCGGTCGCCTGGTGGATCTGTCCGACCTGTGGCCGGGACGCGCGGCGGGTCGCGGGCGGTGCGATGCTGACCGCGCGGGGCCGCGGTGTGATCGTGTTGCGTACTGGCGCCAGGAAACACTAGTTGATCTTTAGAAGTTGATCTTAGAAGTTGATCTTAGAATTCTAGCCGCCGCCATCCCGAAGGTCACTGTCCGTGACCCGACGTGAGCGTCCAGCCAAGACCGGGGACCGGACACTGCCGGCCGGCCCTGACCGAGCTCGAACCCGGCGCGGCCCGGATGCCCCGCCAGTCGACTTTTGGCGGGGCATCGGTGTGTCCGAACCCGCATCGAAGAAAGTTCACGTCACCGTGTAGTGCAATTGCCGGACGCGGAGTAGCTTCAGGGGAACAGCGCGGACCGTAGCCGAACCGGCCCGCCGCGTTACCGAGGAGCCCCCCCGATGTTGTGTCCACACCAACCGTCCTGCCCCTCCGCCGACGCCCCCGACCGCGACGCCGCCCGCACCATCGCCTGCTTCCCGACGCAAGGCTGGAGCTTGCTCTGCAACGGCGTCATCTCCTTCGGCGACGGCGGAGAACTGCTCCCCGATAACACGGCTGTCGCCGCCCACCGCGGGCCCGCCCGCCACGCCGCCCTCACCTGATGACCGACACGACCAGCCACACCGAGGTCCTGCTCCGGCGGATCGCCGCCGAAACCCTGCTGCGCGACCTCATGCCCGTGCTCGTCAACAACGGCTGGGCCGTCGGGGTCGACGACAGCCACGGATGCCGCAGCCTGACCGCCAGCAAGGGCACCGGCCGGCTGTACCTGCCCGGCGGCCGCAGCGGTAAGTGGAACGCCCAGGTCATCCAGGTCGCGTCGGCCGACTCCACGCCGGCCGGGCTACGCGACCTGCTACCCGACTACGATGAGAGACCGGTGTGGCGCGTCGAGCTGGAGCAGTCCGCCCCGGCCGGCCTGGTCCTGACCGTGGCCGAGGCCGCCGACGACGGCACCGCTGGGGTCCTCGCCGCCCGGTAGCCGACCAGACCGAAAATACACTTCACCGTGTTGCACCTTTTCCAGGGTGCGGCGTAGGGTTACGGTAACCCCCGAGATCACCCGGGGGCGCCACCCCCTTGACCCACACCTGGAGGTGCCGGCGATGCTGGGCACAGCAACCCCCGGACCGCACGATGCGGCCGTCGCCGACGTGGAGACCCGGCCGATGCGGCTGCTCGTCCCCACCGAACGGCTCGACGACTACTTCCTCTCGCACGAGGACACCCTGCGCGCCAGCGACCTGGGCATCACCCGGCACACCACCGACGACGAGCTCGACCAGCTCATCGGCAGGGCCAAGCAGGCGTTGAGCCTCGCCGGCATGACGGAACAGCCCTCGTTCTGGCTGTACCGGATCCGCGACGCGCTGCGCCACCCACGCGACATCGACGAGGCCCGGGCGTGGGGATTCGCCGTACCCGTCGACGAGAACAAAGAAGAGTTCGACCCGGACATGTCCAGCCTCGGCTGGTGGTGGGTGTACGACCCGATCCGGGTCGAGACCCGGGAGCAGCGCAAGGCCCGCTACCTGGCGGACAAGCGGCTGATCGACATGCGGGGCTACGCCCGCGTCACCCTGCGCGCCTACATCACGACCAAGGACCGCAAGGTCAGGTCCGACGGGTGGCGCCGCTTCCTCGCGGGCAACGACAGGTACCGGGCGGAGCAGGCCTTCGCCTTCATCATGAAGATGAAGGCGAAGGACCCCGACTTCGACCTCAACACCGAGCAGGCCGTGGAGCTCCTACTCACCCGCGCGAAGAAGGGCATCCTCAAGGCCATGCCGCCCCGCCGGGACCGCGCCGGCCAGTCCGACGTGTGGTGGGTGTCGGACGCCATCGAGGACGGCAACGGCAACGAGCGCCTCGACGAGTGGTACGAGTTCTCCGCCATCAAGCAGACCGGTCGACCGAAGGGCGCCAGGACCCGCAAGCGGCGCACGAAGGCGGCGTGAGTCCGGATGCCCCTCATACGCCGGCATCCCGGCGCACCGCCACGCGAGGGGCATCCGCGATCGACGGTACCGCAGCCACATCGACCGGCGTAGGGGGTCACGCCACCGGTGATCTTGAATATGAACAGTAGCTGGGTCAGCGCCGCGACGGGCGCTGGCCCCGCGCTGTCTTTAGAGTCCGATCTTGGGCGGTTTCACATCGACGCGCGTGGCGTGCACCACATTGCCGGCTGTGTCGGGACTACCATCCAGGATCGGACCCAGAAAACCAAGCTGGGCCCCGCCAGAGGCGGAGCCCAGCTATGTGTCCCCGAGGTTGGCGCGTATGTCAAGCGCCGTAACAAACCGTCTGAAGGTCACACACAACCCACGAACAGCAGCGGAGGTGAGGCCGGCCGGGAAAGCAGTGGGAGCTGCTGACCCCGCAGTGCGAGCAACGGACCTCGATCCAGCTATCCAGTTGTGTGCCTCGGGTGCAGAGGCGAGGGCAATGATACCCGGGGGGGCCGACAATTTCCCCCCGGACCATGCAGCCCTGCGCCGTGTGTCTCGGGGAAGTACCCAAGGAGCACCGATGAGCGCCCCCACATACTCACCCAGCCGGACACGGTCCGACTGGCCGGATCCACCAGGAGCGGCCCGCCTGCCTGATGGCCGCTTCCACTGGCCCGCGGAGCGGACCCCCTTCCTGCCCGGCATGGAGGCGCCAGTATGAGCGACTCCGGTGTGCAGTGGGCCTGCCTGGACGCCCCGACCAAGAACCCGGCCGAGCGGGCGATCCTGACCCGGATGGCACGGCCGGCATGCGAAGTGGGGACCGGCTCGTTCCTGGCGAAGAAAACGCTGGTCGCGAACACAGGGGCATCGGAATCCACGGTGATCCGGTCATGGCGCGCCCTAGAGGGGCGCGGCCTAATCGCGCCCGGCGACCAGACGCTACCCAGCCGGCTCGGCGTACGCGCAGATCAGCAGCCACGCGTCTGGGATTTGCTGATTCCCTACGCATGGTTTCCGAACATTAAGCGCGTCAACGAGGAGCGGGAGCTATTGCGGCTGCCGCTAATCGTGCCTACCCCCCGGGAGGAATGCGCCCAGTGTGCTGACCTTTCCCTACCGCGCGATTATCGGAAGTTGGCACACCTACACCGTCCGCCGCTGGAGTTGGCGTCGATCCTGGAGGCTGCGGAGGACCGCCCTGTGGATATCGATGAGCCTCACCCCGGGTTGTCCACAGGGGTGTCAGGTGGACACCCCGTCACTCGGGACGGGGTGTCACACAGACACCCCGTGGACGGGGTGTCACACAGACACCCCGTTTCGGACGGGGTGTCACACAGACACCCCGTCGCTCAGGACGGGGTGTCAGGTGGACACCCCGTGGAGCCACGGGGTGTCACTGTGACACCCGAACTTAAGGAGGGGGAGGAGGTAAATAAGATTCCTCCCCCTACCCCCAACGCCACGGCGGGGCTTCCGCCGCTCGACGTTGATACCGCCGCGCTCGCCGCCGCCCCCGACACCCTGGACGACATTTACGACGCATTAAATGTCAGGGAGGGCCGACGCGAACGAGGCAAGAAAGCGATTACGTTGGCTCGTCTGGTAGCGGCGTCTTTGTCAGCCGGTTGGGGTCGCCGCGCACTTGTGTTGTTTGTCAGCCGCGACGCGCTGACCGGAGCACGTTCCGTCTACGCGGTACTCAAGTCGCGGTTGGAGGAAGCCGTCGCGATACCGCCCCGCATTGACCCGCCGCCGCCGCGGCAAGAACCGCCGGCGGCTAGGCGACCGTCGGCGCCGTGTGGGGATTGCTACGCAGGAAAGGTCATGGCCGGTGAGGTGGGCGGGATCCCATGCCCCCGATGCCGACCCGACGAGTACGCCTCCTACGTCGCGAAGGTCAACGCGGACTACGGCACGGCCGCCCAGACGCTCGACGAGCTCGGCGTGGTGCTCGACCGCCGAAACGCCGGCGCGCGGGTGACGGCGGCGTGACGTGCAGGAGGGCTGGACGTGGCGCAGCGGAGGGCGTCACGCGTGCACCGGGGACCGCCGGGGGCCCTCACCTGCCACCGGACGACCGAAAGTCGGCTCCAGCGCGTTGATTACTTTCGGGGGTGCGGCGTAGCATCCATGGGATTACCGCCGTGGCCTCGCTCAGGGTGCCGGCTTTCGTCGAGAATGGACAGGGGGGACCGTGACCCTCACGGTTGCCGAGCCAGAGGAGCGTGTCGCCGTGGCCGCAGATGCCGACGACCCGGTCAGCGCCCTGAAGGGTGCGCAGCGGGATGGGCTGCTCCACTACCACGGCTCCATGACGGGCGGTCGGTACGAGGTGGAGGTCGCCGGCCAGCATCGTGAGCTGGCGCGCGCCGATGTCGCCGATGTCGTGGCCCGGCTTCGGGCCGTGGCTACGGTGGGTGCGGCGCGGCTGGTCGAGGTACGCGAGGACGGCACCCATGTCCTGCGGTTCGGTGACCGGGTCGAGCAGCTGCCCGCCGACCGGGTCGTGGATTGGTGCGCGGGGTACGTCGCGGCGCGCGACGGCCTGGGCCAGGACCACGTTAGGGCGTTCGTGCGTGAGGCCACCGAGGCTGACCGCGGGAATGACGAGTTGCCGGTGACCGGCTGGATCCCGTGCGGGTCCGACGAGCCCGGGGCCATGGACCGGATCACGCTGATTCGCGACCTGTTCGAGCAGTCCGGTCGGGACGACCAGTGCCGGATGGTGATCCTCGGCCTGATGCACGGCAAGCCACGCAAGCCGGAGTGGCCTACGTCGACGCAGGAGTTGGCCGACGTGGTCGGCAAGGCGAAGAAGACGGTCGTCGGGGCACTGAGTTTCGGCGACTACCTGGGTTCCGAGCTGGCCGACCGGATGATCGCCGCGTTTGGGTTGCGGTGGTCGGTGAGTGCCGGTGGAGCGGCGTGCGTGTCCGCTGAGGGTGACGCGGAGCCGGTCGACCTGCCGGAGATGCCGGGGCTGGCTCGGCTACGGCGGATCGTGGAGGCGGAGCGGCGCGGGTGGCTCGGGTATCTCGATGATCCTTCGCCGAATCAGGCGCGGTGGAACCGTCATTACCGGTTGTCGGTGGGTTCCCAGACGTACGAGGTCGTGGCCGCCGCGTTGGATGCCTGGCTGGATGGGATGAAGGCGTTGTTCACGATGAGCCAGGCGGCCTGACGGGTCGGGACCGCGGCGGGCGGAGTGTGAAGGCGGCGGGCACCGGGAGACCGGTGACCCGCCGTTCGGCTTCCCAGGAGCCCCGATTAAATCCGCTTCACCGTGTTGTGCCATTTCGGGGGCCGGTGTAGCGTAGGGTACCTGTCAGTAGTCCCCTGTTCACGTCAACGACCGGGCGGTCCACAGCCCAAGTTGACCGCCCGGCCGAGGGGAGGGCTCTGCAGAGGAAGACGTCGGATTGGCGCCGCTTGCCAAGGGACCGTCGCCTCTCTAGACCTCTCGAAGGGGCCCTCCCACCCCCAGGAAAGCACATCCGCCCCCGTTGTGAGGAGCCCAAGCCTCATGCACAGATCGAGACGTGTTCCATCCCGACTCGCCATCGGATGCATGGTCGCCGCTGTCCTGCCGGCGGCGGCGACACCATTCGTCCCCGGCCCCCAGGTCAACACGTTCATCCACACGGTCACGGTCACCACGATCGTGCTGGTGGCGCTCGCGCTGCTGTTCGGCTTGATCGCCCGCCGGCCGGTCCGTGACCAGCTGGACGACCCGACGCCGGTCACTACCGTCGTGCTCGTCGACGAGGTGACCAACCTGACCGCCCTGGCCCGCACCGAGCTGCCGCTCGCCGAGCTGGTGGCCGCCGGCCGGGCCGTGCTCGTCGACGAGGCTGCCGCGCTGAACGCTCCGGCCCCCACCGACTCGTCGCTCGCCGAGCTCATGGGCGTCGTGGCCGCCGGCCGGGCGCCGGGGCTTACGCCGGAGTTTAAGGCGGCGATGACGGCAGCCGCGCGGAGGTCGTGATGCACAACAACCACGGCGGGGTCTTCCTCGACGCCGACGACCGCCCACGGTTCCCCGACGGCACGACCGTCATCGCCGCCGCGCCGGCTCCCCGCGCCGACGCCGGCACCAACCATGACCCGGCGGACCTGTCATGGGGGCGCCGGCCCACCCGACCGCACGAAACCCCGGAGGCGAAGTGACCGACACGACGACGGAGGCCCGCTCGGCGGAGCGAGCGCGGTGGAAGCAGCTGCGGGCGGCGACGCGGCGCAGCTACTGGTACCAGATCGCGTTGGACGTCCTGCTCACGGTCGCGGCGGCGGTCGCGTTGGTTCACTGGCTGGTGGTGGACGACTGGTGGTGGCTGCCCTTCGCGTCCGTCGCCCTGGCCGCGGTGGTGGCCTACGACGCCGCCGTGATGATCATCCTGCGTCGGTCGGGGATGCAGCTGGTACAGCGTCGCAAGATGTTCGTCGCGTTCAGCTTCCTCGGCGCGTTGGCCTTCGACCTCGGTGTGGCCGTCACGCTGATAGCCGGCCGGTGGGTCGGCGACGACGCGCACACGCACTGGCTGATGCCGTGGGTGGGGGTCGGGTTCCTGGTGGGCGCCGCCCTGGACGGGCACGCCGCCTGGGCGTGGCGCAAGTCGCTGCCGTCGCTGCGGCGGCCGCGTGTACACGCGGGCCGCGCCGGATAGGCGGGTGCGGGTTTCTTGAGGGCGGGTGTCACGACAGGTGACACCCGCCCTTTTTTGTACGTCACGGTGTAGCGGAATTACGGGGGGTCGGGGTAACGTGAAGGTTCCGGTTCTGAGAGAGGTGATCGCCGTTGCTGACCGCTGACGAAGCGCGGACACGCGGCGACGCCACCCCTGATCAGCGCGCCGAACTGCGCGCGCTGATCAGGTCGAAGACGGTCACCGACGAGTGGGTGAGCAGGTTCTACCGCGACATCTGCCAAGCCGGGGGACTCAGCCGCGGCCGGGCCAACGCCGCCCTGATCTACCTACGCGGCCTGGCGGACAAGACCGACCATCCCACCTACGCCACAACCGACCAAACCCACGCGATACGCGGGCTGATCCGGACCCGGCTCGTGCCCGGCCATCTGGCGAACATGTGGCTGGACCGCCTCGCCGCCGGCACCATGACGCACGACGAGGCGCGGAACACGCTCGCCGACCTACACCGCGCCGCCCTACGCACGTTCGTCGCCCCGGACGGCGCGCGCCGCACCACCGACGCCGCACCCGATGGCTTCTTCGCCCTGACCGGCAAGGACCGCCAGCCGCACTGCTACCGGATCTTCACCCTGCCCGGCGGCGGCCGCCGCGTCGACCGGATCACCGGCGACACCCCCATGGACTACCACCGGCTACGCGGCTGGCAGGCCAGCGGGGTGATGCGCGCGGTCGCGCTCGACGTCGAGGCCGCCGCCGCCCTGTACGGCAAGACCCGCCGTCGGTGCTCCGACTGCGACCAACCCCTCGACCCCGCCGCACCCGGGTTCGAGCAGGGATACAGCCCCGACTGCTGGGCGGCGCGGCAGGAGGTCGCCGCCGCCAACACCCCGACCGTGCCGCCAGAAAACCTGACCGACCAAAGGAGCATCGGTGCCTGAGCCCGCCGCGCACTCGCCCGCAGAGACCGCCTACAACTATCCCGACAAGAACCGCTGGTATCCCGTGCTCTACTACGCCGTCGGTGAGGTCGTCGCCGGGGAGGGCCCAATCCACCTGGTCGAGCCGTTCCCGACCGCCCGGGTCGACGGGTCCGACGGCCTCGCCCCGATCGAGGAGGAGGGCGGGGCGTGCGTCGCCGTCGTCTGCCAGGACGCCGCGCCGCGCCCCCGCGGCAGCGAGGCCGACGGCGACTGGATCCTGCCCGGCAAGGCGCTACGCGAGAGCTGCGCCTACGACGCCCGCGTGCAGAACCAGGCCGAGCTGACCGACGCGTGGCGTGAGGCGTCCGCGATCGCCGCCACCCTCAACACCGGACTGGAGGACGTGACCGGCGTCGACCTGCGCGCCGAGGACATCGAGGTGCTCCTGGCCGCCGAGCGCGGCCTGCTCACCGGCGACTCCCGCTTCCCGGACACGATCAACGAGATGCGCTTCACGAAGCCGGGGGACAGCCACCACGCGGAGCGGCTCTCGGGCCCGCAGCGACGCCGGGTCCGGGACCGGCTGGGGCTGGTCGAGGCCGGCCAGACGCGGCCGCGCCAGGCCGGCCGGCCGGAGCTTTCCACGGGTGGAACGGGGTGGACCGAGACTGTGTACCAGCTGACCGCCGCCGGCTACATGGTGCTCGCCGCGATCCGCCGGCACGGCGTGGAGCCGGAGCAGCGCGACGGCCTCGCCATGCGACCGAACCTGCCCCCGGACCAGGGGTTGGTGACCGAGGGCGGCGCGCTAACGATCATCGACGCGGGCGCGGCCCGGCTCGGTCCGGACGGGTTCACCATCGCCGAGTCGCAGACGCCGTGGACGGACGCGGGGTCGGGCGATGACGCCGCCGCGCAGGTGCAGATGTACTTGCGCCTGGCCGCCGCCGTTGAGGACGGATATGCCGAGATTGTCGGGGAGCCCGACGATGATGGGCACCAACTGTTGAAGATCACCCCGGCCGGGATCGCCCGGCTGGAGCGATCCCGAAGCAAGCCCTGAACCGTCGCAGGCGGCGGGCCCGGCCGACCCCGGGCCCGCCGCCTGCCGTGCTCCCGCCCTTTCCGTCTGATCGTCCGCACCACGGGAGGCCACCGCATGGACGACGAGATCACCGTCCGTGACGTGAGGAACGCGTTACGCGATAAGGAATATAGGCACGCCAACGAGACCGAGCTTGAGAGAGGCATCGACGAGGTCCTTACCAAGATGGGCCTGACCGTGCGGCGACAGGTCCGGCTCAGCGAACGAGACCGCATCGACCTGGCCACCGAACTGCCCCGCACCGACGGGCCCGCGATCCGGGTCGGCATCGAGATCAAGGTGCAGGGGCCAGCCCACACGGTCCGCCGGCAGCTGACCCGCTACACCGAACACGACGAGATCGACGCGCTGCTGCTCGTCACCACCATGTACAAGCACATGTTCGAGATCAGCCCCCACACCGAGGACTGCCCGCCCGGCCACCGCGCCGGCGCGCGCCGAATGCTGGCCGGCAAACCGTTCGAGCTGGTGCTGCTGCGCCGGGGTTCGTTCTGATGGCCCGCGAGTACGGCGGGTACGCCTACGTCGAGAAGTTCCACAACCGCAAGACCCCCGTGTTCATGGTGGCGGCGGTGCCGCACGTACGGCAGGTCTTCAAGCGACTGTTTCCCGGCCACCGGCAAAACCCCGACGACACCAGTCAGCTGGTCATCTCGGCGACGCTGGCGAACGCCCGCGACCTGAAATGGTTCCTCGACCGGTATCCGCTGCACCCTATAGACGACGACTCCCGCACCCGCCTGCTCGAGCTCGCCGGCGGACACGTCGACGGCGAGCAGGCCTTGGACCAGATCTTCGGCGGGCAGGTCCCCGAACTGGTCGGCGAGCAGGAACTGGCGATCACACCCCGCAAATACCAGCTCGTCGTACCGGCGATGGTCCGGGCCCGCGGCTTCCTGATCCTCGGCGACGACCTCGGGGCGGGAAAAACGCTCTCCACAAGCCTCATCTTCACCGACCCGGAAGCGTTGCCCGCCCTGGTGGTCGCACCCACCCACCTGGTCGACCAGTGGGCGTACGAGGAGCTGCCGAAGTACTTCCCGTGGATCCGAACCCACATCCTGCGCCAGCGCGCCCCCTACACGGTGGCCGAGCACCGCTCCTGCCGCGGGCAGGAACCACACGTCCTGGTCTCCACCTACGGCATGCTCACCGGCTGGGCCGACGAACTGGCTGGCACCCGCCGCACCGTGATCTTCGACGAAGGCGACGAGCTGCGCACCGGCGAGGGCACCCACAAGCACGAGGCCGCGCTGCACGTCGCCCGATCGGCAAAATACCGGATCCTGGCCACCGGCACGCCCGTGCACAACTACGGCGACGAGTTGTGGAACCTGGTCGACCTGCTCAGCGAAGGCGCCCTGGGCACCAAGGACGAGTTCCGCCACACCTGGGGCGGTAAGAAGGTCACCGACCCGCGCGCGCTCGGTCAGTTCCTGCGCGAAGAGGGCATCATGCTGCGCCGCACGCTCGAAGACGTCGGCATCGAGCTGCCGCCACTGTCCCAGATGATCTACCCGATTGAGACCGACCACGACGTGCTCAAACGGGAGATGGACGCGATCCTCGCGATGGCCATGAAGGTGGTCGGCGACGGCGACCGCATGGAGCGGTGGAGCCTGTCCGGCCAACTGGACATGAAGATCCGCAAGGCCACCGGGGTGGCCAAGGCCCCGCACGTCGCGCGGTTCACGCAGATCCTGCTGCAGGGCACTGAGAAGGTCGTCCTGGTCGGCCACCACCACGAGGTCTACGACATCTGGCGCCGCGAGCTGGCCGAGTACAACCCGGTCTTCTACACCGGCGAGCAGTCCAAGAAGCAGAAAGCGGAGACCAAACACCGGTTCACCCGCGGCGACTCGCGGGTGTTCGTGCTGGCATTGCAGTCCGGGTCCGGGCTGAACGGGTTGCAGGAGGTCTGCAACACGATGGTCTACGGAGAGTGGGGCTGGTCGCCGGCCCGGCACAAGCAGATCGGCGGCCGGATCTTCCGGCCGGGTCAGAAGAAACCCGTGTCGATCTTCTTCCCAATGTCCAACGGCGGATCCGACCCGCCGATGGCCGACCTCATCGAACTGAAACGGCGGATCGCCGAACCGATCACCGACCCGGACGCGGACATCGTCATGCCTTCCGCCGACGAAGCCGCCAAACGCGTGCGGCAGATGGCCGAGGCGCTGCTGCGCAGCCACGGCATCGACCCCCGCAAGGCCGCGATGCCGGACCCGGTGCCCGGCAGCGGCGAGCTCATCTCCGCCGGCACGTGGCAGCAAACCGACCCCTTGGTCGCGGAACGCAGCCGCGCGCACGCCGCCGACATCGAAGCCGACCTGGCGCTGGCCCAACTCGAGGCGCCGCCGTCTCGACCCAGCCGGGAAGCGCTCGCCGGCAGGCTGGTCGGTGACCGCTCGTGATGGGCGCGACGCATGCGGCGACCGGCGCCGTGGCCTGGCTCGCCGGGTGCGCCACCGCGGCCGCGTTCGGTCACGACCCGGGTGTCTACCAGGTGGTGGTCGGCACGCCGCTGGCCGCGTTCGGGGCGATCTGGCCGGACATCGACCACCCCAGCGCCAGCATCGCCCGGTCGCTGGGCTGGCCCACCCGCCGGCTCGCCGACCTGGTCGCCTGGGCCGGCCGGCGGCTGCACGCCGCCACCCGCACCCCACTGGACCGCGTCGACCTCGACGGCCATAGGACGATCACCCACACCGTGCTGTTCTGCGTGCTGTCCTTCGTCGGGTTCGGCGTGCTCGGCCAGTACGGTGGCGTCTGGGCGCCCACCGCGATGATCGCGTTCGCTACGGCGACCGCGTTGCGGGCACTGAAGGTTCGACGACGTCGCCGGTTCGTGATCGCCGCGATCGTCGCGCTACTGACCACCGGCGTCGGCCCCGTGATCGGCCTGCTTCCCGGAGAGGTGAACCCCGCCGTCCTGGCCGAGCTGACATGGCTGGTCGAATTGAAGTGGCCGGCACCGTCGGGCTGGTGGCTCGGCTGGGCGATCGGCGGCGGCGCGCTGGTCCACAACCTCGGCGACCGGATGACCAACACTGGCGTGCCGCTAGCGTTCCCGGTCAAGATCGGCGGGAAGCGGTGGCGCACCTTCAAGTCAGCGCGGTGGTGCCGATTCGAGACCGGCGCGGCCGGCAACCCGGAAGGCCTGATCAGGTTCTGCTCGCTGGCCGGGTGCCTGATCGCGCTCGCCGGTATGGCGCACTTCCGGTGGCCGCAGGTCGCCGCTGGCGTCAACGAGGTGGCCGCCCGGGTCTTCTGAGGCACGGTCGCCCGAATGAGGTGAGGATGACATCCGGAAGTGTCCGGTTTCGCCCTTACTGCCGTGTCGCGGGGTATCGTGCCGTTGTGCGGAATCCCGCGCCCTCGTCCGGCCCCCTGCCGGCGTGCACATAGATCTTCCGATCGCCGACGGTGAAGGTCGGCGAGCGGGGGGGAGGACCGACTACGGTCGGCTGATCCCTCGGCGCCGCGGCTACCGGCTTAGCTGCGGTGCGCGGCGGCGGCGTAGGACTGGGGCGGTTGTGCATGGCCTCCGCACCCTGCCCGGTCCTGCGCCGCCGCCGCATTCCCCCCGGAACAGAGCAAAGCGTGTGTTGTGCGCCCAGGGGCCGTCGAGCTGGTTGAGCTCGGTGTGCGGCGTGGGGAGCGCACGGCAGGTGGTCGGACTGATCCACACTTCCTTGACCAGCGATGCTACCCGCGCAACGGGCGCGTTTCCGGTGCAATCGGAACCCTCGCAGCTAATCGGGCGCGTCTGGTCAAACCCGACCTGCCACCAGGGGGGCGGAAAATCTCCGTCACGGTGCTGTGTATTTTCCGGGGGTCGGTGTAGCCTGGGCGGGTGGAATCCCCTTCGACCAGCAGGAGCCCTCGAATGCCTGACCTGCCCCAGCTGGCGATCGCTGACCAGTGCCCCGACCCCGGCTGCGAGGTGCCGATCGGCACCAAACACCGGATCGACTGCCTAACGGCGGTCTGCCTCGCGACCGGTCAGCAGCGCATCACGCACGCCGACGACTGGCACGTCGCCGGGCACCCGATCGGCAACGACGACGGACACGACTGCGGCGAGGACCTGTGGACCGGCCGGGCCCGTGGCACCGCCGAGGCCGCCGCGCACGGGCTGTTCGTGCGCCAGGCGACCGACGCCGACGCGCCGCTGACCGGCTGGATCCCCTGCCAGCCCGGCGACCCCGGCGCCCAGCCGGACCTGCACCGGGTCGCCCGCGCCGGCCGCTGGAATCCCGTCCGCCACGTCTGGGAGATGCCCGAGGCGGCCGACCGTGGCTGACGTCGTGATCAAGGCCGACCGTGACGTGGACCTGTACGTCATCTGGTCCACCGAGTGGGATCGCCCCGAGGCGTGGGGCACCCGCGAAAAGATCCTGGCACGGCTGACCGAGGAATTTGAGCGCCGGTTCCCCGGCGCCGAGCACAACGCGGTCACCGACCCGCGTGGTCGCCTCGACCGGGCCGACGCCACCGGCACCTCAGCCGCCGGCGGCGGGTTCTGCTTCTTCGGCGCCTGGGATCACGAGGCCCTCGTCTACGAGGAACTCGGGCTTCTCCCGCGCGCCAAGCTGGCGGACGCGATCGCCGCCCTCGACATCAATCGCCCCGACCTGGTGTGGCCCCTGCTCGAACCGTTCGAGGCGGTGCCTCGTGGCTGAGGGGTCGCTCATCGGCTGGCTGGACCAGCCCGGCTACCGACCGTGGACGCTGAACCCCGGCATCGGCTGCACGCCCCGCTCGACCGGCTGCCGGTCGTGCTTCGCGCCACGGTCGGCGATCCGGCAGGCCCACTACGAGGGCCGCGGCGGCATCGTCGCCAAGGACGACGCCGGCCGGACCGTGTGGACCGGGAAGGTCATCACGTTCCCGGAGCGGCTGGAGCGCCCGCTCCGGACCAAGACCCCACACATGATCTTCGTGAACGCGTTGATGGAACTGTTCGACCCGCAGGTCAGCCGCGAGTTCATCGACAAGGTGTGGCAGATGATGGCCGCCACCCCACAGCACATCTACGTGATCTTCTCCAAGCTGGCCAAGCGGATGCACGACATCGTCACCGCCATGGTCGCCAAGTACGGCATTCTGCCAAACGTCTGGCTCGGCGCCAGCGTGGAGAACCAGCGGTACGCGCAGATCCGGCTACCCTGGCTGTTCCGTACCCCGGCCGCGATCCGGATCGCCTCGTGCGAGCCACTGCTCGGCCCGGTCCGGCTCGACAGCATCCCGCTCGGCAATGGCCGCTTCATGAACGCTCTCGACGGCCGGATCATCCGGACAGTGAGGGGCGTCCTCACCGCCGACCCCGAGCGGTCTGACGTCCACCTCGACTGGGTCATTGTCGGCGGTGAGTCCGGCCGCCGCGACGACGTCCGACCGATGCACCCGCAGTGGGCCCGCGACCTGCGCGACCAGGCGAGCGCCGCCGGCATCGCGTTCTTCTTCAAGCAGTGGGGGAACTGGGCCCCCGCTCCATGGCAGGTCCCGCTGTGCGACCCGGCCACCGGCTGGCAGGGCACCGACGAGGAGCTCGCCGCGGCGAAGCTCGCGGCGGAGAAGGTCGGCGCCACGCACGCTTACCCGGTGTGGGCCCACCGGTACGAATGGATGATCACCGAGGCCACCGGCAAGCCGTGGTCGACGGAACGGAAAGCACTCGCCGACAACGAGCCGCACGCGCCGATGCGGTTCTTCCCGGGCAAGAGCGCCGGGTACGAACTGGACGGGCGCCCATGGCAGCAGTGGCCGTCCGTCGACGGCCGGATCGTCGAAGCCACGCCGGGGGAGTTGGTGCCCAGTGCCTGAGTCGACCAGCCTGCCCGGTGACGGGCTGGCGCACATCCGGGAACAGTTCGCCGTGCCGGCCGCCGGCCTGATCCACATCGAAATCAAACGCCGGGCCGGGGCCATCGTCGGCGCCGAGGCCGACAACCTGCTCATCCGGTTCCGCGGTGACCGCACGGTGATGGCCAAGCACCCGACGCGGGACGCCCGCTACCTGCCGGCCGACCCCGCAGACATCCTCTTCCTCCGCGAGGTCGAGGCCGGGCGGGTCTACCGCGTCGAACAGCGCAGCAGCCGGTACGCCATGAACCGGCGCACCTGGCAGCGGTGTACCCGGCTCGCCAGCATCTGCGCCGAGATCGGCCTGATCCAACTGCTGCCCGACGGCACCACGGCGGGAACGTACGAGCTCACCGACGAAGGCCGCGCCACCCTGGCCGCGCACCAGAGGCTCGTCACCACCGGCCCGTTCAGCCCGCCCCAAGCCTTCTAGAAAGGCACTCCCACCTGCGGAAGTGGAACTAGAGACCCGGACAAGAGGAGCCATTTTGAACGCGCCCGCTATCGCCGAAGACCGGATCCCTGCCGGGGAGCCGGAAAGCTACTACGTCGACGTCGACCCCCGCGCGCTGATCCTCAAGCGGAACGTCCGTATAGACACCAAGGTTGACGCCGAGTTCGTCGAAAGCATCCGCGAACGCGGCGTGCTGCAGCCCATCGTCGCGTTCGACAACGGAGGCGACCTGGAGGTCCTGATTGGACATAGGCGGACGCTGGGCGCGATCGCCGCTGAGCGTGCGACGGTACCGGTCCGGGTGATGAGCGCACCGGAGGACGTCGACCGGCTGGTCGACCAGCTCGTCGAGAACGACCACCGCGAGGCGGTCACGCCCGCCGACCGTGTCCACGCTTACGACCAGCTGACCCTGCTCGGGGTGCCGGCCGGCGAGATCGCCCGGCGGACCGCTCGGCCCCGTGCCGACGTCGACGCCGCTCTGGCCGTCGCCGCCAGCAAGTCCGCGAAAGCGGTCGTCAACAGGTACGCGTTCCTGACCCTCGCGCAGGGCGCAGCGGTCGCCGAGTTCGACGACGACAAAGAGACGGTCAAGGCGTTGGTGGCGGCCGCCGGGCGGGGCGTCAACTTCGACTACGTGCTGAGCCGGGCCCGCGATAACCGCGAGTCGGCGCGGGCGAAAGCCGACCTGCTGGCCAAGCTGGAAAGCAAAGGCGTCACGGTCGTCGAGTACACCGGGGCCATGTGGCGGCAGTCGCTGGACAACCTCATCGACGTCGCCAGCGGCGAGCAGCTGACCAAGGCCAAGCACCGCAAGTGCCCCGGCCGGGCCGTCTACCTGACCGAGAAGCGTTCCGGCAACGGCTGGGACGCGGTGGACATCTGCGTCGACCCGAAGGCCAACGGGCACCGTGACCGGTGGGGCAGCGACAGCGCCGGCGCCCGCAAGGCCGAGGACGCGGAGAAAGCCAAGCAGGAGCGCCGTGAGGTGCGGGAGAACAACGCGGCGTGGCGCACCGGCGAGAAGGTTCGCCGGGACTGGCTGCGCGCGTTCCTGACCCGTAAGGCCGCGCCGAAGGGCGCTGCGGCGTTCCTGGCCTCGTGCCTGGCTTCGTCGGACGACTACCAGATCAGCTCGGCCCGGGAGAAGGGCAACACGGTCGCGCACCTGCTGTTCGGCCTGCCCGAGCCGGCCAAGGGCTGGCGGCGGGGCGAGCAGGAGGGCACCGGCCTGGACAGCCTGGTGACCGCGTCGACCAGCGAGGCACGCGCCCAGATGGTCGCGCTCGGCATCGTGTTGTGCGCGTACGAGGAGATGACCGACACCAACTCGTGGCGTTACCGCCGCGACGGCACGGCACGGTACCTGCGGTTCCTCGAGGCGAACGGGTACGCGTTGAGCCCGGTCGAGGAGCTCGCGTGCCAGGCCGCCCCCGCCACCGAGTTCGGTGACCCTGATCCTGACGCCGAAGACGGCGACGACGAGGTGGCGGAGGCCGCGTATGCCGGCTGAGCCGACACCGGAGAACCTGCTCACGGTCACCGCGTACGGTGCGACAAACCGCCTCCAGCAGATCATCGACGCGATCCGGTTGCTGGATGAGCTACATGGCGCGCGTGAGCTGAAGGATATGGACCGGCTCGACTCGCGGTGCAAGACCTGCCGGGACTCAAGCGGCAAGCCCTGCCCGTGGCCGTGCGAGACGTACCTGCGGTTCGCCGAGCTGTTCCAGATCCCGGTGGCGGAGGACAGCATCCGGCTGTTCCACGCGATCGGGAGATGGCGTAACGGCGGCCCGCAGCCGGATTGGGGCAGCCTCACCGACGCTGCACTGGCGGTCGGCGAGCAGCCCGCGATCGGAGGTGCGCAGTGAAGCGGAAGAGGTTGCTCGTCGACGGGCTGCTCCCGCTGCCGGAGCGGCCGGCGCCGACGTACCCGGAGTACGAGCAGCTGCTCGCCGACGCCGAGGCCTCGCTACGCGCCGACGGCGGGTTCGTCGACCCGGCGAAACTGCGCCGGCAGACCCTGCTGCCGCGTAGCTGGGACTGGCAGGTCGCGGTGCTCGGCCACGACTATCCACCGAACGTGCTGCAGATGCATGTGCTGCTGCTGGCCCACGATCGGGACCTGGATCCGCCGCTGCCGCAGTGGCTGCTCGAGGCCCGGGCCGCGGCCGCTGAACGCCGGGAGCAACTCGACGCCACGCGTAAGGCCCTCGACGACGCCGACCGGGCGGAATGGGAAGCCGCCGTGACCGGCGTCGCCGTCGAAGTGGAGGTGCTCCGCAACGGCCACGCCCGCCCCCGGCACGGGCAGTCTCACCACCTCGGCCACGTCGTCCCGAAGGTCGACGTGGTGTCCGGCGCCGCGCGGCGGCCGCGGCGGCACCGCGCGGGCCGGGCGTTGCGCGAGTCCGAGCGGCGCGCGCGGCCGCTCGACCTGTCCGGCGGTGCCGGCGGGCCAGCGACCTGCGTGTCCTGCCTGATGTATGTCAAGAAGATCCGAGTGGAGGAGCCATCGTGACCGACCTGAATATCGCGGAGCGCGAGGCGCTCATCGATCACCTCGCCGAGAAGCCGGCCGGGTCGGGGGTGTTGACGCCGTTGGAGCGGTACATCCGCGACGGCGGCACGCTGGCCGGCTACGTCGCCGGGTGGAAGCGGGACCGCGACGAGAAAGCCCGCGCAGGCGAGCCCACCGTCGAGGACCTGGACCGGGCGTTGGCCGCAGCGGTGGACGGCTACGGCACCGTCCGTGACTACCTGACGGAACTGCTGACCTCGTTCTGGTGTGGTCGTGCCGATCCCAAGTACGGGATGACCGGCGATTCGAGCTGGCAGTACGACATCTACAGGGCGCTGAACCAGGTCGGCCTGATCGCGGGATGGAGGGACGGGTACGGCCTGGACAAAGCCGAGGAGTCGAAGGCAGACGAGCTGATCAGCGCCGTGATTAAGCGCATGGCGGGGGTCCGGTCCGAGTAGGGCGTCTGCTGGTGAGGCTGGCACGATAGGCCATAGCGATATGCGGGAGTCACGTATAGACTGTGGATGTCACTCCTATTACGTGAGGATCACAGCTATGGCGACCAAGAATCGGACCCTGAGCGTCGGCCCGGAGAGCGAGACGCTGTGGGAGCGCGCCACCGCGAACGCCAGGCGGGCCGGTGTCCCCCTCTCGACGTTCGTCGAGTCCGCGCTCGCGGCTCACCTCGGCGGGACCGAGGCGTGCGAGGTGCGGATCCACGACGGCGTCAAGCTCGTACGCCGGGAGCGTTTCGCCGGCCGGTGGCTCACCGACCCGCCCGGCCTGCCACACATCCCCGAGGACCAGGGCGCTGGCGGCAAGTACAGCAAGGGCTGGACGATCCACATCGCGGAGACCGAGCGCGGTCGGTTCGTGGTCGCCTTGTGCGCCTTCTACCGCGACATACAGCTTCTCGACGTCTACCGGGACGGGGGCAGCGAGATGCACGTGTTCGACACCTTCGAGGACGCGTGTGGGGCGATCACCAACGACGGTCGGCTGAAAAACCAGGACTCGGTGTACGTCGACAACCTGGTTGTCGCCTGGCCTGAGGCGCTGGCGCAGGCGAGGAAGGCGCTGGCGGAAACAGCCGCGCAGGTTCGCTGGAACGACATCTAGACCAACCTCACCCGCGCCTTGAGGCGGTGGCCACCACGTCGGCTGAGGTCGGCGGTGGCCGCCGCCTTTTCGTAATCCCATGACCCGAAAAGAGTCCGACCCGTCCTATATGGTGGTTTTCGCGGCATGGGTAGCGAATTGATGGGGGAGGTGGGCCGGTGGGGCTGCTGAAGGGCACATGTCACGGCGGACCGCTCAACGGCCAGGAGCGGGCCAGCCGGTACCCGGCCGGGTTCCTGGCCGCCGACAAGACAGCCAGCCGAGCCTGGCTGTACGACTGGCGCGACGACGGCTTCCACGTCCGCGAGGAGCAGGGCCGCGAACTCGACGGCGGCCGGGCGATCCAGGCCGCGGTCGGCGACGAGTACGACGTGATCGCTGTCCCCGGCGAGGGCGAGGGCGACGATGGCGGCGCATAACCCGAACACGGACCAGATCTCGGCCGCGATCTGGCGACTGTGGACCGACTTCGACGAGATCGAGTCGTCCGCCCTGCTCAGCGGCGTGTACGCGTCCAAGGACGGGTACCACAACTACCGCAACGCGTTGCGGCTGCTGGACTACTCGACTGGCCGCCACGTCCCCGCCGACAAGCTCGGCTCGGGAGCCAAAGCGTCGGCGATCGACCTGACCCTGTCCGACGCCGCGATGCGCAAGTACACCGGCCGGCTCGACGCCGCCGCCCGGGCCCGCGACGTGCGCCTCTACACCCCCCGCGGACCGGTGCTGCGTGAGTTCATCGGCACCAAGGACAACCGCACCGTCTACTGCTACGTGCTGGTCGGTGGCCTGCCGCTCGGCGTCGGCGCGGACGCGGGCCCGGACCCGGGTCGCGACGAGACCCACCTGTGGCATATCCACCTCTCGATCATCAGGCAGTTCTGCGAGGACTGGGCCGCCCTCGACGGCGTGCTGTCCGTCCTACGTGGAGAGAAGCTTGCCGACTGGCAGGCCAGGACGGAGACAGACATGACCCCGGAACAGTCCAAGGAATTCCGCGACATCGTCTTCGCGGTGACCAGGGGCATCCCCAACCCCGCCGGCTCCGGCCGGGTGCCGCTGCAGGTCTGGGCCGCCTGGATGACCGGCGCGGTCAAGGCGCTCGCCACCGCGGTCGGCAACGTCGACGAGGCCACCAAGGCGCAGCTGCAGCAGGACCTGACCGCCCTGCAGGACGGGATCGAGGCGTTGCCGGAGCGGGCCGTGGCCCTGTTCGCTGGCGACACCCCGCAGCAGATCGCCGACTGGCTCCGTCAGGAGCTCGGCGACAAGGCGAACGAGGTCGGCCAACTGCTCACCACCACCGGCTGAACGATGTGGTCGGACAGGTACGACGCGGAACAGGGCGACCAGCCGTTGTCCGCGGACCCGTACACGAGCCCGGGCCTTCCGCCCTGGGAGGCCCGGCCCCGGATGGGGCTCGCCGGGCGGGCCGCCGTCGCCGTGGTCGGGCTGGGTATGGCCGCGCTTCTGGTCGCCAGCACCGTCCGGGCCTGGCACGTCGTCGACCAGGTCATCAGCAACCGGTAACCGGAAGAGACGACGCGAACACAAAAACGGCCCCGCCCGCACCCTGATGGGTGCGAGCGGGGCCATTTCGTGGGTTACGAGCGGTCGGCGGCTATACGCTGACCGGTCCAATCAGGAAGGCGCACACAACATGAGCCGTCAATGGGTCCGGGCGTTGCTCGGCCGTTACTGGGTCCGGGTGACGCTTGCCGGCATCGGGTTCCTGGCCGCGTGCGCGGCCGCGCTCGGGCTGGCGCTCGCCGCGGCCGCCTGCCTGCACCATCTCGGGCCGGCCACCATCTAGGCGCTGCGGACCCCGTCCGGGCCTACGATGCGGACCGTCTCAGCCGGCGTCGCGTAGACCGGTTTCGCCTTGACCAGGTTCAACGCCAGCATCCACTGGCCGACCCGGGGAAACCGGCGCTCGACCACCCGGGCCAGCGCGTAGTAGCCGGCGGTGACCACACCGGTCGCGACGATCACCGCGGTCGCGGACGGCCGGTTCGGCAGCACCGCGATCGTGTAGTTGGCGTTGATCCAGGACAGCAGCGCGCCGATAGTGATCGGCACCCAGGTCCGGATCGTCGACTCGACCAGGCCGGGCGGGAAGTGGCGGCCGAGCAGGTCCACGAGGAACCCGCGCGGGTCGTGGCCGGGGTCCGGCGCCTGAGGGTACGAACTCATGATCTCTCCCTCGGTGGAGTGTGGTGGGATCACCCGCCGCCAGTGGGCGCGGGAGTAGGCGACGGTGACGGGCTCGTGGCGGGAAGACCCAGCCGGGTGAGCACGCACTCTTTGAGCTTGCGGTCGTAGGTCGGTCCGGCCTCATCCGGGTAGAGCCGCGCGCACTGTCCCATGTAGATACTCACGAGGAGCACGTACTGGAACGCCTCGGCGGTGCGCTTGCGACCCTCCTCGTAGCACTGCCTGCCCGGCGTCGTGCACTCCAGGATCGTCTCGTTGGTCTGGCTGGTCGAGTCGAGGACCTTACGGTTCTGCCAGGACACGACACCGAGCAGGGCCACGAGCGTGATCACCACGACGACGCCGGCACCGATCCACTTCTGGCCCCGCTTACGGCGCCTCTCGCCGGCCTGCACGTCCAGCCGCAGGGCGCGGACCTCTGTCCCGAGGTTGGTCAGGGACGTCACAAGGGTGGTCAGGGCCTGTTCGAGCGCGGTGGGCTCACCCCCGGGCCCGGCGCGGTCGATTGCGTTCATCGCTGTTCCCCCTCGCTCGCCTGCGGTTTAGGGTGTTCGGTGGCGGCTAAGAGCTCGCCCTTGAGTTCCTGCACCAGGCGCTGGAGGTCGGCGACGGCCTGGTCAAGGCCTTCGGCGACCAGGACCAGCCGGTTCTCCACAGCACCGGATTCTTGTGGTGTGGGCATCAACTGCCTCCGCCTCTTGGCCGTCGGCTGTATTGACGTTCTTCCTGCATGGCCTGCAGCAGGTCGGCGGACTGCTTGGCGGCGTGCGTGGCGGACGTCAGCGCCGGGATGACCCGCTCCAGGAGTAACTCGTTGAGTCGTCGGTTTTCGGCTTCCATCCGATCGGCCCGGTCTTGTTCGCGTTTGTGCGCGTTCCTGGCGAAGACGATCAGTCCGACGGCGACGATGCCGAGTACGCCGTACTGCGCGAGGTCGACCAGCCCGGTGGGGGTCGCCTCCGCCGCACTCGCGAGGGCGTACAGGTAGGTGGTGGTGGACAGCAGCATGTGGACACCCCTTCACCGCCGCCTTAGAAGTACGTGGTGATGATCACGATGGGGGCGCCGCCGACCGCGCCCGCCCGGGCGGCCTGGCCCGCGCCGTTGTTGAAGGCGGGCCCGGCACCGCCGCCGTAGTTGGCGCCGACGCCGCCGACCGCGCCAGTGGTCACCGCGGTGATCCGGCCCTGACCGGACAGGTGCGAGCGGCCGCACAGTCCACCGCGTAGCGCTTGACCGCTGTGGACCTGACTGTTCGAGCCGTCACCGCCGGGGATGTTGATGTCGCCGCCGCTGGCGGCGCCGCCGCTGCCGCCGGCCGCGAGGAAGTTGCCGCTGGTGTTGTCGCCGCCCTCGCCGCCGCCGCCGCCGTTGGCGGTCAGGTACGCGCCGAACGTGACGTTTCCGGCGTTGCCGCCAGGGCTGGTGCCGGCCGCCCCGGCGGCGCCGGCCGCACCCATGGTCACCACAACGGTGTCGGTGATGTCGGCGGAGTCGAAGTACTTCTCGCAGTAGCCGCCACCCCCGCCGGGGGCGCCCAACGCGGTCTCACCGGCCGAGGTGGCGGGCACGCCGCCGCTGCCGCCGCCCCCGGCCTGCGCCTGCACGAGGTGACCGCGGGCGTTGATCGGCTTCACCCATGTCTCGCCGGCCAGGAGCACCTGGCGGATCACGGACCGGTTCAACCGGGCGACGACCTTCACGTTGCCGGCCAGGATGACCGAGGCGTTGTTCGGAACCGTCACCTCGAGGACCGCGTACTGGTGGATGGACCCGTTGGAGGTGATGGCCGGCGCTCCGGCCCCGGGTGTGCCGGCCACGATCTTGTTGGTGATGGCGCCGCTCGACCGGGCCAGCTCGAGCACGAGCAGGTCGACGCGCGTCGACCCGGACGTGTTCGCCGAGATGGCCTTGATGATGTCGGTGGTGCCGCTGCTCCACACCCGTCCCCACAGAGTCACGAACCGGTTCGCGCGGATCGTCACCTGCCGGGCTGAGCCGTCGGCGTACGCGATCGCGGGGTCGCTGGGAACGCCGGCGATGCCGTCTCCGGCCATGGCGTACCGGCCGACCATCTCGTACTCGGCGCCGGCGTTGACGGCGCCGGAGTTGTGGGTGGACGCCGGCCACGAAGACTCGGCCAAGGGGATCCCTCCTTCGGACAGGCGTGAGCGGCCCGGCGGCGCACCAAGCGCGCCGGGCTGATCAGGAACGGACTTAGGGTGGGTGGCTACACCGAGCTGGTGGTGCGTTCCAGCCGGCCGATACGCCGGTCCATCGCGCGTAGCCTGCGCACCGAGACCGGGTCGGCGGTCGCGGCCTGGGAGCCGACGACGGGGGCGAAGATCTCACCCGCGGTAGCCCACGCCTGCAGGTGCACGGACCGGACGATGTCGATGACCTGCTCACCGGGGTAGGTCTCCTGCGCCACGACCGAACCGAGGGTGTAGTGCTGGCCGTACCGCATGTCGGGGGTGTCGGCCACGTTCGCGGGGATCCGCGCGGTCTCCGCACCCTCGGCGAGCTCCTGGTCCCCGGCCTCCTCCAGTTCGGCGGTCGGGCTGGAACCGGGCCGCGACACCAGCCGCTCGATACGCCCCCAGGCGGCTTCGGCGGCCGCGTTGGTCCGCTCGATGACGAGCCGGTCGGCGCCGTCGCCCTGCCCGCCGACCAGGGCCGCGGTGACCGTGGGGCCGTTCATCTCGTACGCCAGGTACTTCGCGTTCCCCCATTCGAAGCCGAACCGGACGGTGCCGGAGACGTCCGGTGGGTCGTAGGTCTCGACCAGGATCTGGTCGCCGACCTGCCGGGTGCGGACGCCGAGCCCGCCGCCGGCCAGGGCCATGCGGCGCACGACGTCGAGCACCGGCTCGAACAGGGCGGCCTTGGCGTCGATGGTGGATCCGACGCTGGCCAGCGACCCCAGTACCAGCTGCGGCACCCGCCGCTCGCTGCGGGCGCTCGGCCCGGCGCTGGCGTCGACCAGCTCGCGGATGGCCAGCTCGGCGTTGCCGGAGAAGGTCCAGTTGTCGATGACCTGCAGGGCGGGCGCGACGTCCGGGTCTGGGTAGGCGAGCCGGCCAGCGGCCCACATAAGGTCGTCGGTGAAGTTGACCCGGATGTTGCCCAGGCCGGCGTTCTCGCCGTCGTCCGAGCGCTCGAAGTTGCTGGACTCGATCGGGCCCGCGGTGAAGACGTCGCCGTTGCGGATGACGACCACGCGGTTGCCGGGTGAGATCTGCTGCCGTACCCATGGCAGACCGGGGGAAGTGAAGAACCCGGACGCGGGTTCGTTGAAGCGCAGCGTGGCGTCCAGCTGGGTCCAGCAACAGACCGGGTCACCGACCGGCACAAGGTTCCGGTCGGTGATCAGGAGGGTGTAGTCGGCCAGGTCGTTGAGGGTGATCTGCGGTTCGGTCATCTCTACGCCCCGTCGTACCGGTTGAAGTAGCGCAACTGCGTCTTCGTGCCGGCGGCCGCGCCGGCGACGTCGAACTCGATCTCGTTGAGGTCGGGGATGAGAGGCCACAACTGGGCGGCTGGCCAGTTCAGGGCACCGACCAGGTTGATGTCGGCTGGGCCGCGGACCATCGGCCGCGGCCGCGCGGTCCGGATGGTGATCTGCTCGCCGGAGGTCAGGGCGTGGTCGAGGGTGAACGCCTTGCCGGTGGTGTGGTTGGTGGCGGCGATCGAGGTCATCGGCCCGGTGATGGTCCATTCCGGCCACGCGTCAACGTCTCCGACGTTGGTGATCGTGGCTTCGCCCAGCACCTGCGAGTCGGAGACGGTGAAGAACGGGTCGAAGAACGAGACCGGCGTGCCGACGTAGGAGTGCTCGATGACGGTCTCTTCGACGTCGCGCCAGTAGCCGTCCGGCGCGAGGAACGTGACCACGGGCTGGGCTTTGACCCAGTTTTCGCCGGGCTCACCCCGCAAACCCGACTCATAGAAACATCTCAGTTCCCTGGCTGAACCGTCGGGCCGGGCCACCCGCAGCACCCCTAGCTGTCCACGGTGGACGGTCATGAGGATGGCGCGTTTGATGGCCCGATAGCGGGTCAGGAACTCCATGTGCGTGTCGCCGGCGATGTACAGCGGCCACGTGACCCGGCCGCTCTCGGCACGGATGAACCGGGGCTCGCCGCCGCCGCTGGCGAGCGGGTCGAGGATGATCTCGTACTCGACGGCGCCCCACCCGCCGGGCCCGTTCGTCGTGAACCAACCGGAGTCGTCGTCGACGTTCGTCAACTCCCAGACCTGCCCGGTCGGGTCCGTCCAGGTGGCGTACATGGTGCCGATCTCCGAGGCGAAGCTCACGTGCGACCCTCCTCCTCGCTCGCGTGGAACCGGGTCGTACGCTGTTGCACCGGGGCCTGTTACCGGCTGGCCCACACACGAACGGACCCAACCCCTACCGCCATCGGGGTTGAGTCCGTTCGTCGCTAGTGGGGACGGTCGATGCGGGCCAACGTCTCGTCGGCCGCCTGCATGGCGCGCAGCCGGCCGGGTGTGAGCGTGGTGTTCGCGAACGTGAACTGGTAGGTGTTGCCGTCGCGGGGTGCCGCGGCGCCGGCCCGCGCCAGCTCGTGCAGGTCCTCCCACTGGCCGGGGGACATCACCGGCTCCGGCTGCCCGGTGCCGTTCCAGATCGGCGGGTTCCACCCCGGCTGAAGGAATCCGCCCTCATCCATGGCCCAGTGGATGTGGGCGTTGGGCATTCCGGCCACACCGTGCTGGTTGAGCAGCGCCTGCGAGTACCGGTGGTGCTGCCCGTTGTGGATGTTCCGGGCCGCGTCGCCCAGCCAGATCAGCTCACGGGTGAGCTTGAAGAAGTTGTCGTGGATGTAGTCGAAGACGTCCTTGCGGGGTGGGATGTCCACCGCCCGGCCCTTGTCCCCGTCCGCGGCGATCATCGCGTGGTACGACAGGCTGCCGTTGGCGGTCCGCGACCCCTGCCGCCAGCCCGAGTACAGCGGCAGCCCCCGGAACCGCCCGTGCAGGATCTTCATCATGTCGTCGGAGCCGATCCCGCCAGCGGAAGGCTGCGGGACCACCTTCGACAGCACCTCTTCCAGCGTAGGCACCCGGGTCTTGCTCAACTCGACCCGGTACGGGGCCCGGATCGCCAGGCCGCCACCGGCGAACCCGGGCAGCATTTCCTTCGGGATCCGCTTGTGCCGCAGCGCCTCGAACAGCCCCACGCCGTAGTAGTCGACCGAATCGGCCGGCTCCACGAACTCCAGGTTGGACAGCAACGCCGGGATCGAGTCCGATGTGGTCGTCCCCGGCCCGCGCATCAGGCCGCCACCGGACTTGCGGTCAGGGGAGCGGAACTGGGTGCCCTTGCTCTCCCGCTCCCACTGCTTCTCCGCCTCTTTCGGCGACATGCCCATCTTCAACGCGAACTGCGCGAACTGGAGCTTCTGCAGCTCGTCGTAGACCTGGTCGAACTTCTTCGTCTCCAAAACCGTGGTGATCTTGTCGGGGACGCCGCCGTACGCGTCGATCAGCACCTTGGTCTCTTCCTCGGCCAGACCCAGCCGGTGCGCTTCCTCTTTCAGCTTGTCGATCCGACCCTGGTGGGCCTTTGTGACATCCGCGATTGGCTTACCGGCGGCGATGTCCTCGAGGTACATCTCCCTGATCGCCCGCGCCGTCGCCTGCAACATGTCCCGGTTGTTGAGGCCCTCGGCCGTGTTCAGCGCCAGCGTGGCACCGTTCTGCTCCACCGACTTGGACAGGTCGATCAGCGAGCGCCGCCACGCCTCTTCCCGCTCGATGGAGTTGACGACGGCGCCGGTCTGGTTCTCGATCGCGGCCCGCAACGCCTCCGCTTTCGCGGTCGCCGTCGACTGCACGTCACCGAACGTGTTGACCAGTCCGTTCAGCGCCGCGATCCGGCCCGCGTTGACCTGGTACTGGTAGGCCAGCCGATCCTGCGCCTGCGCCCCGAACCGGGCATTGTTGGCGTGCACCAACAGAACGTCCGCGGCCCGCTGCTCGGCGCCGGTCAGCACCTCGACCGCGTCTTTCGCCTTCCGGTTCGCGTCGACGGTCGCGCCGATCGCGTCGCGCTCACCCTTCAGCTGGATGATCCGGTCCCGGAGCTCGTCGCCGCTCTCGACGCCCGCCGCGGTCAGGGCGGCCTGCGCCTCAGCGTTGGTGCCAAACCACTCTTCCCGCTCCTTGTACTTGACGAACAACTCCTCCAGCCGGCCGATCTCCGCGTTGTAGGAGTTCATCAGCTTGTCCCGGGCACCCACATCACCCTCGATCGCGGCCACGATGTCCCTGATCTTCAACCCGTACCGCTCGGCGTTAAGGATCAGGTTCTGCAGGGCGACGTTGTTACGCACCAGCCCGTCGACCGCACCCGAGTTGCCGGCAGTGATCTCCTCGTACGCGTCGGTCAAGCTGACCAGCGCGTCCCGCAGGCTGTCGGTCTTGGCCTTCTGGTCAGCCTGCTTCGAGGTGAGGATCCCGATGCCGACGGTCGCGGCGGCGATCGCCACACCCCACGGGCCGCCGAGGAACCCCACCAGCGACCCGGCGCTGCGCCGCAGCACGTTCAGACCCCCGGCGGCGTGCGTGCCGGCCGACGCCCCGAACTCGCGCAGCTTGCCGCCCGCGACCTGGACGGCGCCGGCCACCCCGGCTGGCCCGTTCATGGCCAGGGCGGCACCGAACGCCGCGTCCCGGACCCGGGCGAACCCGGTGCGGGCCGCTACCTCGGCGCCCGCGCTCAACCCGATCAGCCGGGCCTGCGCCGCCTGCGCGGCGCCGGCCGCGCCGCCCGGCCCGTTCATCGCCAACGCCGCGTTGAAAGCGGCCGTCCGGACGCTGTCCAGCCCGCGCCGCAGCGGCCCTTCGACCGTGGTGGCGAGCCGGCCGGCCTGCGTGTTCACCGCGCCGGACGCCTCGCCCAGGACGCGGACCCGGGTGGCCGCCGCGGCGGCCATCCCGGACACGGTCGCGGTCGCTTTCCCGAACCGGCTGGTCGCCTCGGTGGCCCGACCGGTCTCGACGGCGTACGTCTGCACCATCTGCGCCACGCGAGGGCCGAAGATGTCCATCATCTGCTGCCGGAACTTGATTACCCGCATGACCGCGCCGAGCGTGGTCATGCCCAGCGACACCAGACCGATGCCGATCACCAGCGCCGTCAGGGCCGGCTGCGGGATCGAGTTGAGCACGTCGACGATCGCGGTCAACGCCCGCAGTACGACCGAGCCCAGGGGGGCGGCCGCCACGACCAGGTCGATGAGCAGCTCGCCGACCTCGCCCAGGAACTTCACCACCCGCGGCCCGTTCGCGGCAACGTAGTCCAGGAAGTCCTGGTAGCCCTGCGTGCGGTTGAGCCGCTCCGCCCACTGCGCGAAGTCGCGGGACAGCTCGACCAGGCCCGTACCCACCGGCTCATCGAATGGGGTCAATGCCAGGTAGAGAGAGATCAGGCCCTGCGCCAGGTTCGATCCCGTGTCGAACAGCGTCTGTAACGCCGGCACGGCCCGCGCGTCGACGTAGCTGAAAAACCTGCGCCACACCGGGTTGCCGAACGCGTCGACGGCTGCGATCGCCAGATCGCCGGTCTTCTCCGCCACCTTGCCGACGAACTTCTCGAAGCCCGGCAGGTACCGCAGCCCGTGGGTGATGGCCTCCTCGAGGCGGGGCAGCAGCGGCTCCGCCGCCGCCGTCCGCAACCGCAGCACCTCATCCTTCAAACCGAACAAAAAGCGCGCGAACCGCTGCCCGGCCGGGCTGAGCTGGCTCATCTCCTCGTTCAGCTTCTCCAGCGCGGCGCCCCCGGCGACGCCGGCCTGCTCCCACGCCTGCGCCTCGGACCGCTTGGCGGACTCCAGCGAGTGGGTCGCCTGCGCCAGCTGGAACTGCGCGTCGAGCTGCTGCCGGGTCTGCGCACGCTGCGCGTCGGCCAACTGCCGCTGCGCGTCCGCGATCCGCCGTGACGCCTGATACTCGGCCTCACGCCGTTGCTCGACCTCGCGGTCCAGCCGTTCCCGCGCCCGGGCCACCCGCTCGTCCGCGTCCGCGACCCGCTCCCGGGCCTGGATGACCCGCCGGTCGCCTTCCACCCCGAGCTTGTCCGCGCGGGCCTTGTCATCGGCCAGCTCCCGCTGCTTGTTACGCAACTCCTCCAGCCGGATCGTCTGCTCGTCGTACGACTCCTTCGCACGGCGCAGTTCGATCTCCGTCGCGCGCGGGTTGGCCTTGAGCCGGTTGAGGTCCTCCAGCGCGGCCATCTGCGCCGTGACGGCCTGCTCCTGCTCGTGGCTGTTGCGCTTGAGCGCCGTGTCCAGCTCAGCCATGTCACGGGTGGCCTCGCGGATCGCGTCGTTCAGCGCCTCACGCACGTCGAGGGCGTCACCCTCGGCCTCGGTGACCGCGCGCTGCGCCTCCCGGACGGCGCGGCCCGCCTCGACCAGCTGCTGGCGTCCCTCCCGCCGCGCGTCAGTCACCCCGCGCTCGGCGTCGGCGACCCGCCGCGCCGCGTCCTCGGCCTGCTCGGCGATGTTGCGCCGTGTGTTGGCCAGCGACAGCTCCGCCATCCGGATCTGGTCCGCCGCCCCGGCCATCCGTCGTTGCGCCTGGTTCAGGCTGTTGGTCGACTTCAGCTGGTCCTGCTGGTATCCGTTGAGCGCCTTGACCGCGTCAGCGACACCGCTGGTACCGAGCGCGAGAACACCGAGACCGGCGATTGCCCCGATCGCCGCGGTGCCGATGAACCCGATCGCCCCCGCCGCCGCGGCGGCGGCCGGCACGATCGCGGTACCGACCGAGACGCCCAGCGCGATTAGGTACTCCAGCCGCGACATGCTGAACTGGGCCCGATGCCCGATGCCTTCGGTAGACCGGCCGGCCTGCTCCGCCGCCGAGATGAACTGGGTCATCCCAGCGGCGGCCTCGTGCGCGTTGGTGCGGATGTCCACCCGCACCTTGGTTCGGTCGAGGCGCTGCAACTCCAGGTAGATTGCCCGCAGCTCCGCGTAGGCGGCGGCCGCGTCGATGTCCACACCGATCTGCTTGGACTGCAGGGTGAGCATCCGCTGCCGCAGGCCTTCGAGTGCCCGTTCGGCGTCGGAGGAGTCGGCGGTCAGCTTGATCGGCGGCAGCCCGGACAGGCCGGCGCGTAGCGCCTTGGCCATGCCCTGGTGGAACGCGGATCCGGACTGCTCGCCGGCCTCACCGGTCCGGCGTTTGACCTCGTCGGTGAACCGTTGGAGCTCGCCGAGCGCCTGGGCCGCCTGGTTGGCGTTGAACCAGCCCCGGTCGGTCGGCGCGGATCCCCGCAGTTCCTCGAGCTTCTTGGCCATCTGGTCGACCGCGGTGTCGAAGTCCCGCTGGTTGATGTCGATGCCGATTTGCTGCTCGGACAGTTCCTTCATCTCGCCGCGAACAGCGGCCAGCGCCTTGTCCCACTTGCGCAGGTTCACGCCGGGCTGCGGCTCCGGCAGCGACCGGTACGCCTTGACCAGCGTCTTCTTGGCCTCGGACTCGTAGGCGCCGGCGAACTGGCTGCCGGCCTTGGCGCCGGCGCCCTTCGCCTGCCGGTTCGCCTCCTTGAGCCCACGGGCCATGCCGGCGGCCAGGTCCCGGTCCGCGGCGGCCGCCATGTCGCGGACCTGCTTCTTGAACGCCTCCTCGACGTCGAGGAAGCTTGGGACCACGGTCAGGAATGCCGTGCCTGCACTGAACGTCTTGGTCCCCACGCCACCTACCTCCTTCGAAGGATCAGGTGGTAGGTGGCGTGGTCCCGCCCGTGGGACTGCGACTGGTCGGCTGCCCCTTGGCATCGACCCACCCGAACGCGCGCGCCACGGTGAACTTGTGCTGGCGGTGCGCGCGCCGGTGCCGCATCCGGTGCACCACGCTTTCCGGCCGGGGCATCGGTTCGACCCGGCGCGGTTTAGCGCCGCGCGTCGCCGCGACGGTCTGGATCAGCTCGCCGACCCGGTCGACGACATGGCTGAGCAGCTCGGCCTCGACACTGAACTCTGACAGCCGGCGCCGGGGCCGTCGGTCCTCTTCTTTCTTGGCGTCCTCCCGCTTCAGGGTCTCCTCGGCCCACTCCTCATCCAGCGAGATCGCCTCGGACAGGTACGAGTCGCGGCGCACCCCGTCGAGCAGGTTCAGCAGCCGCCGCCACCGCCGTTGCCGCCACTCCCGCGTCAGGTCCAGGCCGTGGATCTCCCGCAGGTCCCGTTCGGCGGCCGCCCGCATGGCCGGCTTGGCGAGCGTCCCGATCAGGCGCAGGTGATCGGCGTCGGACACGGACAGGCCGTGGTGGACCCGCCAGCCGCGCAGCAGCGCCCGCATCTGCCAGACCGGCAGCGTCCACACCGCGTCGGCGTGGTCCGGGTCGTCCGGCCCGTACAGCTCCATGAACGCGGGCGGCCACGCCAGCGCCTCCATCAGGTCGCGCCACCCGGGCCCGGCGGCCGGGCGGAACACCACCACGCGGCCGGCGATCTGGACGGCGAACGGGCCATCAGGGCACTCGCCGTCCAGATCGTCCAGCTCGGTGGCGGGTCGCTCGGCCATTACAGGGTCCTGGCCGCGCTACTCGGACTTGCCGAGCAGCGCGCGCAGGATGCCCTTGGTCAGGTCGATCTGGTAGTGGGCGTACCAGTTCTTGAACAGGGCGTCGAGTTTCCAGCCCGGCAGGTAGGAGGCGGTGAACCGGTCGATCAGCGCCACCGTCACCCCGTCGGGCCAGTCTTCGGCCTCCTGCTTGGCCTGCTCGGAGCCCGGCTCGGGCGGCTGCATCGGCAGCCCGTGCCGTTCCCGGCACGCCATGAGCTCGTCCTCGGTCGGGTCGTCGACCGGCTCGTCGGCGTCCTTCAGCGAGTGGCGCATCAGCAGGAACGGGTTGCCGGACAGCTGCAGCGACATTTTCCAGTCGCTGTCGCGGGGGTCGCCGAGCTCGTACTCGACTCCCTGCTGCAGGAAGGTGAACGGCACCCGCGGGAGCTTCAGATCCGGGAACGCTTTGGCCTTGTCGAGGGTGTCGAGGTTGAGTGTGACCTTCGGGCCCGCTGGGGCGGCTTTGCGTGCTGGCGTCTTGCGGGCGGTGGCCCGCTTCGCTGGGGTCGGTCCCGCCATCACTGGCCGTCCTTCACAGTGGAGTCGTGCTCGTCGGTCGGCGCCGGCTCGCCGTTGGTGGCACGCGGGTCCTCCACGGCTGTCTGCTCGGCGGGCTGGTCGCACGCCTGCGCCAGCCGTTCCTCCAGCAGCGACCTCACATGGGCGGGTGTGACCCCGGTGTTGTTCATGGCCACGACGATCGCCGGCCGACCGCTGCGCAACTCGCGGACGATGTTGGTACAGAAGTCGGTGAACCAGGACTTGACGCCCCCACTGCCGTCCCCGACGGGCTGGTCCTCCTCACCAAGGGGGCCGTCGTCGAGGTTCATCTCGACCGTGACGTGCTCGGGGCTGCCGGAAACCACCGGGTAGGAGGCCGTGATCCGCAGGAACGGCGGCTTGTACTCGCCGTCGTCTTCGAGCTCCTCGAGGAGGGCCCCGGGCGGCGGGGTGTCGGGATCGGTCGTGGTGGCGGGCTGGGTGTCTGGACTGGTCATGAGCGGGTGGGCTCCTGTTCGGGTTGAGTAGGTACTGGTCGTTCGCGGGTCAGCTCGGCGAGTTTCCTGGCGGGGTGGGTCGGGTGGCCGGCCCGGGCCGGGGCGCCGGCGGCGGGGTTGGTGGGCTGGGTGGCGGCTGTGCGGTGCCGGCCGTGACCTCCCGCTCGCCGCCGGCGGCGGCGGGTTCCTGGTCGTCGGTTTCGTCGGCGGGCTTGTAGCCGTCGTAGCGGGCCGCCACCTCGCTGAGGGGGGTGGTGACCCGGCGGGTCAGGGTCTGGTCGCCGACCTTCTTGACGAAGGTCCGCGGCTCGCTGCCGCTCTCGGCGCTCTCGGCCATCGGGCGTGCCTCTCTTGGGCGGTGGTGGGGCTTGAGGTTGTTGAGGACCGGGGCGACGCGCCCACCCGGACGTCGCCCCGGTCCGGTTCACGAAGGCGACGAGATCAGGTGGCCTGCGGGATGCCCATGTCGGAGAGCAGGGCCAGCCAGCCTTTTCCGCCCCACCACCATTGGTGCGCGTACCCGGCCGTGCTGTCCTCTTTGCCCCGGAATGTCATGGGGTACGAGATTCCGGTCTCGTCGTCGCTGTACGTCTGGCTTCCGAAGTCGTTGACCTGGGCGCGCGGCATGAATCGGCCGAAGTAGATTTCGTCGCCGTTGTCGTCGTGGTCGAGGAACAGCCCCAGCGTGCGGTAGAACCGCAGGCGCGGCTTCGCCGGCTTGTTGATCTTCACTTCGCCGGTGACCGCCGCCGCCTCGATAGCGGCCGTATCGGCACCTGTAGTGATGCCGATCGTGATCAACTTCGTCTCTTGGGCGGTGACGTTCATCGAGATCTCGTCACGCGTCACGTCGCTTCGGGTCGGCTCAGACGACCCGAAGCTGTTCATGTCGACCGACTCCGTCTCCCGGGGGAACTCGACACCGTCGGTGTTCGTCCACCCCAGGTCGGTCCAGTCCTCCGGATCCAGGGCGATCAGGTCGCCGCTGGCGCCGGACGTCCACGCGGCCGGAATCGCCACCGACATGGCCGCTACGAACACCGACCCGGTCTTGGCCCGCCGGATCAGCTCGTTCTTCTTGACGGCTAGGTCATCGAACAATGCCATTGACTCGTCCCCTTTCAGGTCGAGGCAGGGTGTTGCCCCGACAGGCGGGGCGGGGTGAAAGGCGGGTGGGCCTCCACCGGGCACCAGCCCGGGGAAATCTCAAGGCAGCGGCACGACCCGGACCATGCGGGTCTCGATGTAGAAGGTCGCGCCCAGCCGGTACACGTTCTCGTTGGCGCCCCACGGCAGCTCACGAAACGACGGGTCACAAATCACCAGGTCGATCGACGGATGCGGCGGCGGCTTGGCCAGCAACAGGTTCGCCAGCCTCGAAGCCAGCGGCGAACAGGCCGCCTCGTCGACGGCGAACACATCAACCTCGACGGTCGGGAAGTCCATCGTGGCCGTACGCGGCCCCCCGGTCCGCACGGTCCGGGCGAACGGCAGCACCGCCTCCAAGTCCGGCGGCGTCTGGTTACCGACGTGCTCGAGGCCACCCAACTGCGCCGCGAACACGGCCGACAGCAGCCGCTCCATGTTCGGGAAATCACGCTCCACAGGGCTGCTCAATCGCCACCCCCTCACCGGCCGGATTACGATCGGCGTGCCAGCCTCAGCGGCGCTGAGGCCCCCGCCGCGGATGCGGTAAGACGGCCGGCCCGGGCGCTGGGGGCGGCCCGGGGTCTACCTACGGGCTTGGCCGCTTAGCGAACCGACCGGCGGCCCCGCGGTAGTGCAGATCCGGGTTCCACGGCTTACGACTCGCGGCCCGCGCGGCGCGGGCCAACGCGATCGGCGACGTCGAGTTCAAGTGCGCCAACGTGCGACCCAACACGGCGTAGCCGCGCCCGAAGCCACGCGGGCTAATCCACTCGACCGCCGCCGCGTGACCCGACACGTTGATCAACTTGCAGGACGCGCGGCGCATCCCCGCGATCACCGTGAACCCCTCGGCCGGCCGCCAGCTCGACACGTACTCCAACGTGTCGCCGTGCGGCGAGATCGAGATCGCGTACGGCATCGCATGGTTCACCACCAGCGACCGGGTGGCGTCCCGCAGCGGCTGCGAGACCGCGATCCGCGCGATACCGCGCCGGTTCATCTCAAACTCGACGATCAGCCTGGGGGAGCTGTACGCCGTCACCCGCCGGTTACGCAGATCCGTCGGTCCGAAGTAGATCCGCTTCGACTTTCGCTTCGCCACGGCGACCACCTCCATCGACGGGCCAACGGTCAGGGGCGGCTCAGCCGACGACGCGCTTGAGGACGATCACCGACCCGGACGCACCCCAGTCCCGGACCTCGCCGACGACCTGGTAGTCGACGCCACGGACCCGGATCTCGTCGGTCGCCTTGATGCCGTCCGGGACGATCGCGTTGATGTCCGTGACCGGCGGGCCGTAGATCGTTCCGTCGCTGTCCACCTGGCCGCCGCCGGCGCCCATCTCCTGCGATGGCCCGGGCGCGAACTGGCAGCCGGGCACATCCCACTGCGGGGTCGACCCGGCCGGCCGGTTCCCGAAGTTGTCCCTCAGTGGTCGGCGCAGCACAGTCACCGTCTCAGTAACCGCCACGCGGACCACCGATCCAGAACGCCCGGTCCACCGGCGGCGCCATGCCCGGCACGACCCGGATCGTGCCGATACCCAGCCCACCCAACCCGTCGGGCAACGGTGCTGGTTCCTCGACCGGGGTGACCGCGGCGAGCTCATCCTTGGTGACGACCAGCAACCCGGCCGCCGCCGTCGTGTCGTACGTGCGCGAGAACGGGCCCGTGGTCTCGGCCCGCAACCCCTGCGGGTTACGCATCACACGCAGGACCATGTTGGTCGCGGCGAGCGCGGCGACCTCCGCGTCGACCTTCCCGGCCGTGACGTTCGCCTGCAGCTCGGGCACCTGATGGCGCAGCAGCGCCGACGCCGCCCGCACCAGGTGCCCCGCCAGGCCCTCCTGCGCGGTGGTCATCGACCCAAACTGGTCCCGGACGTCGCCGACCACCGCGAACGGCAGCGGCCCGAGCAACGCCCGGGCCCGGATCCAGTACGTTTGCGGCTGGCCGGGCCCCAGGAACATGGCCGTCCACACACCGGCGACGGTCGGCACGAACGTCTTGGGGTACTTCCCGCTGGCCGCCGGGTTCTCCACCACCTCCTCGGCGTCGATGACCGGCATCTGGTCCGGGTCCAGCCAGCTGGCGGTCACCAGCGCGCTGGGTGAGGCCTCAAAGGTCAGCTCCAAGGCCTCACCGACGTCGACGACCCCGCTCATACGGTCCTCCTCACGGCGGCCACCTCGGTGGTGTTGGTGATGCGGTGCGGGTAGGCGCGGACCGCGCCCCGCTGTGCCGGCGCCGCCGCGGCGCCCGTCCCGGCCGCGACCCCGGCGAGGACCGCGACCGCGACCGTGGCCGGTCCGGAGGTCCCGACCGCACCGGCGTGCTGTGCCTCTACCTCAACTACCGCGCCCGCCGACACGGTGGCCCCGTACGCGGCGCCGGTCGCCCCGGCGGGCCCGGCACCCACCGCGGCGTGGACGGTCGCCCCGTGCGCCGCCCCGACCGCGCCGGCTGGCTCGGCGGCCGCACCGACGGTTGGCGCCGACGTCGCCGTGGCGTCCTGCGCGGCGCCGGAGCCGGCGGCAAACCCAGCGGTCGCCGCGACCGACGTCGACGCCGCGTGGGCGACACCGGTTCCGGTCGCGTGCCCGGCATCGGCGTGAACGACCGCGCTCGAGCTCACGGTGGCGTCGTAGGCGGTGCCGGTCGCCTCGACCGGGCTGTCCGCGATCAGGGTGAGGCTGATGCTGGTGCCCGGCTCGAAGTGCGCCACCCCGGTGCCGGTGGCCGCACCAGTGTTGGTCGCGACCGACGTCGACGGCCCATGCGCGACACCCGCCGCAGTGGCTGTACCGGGGCCTGCCGAGACCGACGCTGCCGCGCCATGCGCCACACCTGTGCCGGTGGCCGTGCTGGCGCCGGTCGCGACCGGCGTCGACGCCGCGTGCGCGACACCGGTTCCGGCCGCGTGACCAGCGTTGGCCGCCACCGACGCTGCCGCGCCATGCGCCACACCTGTGCCGGTGACCGTGCCGGCGCCGGCCGCGACCGACGTCGACGGCCCATGCGCGACACCCGCCGCGGTGGCCGCACCGGCGTTCGTCTCGACGTCCACGGCGGTGCTCACGGTGGCGTCGTAGGCGGTGCCGGTCGCCTCGACCGGGCTGTCCGCGATCAGGGTGACGCTGATGCTGGTCCCCGGCTCGAAGTGCGCCACCCCGGTAGCGGAGGCGGCGCCGGCGCCGGCCGCCACCGACGTCGACGCCGCGTGCGCGACACCGGTTCCGGCCGCGTGACCAGCGTTGGCCGCCACCGACGCTGCCGCGCCATGCGCCACACCTGTGCCGGTGGCCGTGCCGGCGTTCGGGCTGACACCCCCGGCGGTGGACACGGTCGCGTCATACGCGGTACCGGACCCGGCCGCCGCACCAGCCGGCGCATGAACAGCCAGCGCGAAGACGACCGCGACCGCCGCCCAGTCCCGGGACGTGATCGTCGGATTCCACGTCTGCGCCCCGGTCCCGGACACGATCTTGTAGGCGCCGCGGATCGTCTGGTTCGACGCGGCCGTACCCGACGCCGTGGACAGGCTCGTGTTCGTCGCCCACGACCCGTCGGTGGTGTCGGAGTCCTGCGTGTACGTGTCGCCGGCCGGGCCCTCCACCGCCATCGCCGTGTACAGCAGCTGCAGGGCGGCGGTGGGGGTTCGGGAGATCGACGGTGTGCCGGACGCGCCGGTGGCCGTGGTCGCCGCCACGGCGACGCCGCCGATGTTGCGCCACTCCTCGACCACGATCGCTTTCGCGGGCACGCTCACACCGCTGTACCCGACGGTCAGGTCGTCGCCGTCGGAGTAGGCGGTGACGACCTGGGTGTAGGCGATCCAGCAGGTGGCGCCGGCGTTGGCCGCCCCAGGGTCGGCGTTGGCCGGCCCGAGGATCGTCCACGTGTGTGACCGCGGGTCGGTGACCGTGAGCGTGACGGCGGCGCCGTTGGTGCCGGCGTTGTCGGCCGCGACCCGGGCGACCAGGAACGACCCGACGGCGATCTGCGACCCGGACGGCAGGTCGACCAGCGTGGACGTCTCGGAGGTCAGGTTCTGCGCGGAGCCCCGGTCGCCGGCCTTGTGGATCTGGTTGGTGGAGACGGTCGCCTGGTACGCGGTGCCCGTGGCCGCCGCGTTCCCGGCCGCCGCCTGGGTGTCCGCAGTCGCCGAGCCGATGGTGAGGGTGGCGGCCGCGTTCTCGCCCCACGCGGTGACAGCGGATCCGGTGACGGTCTCGGTGCCTTGCGACCCGGTCGCGGAGCTGGTCCTGGTGGCCGAGGAGGCGACACCGCCGCCGGATCCGGAGCCGGTGGCCGAGTCGGTCTTCTCCGCCGAAGTGGGCCAGTCGTAGGTGCCGGTGTCGCCGCCGCGGGTGACCACCTGACGCCACACGATCGCGCCGACGGTGTCCGCATCGGCGGCCGGCGTGACATGCCCGGATGTGCTGTCCCCGGTCGAGACCTGGACGTCCTCGGGGGTTTCCGAGGCGTTTCGGGCCAGCAGGATGTCGGCCCGGTGGGAGCTCGCGCCGTTCTGCGGGATCGTGATCGTGGGGTGCCCGCCGTCGATGTTGCCGCTGGTCAGCTTGATCGACCAGAGCTTGATGGCGGGTGCCCAACCCACTTCGCTGGCGGTCCCCAGCAGGTTCCAGGTGCCGGCGGGGCTCGTCGGTTCGAGCATGTTGGCGCCGCCGCTGCCCTGCGTGTAGTGGGCCACGTAGAGCACGTCATCGACCCGGGCGACCGCGTCCAGCGTGTGCGTGAATACCGCGCTATTCACCCACGGGCTCGTCTCGACGGCGAGGCGGATGGGCGCGCTGCCGAAGCCGGGCGGGTCGTCGCCGTCGATCACCGACGTGCCGGTGAGCGCGGTTTCGTCGGCGCCGCCGCCGGTCAGGTCCACGACGGGCGTCGCGGTTGACGCCTGGTCGAGCAGCAGCAGCGTGTCCGGGTCGGCGTCAATCCAGGCTTGTTCGGATCCGGCTAGCGCCTCGATCTGTCCGTTGGTAAGCACCGAGTTCCACGCCGCGACGACCGCGATCCGCCCGTTGAAGTCGTCGGTGCCCTCCCACTCGCCGATGCTCCAGCAGGCCGGGGTACGGGCGGCGTTGACGGCCGTGCCGAAGGCGTCCTCGTGCTCCGCCGACCCGCCGGGAACAACCTTGTGGAACCGTGGTGTGGCGGTTCCAGTGGCCTTGGTGACAGCTACGACCACCCAACCGTCGGAGACGGTGACCGTGATCGGCGATTCCACTCCGCCGCTGCCGGAGTCCACGTTGTAGTTCAGGCGGTTGTTGCCACCACTGATCTCAAGAGCCGTAACGTTCTGCGCGCCAGCGGTCGTGTGCAGGCCCATGACGTGGTGCCACGCGTTGTCAGCGCCGCGTTTGATGAACGCCGCGTAGGTCATCGCACCGACCGCGCCTGAGCCGAGGTTGCAGAGGATTCGGTCGTTGGTCCCGTCAAGGTGACGGACGGCCACGGCGGATCACCCCCATCCCGGCTGTGCCCGACAGGGGAAGGTCAGACCGGCGATGTGATGGTGTCGCCGCCGAGCACGTACGCGTTGTCGCTCCAGGTCACGTCGGTGACCTCACCGGGCTCACCGAAGTCGACCGGGCCGAAGCGTGCGTCATCCAGCCACCGACACCCCTGAACGTCCACATTGGAGACCAGGAGTGGCGGGTCGCCTCGCACCTGCAGCGAGTACCCGCCACCGGACAGGCCCGCGTACCGGACCGTCACGCCATCGATCGCAGCGACGTCGGTCCCGATGCGTAGTGCCGCGTTGCTGGTCGCCTCCGCCGCCTCGGGGAAGGCTTCCTCGGCCTCCATCCACGGCCGCCACAGGGTGAAGTTTCCACCGGCGACCGACTGCACAGCGTCGCAGTGTGAGCCCTCCGCGCCCGCCCGCGCGATGAAGTTGCACACCGCCGCCACCGAGTGGGACATGCCGTACCAGGCGTCGTCGGTGCCCTCCACATGTGTGCGTTCCAGCCACATGTGACTGGCGTGCAGGACCCGGTCGGTCAACGTACCCAGCAAGGTGCAGTCCCGCATGATGACCAGCGGCTCCATCTGGTCTTCGGCCCCGTTGGTCGGGTCGACGTCGACGGCGAAGAAGTTGCCGCCGCCGCCGGTCACATCCCATTCGCAGCGGCGGAACAGGTACGTCTCCCCAACGCCGGGCGACAGGCTGAGCCGGTCCGTCCACAATCGGTCCTGCCACACCAGCACCTCGACGTCGCGGGTGGCGCCGGTGACCGGATGGGTGAGAGTGATCGTCTCGGTAGCGTCGGGGGACGGTAGATCCTCGGTCGGTGTCAGCGACGTACCGGTGGGGACGCCGACCTGAGTGCCCAGGGTGAACGCGGCGGCGGGGGCACCGGCCAGGACGGGGTTGAAGTGGCGGCTGTAATGAATCGCGACCGGCATACCTGCACCCCTCCCTACGCGGCCAACAGGTCGCCGACCGTCACCTCGTAGTCGCCGGTTATCGTCCCGACCCGGTTGTTTTCGAAGACGGAGATGTTGGCGTTGAAGGCGGCGTCGTTTTCGCCGCCGACATCCCAGCCGACGTAGACGCAGTCGCGGATCTGGTGCCGGACACCCTGGCTCATCTTGGTGCCAAAGTACTCCTCGCCGACGAACAGGCAACCATCAAGGATGGCGCCGTCGTGGCCGTCCGGAATGGTGGCGAAGTCGCCCCAAAACACGCACGCGGTGCTGTTGGTGCCCCGCATGTCAACGGTGCAATGGAAAAGGTCCAGTGGGCCGTCAGATCCGTCCGCCTGGAGGCCGTCGCCGTGTGCGGGGAACACCGCGCAGCTACGGATGAAACAATCCGTCAGGCTGTATCGGTGCCCCTCATCCCAGTTGTGCTGCGACCACCGCACGCCGTCCGAGCCGTAAACAGCGCAACGAACCGCGTCGAAGTCCTGGCAGCCCAACACAAAATCAGGCCAGCAGGAGTCATCCATGCCAAACGTGCAGTCGGCGACGTAGAAACGCCGGCCGCCGCCGGACGCGAAATTGTTCAACCCCTGCTCGAAGTGACAGAACGAGAACGTCGGGAAGCTTGACGTGGTCGCCGCGGCCGAGATGCCCATCCGCAAAGGGAAGCGGATGCCCTCGTACGTGCCGGGGCCGATCTCGGTGTCGCCCGTCCAGTCGGTCAGCTCGGCGCCGGACGGAACACCGACGGTGGTCGGGGTGGGCCACCCCCCGTCGCCGGCCGATGCCCCGTAAGCGGCGCCGACACCGGTGGCCAGACCAGCTGCCGGGTTGACGGCCAGCACCGGGTTGAAATGCCTTGTGTACCCGATCGCGATAGGCATGGCGGCATCACACCGTGATGCGCTTGATCCCGTTCACCGACCAGACGATCGTGAACTGGCCAGCGGTGACAGCCTGCGCACCGCCGAAGTAGTTGTAGCAGACGCCCTGGTCGGCCACGGTGCCGCCGGTGATCGAGTTGTCGTACACCAGGCACCCGTGCACGTCGGCGAGGGTGACGTTGCCGCCGCCGGCCAGGTCCGCGGCGTCGAACATCGCCACACCCGTCGCGGGAGTGGTGAATGTCTTCGATGCCAGGTTCCGGCCGCCGGAGACCCAGTTCGTTGCGTCGGTCACCTCGTTGGCGGTGACCCAGGTGCCGGTGTTGAACCCGGTGTTCGCGACCGCGGCGTCCCGGTCCGGTGTCACGCTGTTGTTGAACAGCGCCACCGAAGCGGTGTCGCTGTCGAGGCCGGTGTATGAGGTGCCGGCCGCCTGCATCATCGGCCCGACGGCCCATTCCCGGAAGATCCTGCTGTCGCTCCACGCCATGTCACTGACCGCCCTTCTGTTCGGAGCGGACCAGGTCGAGCTCGGCGCGTAGCCGCTGCGCCTCGGTCTCGGCCGCCTCGAGGGCCTGCTGCATTCCGGCGAGCTTTTCCCGGATGACCTGGACGGCCTGGTCCGCCTCGGCCACATATGTTTCGAGCTGCCGCTGCCGGTGTTCCTGTTCCTGATCCGGCGACATAGGCCCGCCGGTCACGATCCTTGTATCCATCGGTACCCCCAAAAGTCCGCCCGCCCGCGCGGGTTTGTAGGCTTGACGGGTGTCAGTCGGAACGTTGGTAATTGACGAGCGGATCTACCCGATTGGGCGGATCACCCTGGCGCAGGGACTAATCAACTTCTGGTTGGGGCCGCTCGCCGCACCGGTCGAATTCCCGGCCGCGAGCGAGGTGCGGATCCACGATCGCGACGGAGCACTGGTCGGTACCGCGCCGTGGAACCTGGCGGCCGAAGACATGATGAAGCTGCGCGGTCTTTCATCGGGGGACACCGCCCACGTGTGCTTTCCGGTGGCCGTGGAATTCGTGGGCTGGCCGCGTTTTACAGATCCCGTAGCGACAGTGTCGCCGTAGGGGCGTAGACCGCGCAGTCGGTGCCGTCATCGCGGGTGGTCACCACGGACATGACCGGCCGGCCGTAGGCGTCGGTCTGGACCAGGTCCTTACCGACGTAGTCCTGCCGATCCATCGCCTCGACCTTGCAGCGCACACCGGCCCGCACCATCGGCGCGGTCAGACCACGCAACCCGCCGCAGGTGTGGAATCGGGTGTGTGGCTCGGCGTCATGGGTTACGGCGGTCTGAGGGCAGTTGGGGCAATACCAGCGGCACTCGTTGGCGAGTACGAACACACCCATGGCTTTCCTTCTCTTCTTCGGCGTGGGGCGAAGACATGGATGTGCGCGGGCCGATCCGGGCCCGCGCACATCACATCCGTATGCGGTGCTACTTCGCCGGCGGCGCGGCCTTCTTGGCCGGCGGCGCCTTCTTGGCTGGATCGTCGGTGCCGCCGTCGACCACTGGCGCGGGTGCTCCGGCGGCCCCGGCGAGGGTCTGCGCCCCGGCCGGCGAGGGCAGCGCAGTCGGCGAGGGCACCGGCGGTGAGCCCGCCAGCACGCCCCCCGCGGGGCCCTGCTCGATGTCCTCCGGCGTGGGCAGGTCGTCCGGCTTGCGGCCGCCCTCCCAGACGTGGTCGCCGAACTCCGCGGCGACGGCGCCGATCTCCTCGGACGTCGTGCCGGCCAGGTACTTGCGGCCGGCGTGGTAGATGGTGCGCGCGAGTGTGCCGCCCATCGATCTCCTCCTCGTTCTCGCTGTTCAGGTGGCTGGGTCCGGCTCAGGCGTCCGCCAGGACCTCGGCCACCATGAGCTTGCGAATGTCGGTGATCATCGGCATCGCCGTCGCGCCGGCCTGGGTCCACACGCGGGGCGGGTTGCCCAGGCGCGTGGTCACGGCCACGATCCCGGGCGCCTGCTGGAAGGTGATCTGCGGGTTGTTGGAGCCCATCAGGGCCAACGCCTCAGCCGTGATGCCCCAGGCGGTGAAGCCCAGGTCACGGGGGTTGGCCGGCAGGAACAGGATCTTGTTCTCGTCCAGCACCCGCTTGTTGCTGCCGTTGTAGTCGATCACCGTGTCGTAGGGCACGATCGGGGGGAACCGGTTCTTCGACCAGATCGCCGCGAGTTCGGCGTCGGTGACGAACGGGAGCAGGATGTTCCCGCCGTACGAGGCGGCCTGGCGGACCTCCGCGTTGGCCTCCAGCGCCGAGATGATCCCCTCGCCCATCACCGCGTAGCCGGGGCGGCTGCCGTTCAGCTGGGCGTACGCGAGCATCCACGCGCGCATGTCGGTGAGCGGCTTGGCGTCGGCGTGGCTCCACAGCTGGCCGGACGGGGTGACGCTGTTGCCGACGGGCAGGCCGAAGTCGGCCTCCAGCGTCAGACCGTCCTCATTGACGAGTGTGAATTTGCCGTCCATGAGGACGTCGCCGCGCGCGATCTCGATCCGATTGTGGATAGAACGGACATTGTTGTCCGTATCCTTGTAAATCTCCTCGATCATGGCGGCGCGGTCGTTGCCGCCCGTGCGCGCGAGCGCGAGCTGCAGGTGCTCGTACTCCCCTACGGGAAGGGTCTGCCCGAGGGGGGGGATCTTGACGCGACGTGTCTCAAATGTGTCGCGCTTTCCGATTTGCACCGGCGTGTCCCATGTGCGGAAGTGTGCCGCGCGGTTCGTCTTCTGAACCTCGCCGATCTCCGCCTCGAGGTGGTTGATCTGCACGTCCGGCAGGAACCGCTCGAGGATGTTCTGCTGCGGCGTCGGCAGCTCCCGCGCGTACCAGGTCAGCTCCGCGGGGCTGATGTAGTCATCGATGTACATGGACGTTGACTCCTCTCAGTCCCGGAAGATGAAGTGGTTGGCCAGCAGCGCCCGCGCCGCCGCGTCCAGCCCGTGGTTGGTGGGCAGGTACGCCGGCCGGATGAAGCCGCGCTCCATCAGCGGGGCGCCCTTGTTCGCGTCGCCCTCCGCCATCTGGATGCTGTTGAACAGGAAGCCCCGGGGGACCTCCAGCCCGTTCGTGGCGGTCGAGCCACCCGGGGTCGGCGTGGCGATGGTGACGCCCGGCGTGCTACCGCCGGTCAGGCCAGCGCCCGACGCGGTCATCGCCGGCACGTTCGCGCCGGCGAACGTGCCACCGAACGTCACCGTGTACGGGCCACCGGCCGCGCCGGTCACCGTGACGTCGCCGGCCGAGACGCTGGGCAGCGCCTCCAGGGCCGCGCGGACGGTGGCCGCGGTCGCGTCGAACGCGATCGCGGCCGTCGTCTCACCAGACAGCGTCAGCGTGAACGTGCCGCCGGTCGGCCCGCCGGTGATGGTCACCGACTGCACCTCGGAGGTACGGCCCGCGTACGGCGCCCACAGCCCGACGTTGGCGCCGGACTCGTACCGCGCCACCACCGTCCCGGACTTGAGGACCCCGTCGGGGAAGTGGGTCGCCTTGACGAAGCTGGCCGTGTGCAGGGTGATGGGACGCGTCGCCTGCGTGCCGTCGACGTCCCCCAGCCACGACCGGTCCTCCACGACGAGTGGACTGGTCTTGCGGACAGAAATGTCCATAGCGGGTACTGCTCCTTACCTTCTCTCGATGTGGATGGGAGGTCGGGCCGGCACCACCACGCGAGGGCCGTCAGGCCCCGCGCGTCTCCGCGAGCTGCTGCGACCGCGTCTTGCCGTGCCGGGCCGCGGCCATCGCCGCGCCGGACTGCTGCGGGTTGGCCGGGGCCCCCAGGACCGCTGGGCCCTGCCCGAAGTCGCTCGCCGCGGGCAGGCCGTTGATCGTCGGCAGGCCGTGCAGCCCAGCCATGCCGACCACCGGGACCGGTACCGGCGCCGCCGGCTGGAACACCGGCGGCACACCCGGGATCGGGACCTGCCCGTACCCGGGCTGACCGGCCGGCACCTGCGCATAGCCCGGCTGGCCGGGCGGCACCTGCCCGTACCCGGCAGGGACTTGGCCGTAGCCCGGAACCTGCTGCTGGCCCGCGTACTGAGGCGGCACCTGCCCGTAGCCGGGCTGGCCGGCCGCCGCGCCGAGCGGACCGAACGTGGGCTGCTGCCCATATCCGAGCTGGCCCGGCTGCAACGCCTGCCCCACCTGGACGTGCTGCAACGGCAGCGCCTGCCCGTAGGGCTGCTGGTGCGGCAAGATCGGCACAAGACCCGGCTGCCGCGGCGGCGCGATCATGTCGACGTACGCCTGGATCGACGCGATGTCCACGTTGCCGTTGTGGACGAACCGCTTCGGGTCCAGCACGTTCAGCTGTGCCGTGATCTGGTCCGGCGACATCCGGTTGGACGCCGCGCCCTGGAACGCGACCGCGACCATCTGCGAGGAGGCCTGATCCAGCGCCTCCGTGCGGCCCTGCTGCTTGGCGGCCTCCACGGCGCGAGACCACTCGGTCGCCGTCATGGCCTGCAGCTGGTCCCGATGGGCCTTGATCTGCTCGTAGTCGCCGTACTGGCGCAGCCGGTTCTCGTTCAGCCGCGAGTGGTACTTCCAGTACTCGATCTTCTGCGGGTCGGTCATCTGGTCCAGCGGCACCCCTTGCGGGTACGGCCGGTCCCAAGCACCGTCGGTGGGCTGCTGCCCGCCGGCCGGGGGCTGCTGGCCCGCCGGCTGGCCACCATTCACTGGAGCCACCGGCTGCTGCCCGGGCGCCGGCGGCGCCTGGGGCGGCTGGCCGAACGGTCCCGGCACGTACGCCGGCTGCCCGCCGGCCGGCAGCGTGTACGACGACGTCGTACCGGGCTGCCCGTACACCAACGGCGGCTGCCCGTACGCCGGCTGCCCGTAAGGCTGCTGCGGCTGCCCGACCTGCTGGCCGTACATCTGCTGCGGCACCTGGCCGTACATCTGCTGCGGCGGCGGGGCCGGCTGGCCATTGATCTGGTGACCGAACACCGGCACCGGAACGCCTTGCTGCTGGAAGGTGCCCGGCGGGCCCACCTGCTGCTGCTGCGGCGGGGCGGCGAAGGCCGGCAGCGGCGCGCCGCCCAGCAGCGGAACCTGAGGAACGACGGCCTGGCCGCTCATCGGCTGCTGCTGGACGGGGCCGGGTGCCGGCCCACCGAGCGGCTGACTGCCACCCATCACCGGCCACATCAGGCGCCCATTGCGGGTCGTGCCCAGTGCCCGGATCGGTTCGCCAGTCAGCGGGTGCCGCCTGGTCGCATGGACCGGCAGCGGCTCAACGTCGGCGAGTTGCGGCTTTTCCACTTGCTTCCCCATTTCGGGTTGGTGGGTGCCCGTCGCCCATTGCGGGCTCGAGGCGTGAAGAAACCCGGACAGCAAGAAGCCCCCGCAACACAAGCGGGGGCTTCACGGTCCGGGGGCAGGTCACGCGCACAGCCGTCGGTCGGCCTCACCGCCTAGCGCCGACCCCTATGTGGGCTTCGGATCTCCGGGCGGCTACGCCGGCGTTCGTGGGCACGTGTGACCAAACCGCCTTTACAGCGGTCGACTAGTTGCTGCCGGCAGGCGAGCCGGGATGTGCGGTGTACTCCCGCATGAGGGCCGCGGGCGACGGCGTGCCGCCCGGGCAACCGCCGGGGCGGTGCGGGCACGAGCGGTGCACGCGGACACGGAACTGGCGGCCGTCGGTGAACACGGCTGGGTTTCCCGCCAGCAGGTCGCGGACCGCGTGAGCTGTCTGCCTGGCGACGGCGGCCTGTTTCGCCGCCTGCTCTCCGCAGCCGAGCTCGGTGATGGTCTTCGACTCGTACTCACCGAAGTCCGGGTCGTCTCGGTCGACGATCTCGACCGTGACCTTCGTCAACATGTCGACTCCTTCCGTCCATTTAGGACGGCCGAGAAATATTATTCCGCCGGTGCGTCCGCCGCGCCGGCGGCGGGCCCGTCATCCAGCAGGATCCGGCGGCTCGGCCACGTCACGTCGCGCTCCGGCACCACCTCGTCGTCGACGGTGAACCGGCGGCACAGCAGCGGCACGACCACCGTGGCCGTGTGCCCGATCCCGCCGCCCCACGGCGTACGGATCCGCTCCACCTCGACGGGCCCGCCGATGTACAGCGGGTTGCCGTTCAGGTACACGTACGGCGGTTCGAGCAGCTGCCCGGCCCGCAGCTCACCGGACAGTGGAATCTCCAGCATGGCAGCGCGGTTCCTGTCGCCGGGCTCAGCCCCGGGACCGCCGACCGACACCGGGATGTCCCCGATGTTGACCAGCCGGGCCGACATCCGCACCCGCACCACGAACGATGACTTGCAGGTCCCGTCGATGTGCACGGACTGCACGACGACCGGGTCGACGTCCGTGCACCAGATGGCGACACCGTTGATCCGCACGAGGTTGGGGGCGAGGATCGAGCCGGTGCCAACGAACTCGTAGCGGTCCGGACCGGGGTGCTGTTCGATGCACTCGATGACAGCGGCGCCAGGCTTCAGCGGGGCCTGCGTCGTCTCGGGTCCGGCCTCTGTCGTGGTCACGTTCATGAGCGGGTGGGCTCCTTCATGCGATGGGATAGGACCCGGGGCCCCCACACGCTGGCGTCACCAGCGACCAGCGTGAAGGGGGCCCCGGAGCTTTTGTGAGAGCGCGCGGACATCCGCGGACAGACCAGATCGGGCTGTGGGACGCGTTGCGGGAGCGACGCTGAGTCCATGCGGAACACTCAGCGATTCAACGCCCGGCGGCGCGAGGTGTTTAATACGCCTCAGGCAATGAACGGCGCCGGTTCATTGCCTGGTCAGGGCCCATGGCGGCTCCGTGACGCGTTGGCCTGCGCGCTCCGCGACGAGCTGTTCTCCGCGATCTGCGCGTTCGTGGCCCGCTGGGCGGCCGCCTTGATTCTCAGCTGAAACCCGGGGCCGGTCTTTTGCCTGCCTCCGGACCGGCCCCGGTAGGGACCTTCAGCTTGACAGTGACCGCCGCAACTCTTCAATACGGTCGGTCTGCCAACGCAGCGTTTTTTCCAGCGGGTCGCCGCGCTCCACCCGGTACCGGGTGGCCTCGTAGCGGGGCAGCAACGCGTCGAGGATGGCCTGCTCGCGCACCCGCCGGGAGGACGCGTACGTGCGGGCGACATCCTCCGGCGACCGGTAGTGCTGGGCGCCGTCGACCAGGATCGGGCCGAGCTCGCCGTGCTCGGTCATCACCACCGAGATCCGGCGCAGTTTCTCGCGGGTGTTCCCGCCCGCCGCGGCGTACAACGCGGCCAGGTCGTCGCCGTTGAGGTGGATCCCCGGGTCGACCCGCCCATAGACGGGCAAAACCTCACAGACACACCTGTTGTGGAGTGGGAGCAGGTCCTCGGTGGAGTAGATGCGGTCCGCCGCCACCACACACAGCCCGCACGGGCCCGTCCGCGATAGCTCCGGATGCAGGATCCGCCGCCACGCCGTCGCGCCCTGCGCGCCGAGGTTCTTGCGGTACTGCTCCCTGACCGCCAACGTCACGTCGGTCTCGGCGACGTTCGCGATCCGCACCCGCGCCTTCGCCTGGGCCTGGTCCGGTGAGTCGCCGAGCACCGTGGTCGCGTACCGGAACCCGTCCGCGATCCGCCCGTACGCGTCGGCGGGGTCCTGCGCGTCCCGGTCGTGCTCGAGCCCCCACCCGGGGGTCGGCTCCACTCGGCTGCTGGGCTGCTCGGCGAGCTGGCCGAGCTCCACCCGCACCGAACGGCGCACCCCGGCCAGGATCTCGTCGGCGACCTGCTCGGTCATCGCCCGCCGCAGCCGGGTGATGTCGACGACGCCGGCCGGGCGCTGCGTCCGGCCGGAAATGATCGTCGAGGCCCGGGTGACGTAGGCGTCGGTGAGCGTCGCGGCCTGCCGTTGGATCGGCTGCACGACCCGCAGGATCTGGTCGATGAGCCGGTCCACCGCCGCGCTGTCCCACCACGCGGTGAACGCGGTCAGCGGCGCCAGCGCCGCGGCGATCGCCGCCTGGGTGAGTTGCTGGCGGGTCGCCGCCTGCGCCTGCACGAGCGCGAGCAGCGCGGCCAGCTGCGCCGCCGTCATCTGCTGCGGGGGAGGGGCCTGTACGGGCGTGGTCACCGGCACCCCCTCGACTATCGTGGCCGGCGGGGGCCGGTCCGCATGGCCAGGAACAGAACCCGGTTGAAGGCGTCAGCCCGCCCGCCCCACTTAGTGGGTGGGATGGTTGGGCAGGGCCAGTTGGGCGCCACCCTTTCGATTCGCCCGGGTCGCCGGCCCCCACTCACCGGTTCCGCCGTGCGGCCTTGCGCGCCGCCCCGATCTTCTTCCGGTCGCGGGGCGGCCGCCCAACCCGGGGCTTACGGTGTTTTCCGCTCGGCCACTCGTTCAGGTAGCTGTAGAAGCCGATCGGCACGTCGATCATCTCCTTGCTGTGTCCGCCGGTACGGTCGCGAAATGGATCAAGCGTCCAGGTTGCACGACGCCGTCCTGACCGCGTTGGCCAGGGCGGAGAAGACTGAGCGGGAGGCGACGTCCGGGCCGTGGTTCGCGGCCGCGCAACGCGGGAAGATGCCGATCGTCGGGGTGTCCGCCGTCGGCGAGGACCCGGCCCGGGCCCTGGCGGTGTTCGGCAGCGTCGGCCGCGAGGCGCGTGGTGCTGACGCCCGCCTGGTCGCCGAGCTGCGCAACGCCGCCGCCGCGGCGTACGCCGGCGCCCGCGACATCATCGAACGGCACACCCCAAGGTGCAGCGGCCACCCAGGGCCGTGGATGAAGTGCCGCGACGGTGTCTGCCACGTCACCTGCGACGCCTGCAAGAGCGACTGGGCGTGTGAGGACTACCGGGCCGCGACCAGGGGAATCCCGGCTCTGCCCGCCGACGTGGAGCTCCTGGTCCACCCCTGGTCGGCCCGCCACCGCTCTGGCTAAGGGTGCACGAGCTGGTCCTTGAGTAGGCCAGCTTCGCGGAGCATGGCGACCTGGTGCCCGGGATGGGACTTGCCCAGCTCGTCCCAGCCGCACAGACAGCTCCCGAAGTCGCGGCGCTGGTGGGCGGTGAGGACGGCCTTGGCGGTTTCGTCGGCCACCGCGGCTGAGCTACGCACGGTCGTCGACCTTCTTGATGGTGGCCTTCTTCCCGGCCTTCTTCGCCGCCGGCTTGGGTACCTCGAGGCAGACCGTCGCCGGCGTCGACCCGCGCCGCGCCACCCACCAGACCCGATCCGGGGGGATCGGCCCGTGGACCTTGATCTCTTCGATCTCTGGCCCGAAGTTGGGCCGTATGTGCACCTCGTCGCCCTTGGCCAGCCGTACCTGCCACAGGTCCCACTCGTCGACCTCGCTCATGTACGGCATGTCCCCGGACAGCCCCCACGCCGCCGACGGTGTGGGGGACAGGCACACGTAGCACAGGCTGATCGACGCGACCGCCGGCTGGGCGTGCGGCCGCAAACCCTCCCGGCGGATCTGCTCGAACCGGTCAACGGGCGACCAGTGGTAAAGGGCGGGCAGCAGCAGCACCGCGGGCCCTCCAATCAGCCGAGGTATGGCGGCCCCCCGCCAGGTTGCAGGCTTGTGGCCTCTGGCGGGGGGCCCTGTTAAGGGGGTGTCTCGTGGTGGTGAGCGGTCAGCTCACCGGTACTCGATCGCTGGCGCGTCGGGTGACTTGCGGTGGTTGCGGGCGAGCGTCTCGGCCGCTTCCGCGGGGAGGTCACCGACCACGATGATCCGGTCATCTGGCCGGAACTGCCTGCCGTCCGCAGCAGGGCTGCGGGCACCGGTGACGCGGTAGTCGCGCGGCCGCCATTCCTGCCTTCGCGCCCAGTCGAGCGCCGCCAGGGCCGTCTCGGCGTAGACGTAGATCATGCGGGTGTCCCTCTCTGCGTGCGGTGGATCGCGACATCACTGCGGCCGCTCCCCCAGCGCTCACGCGGCCGCCGGCTGGGCGGGCGCGGGCCCGGCCGGCAATGCCGGCTGGCCTTGGTTGGGTGCGCCGGGCAGCGCCGGCTGGGCGGGCGCCGCCCCGATCGGGGCGGCGCTGGCCATCGCGACGGCGACCTGCTGGGCGAGCAGCAGCTCGTCAGCCCACTCGGTCATCATCCGGTCGACGGTGGCCGGGTCGAAGCCCCAGATCTCCCGCAGCCGGGACCGGCGCGGGATGTCGTTCTGCGCCTTGGACGCGGCGTCGGCCCGCTCGGCGAGCGACAGCAGTTCCGGCGCCGCCCAGATCGACGCGATCCGTGCCAGCGCGCGGCGGTCGGTGGCGCCGGCCTGCAGGAGCATGAGGATGACGACGTCGACCCACAGGGACTTGCACCGCTCGATGCGGTCCTTGGCCTTGAAGGTCAGGTTCTCCCGCTGCGCGACCGCGCCTTCGGCGGACTGGTTCTCCCCGCCCTGCATCAGGTAGTAGAGCGGCGTCTTAGTGACCGCACCGAGCCCGATAACGTCCTCGCGGACCGCTTCGAGCAGCGGCCGCAGGTCCACCACGGTGGATTCCCACATCTCCGCGTTGGGCGGCAGGTGCCACACCGCGGCCGGGTCGGAGACGAAGATGTTCCCGTAGTCGATCTCCTGGCCGGCTTTCGGGTGGCCCTGCGGATAGACCGATGGCAGATTCTTGACAGCGCGTTGGCGGAAGGCCTGCATGACCGCCACCGTCATCCGCTGAAGTATCTGGTGATTGATTCGGTCTAGGACGTCGACGTGCGGCTCGTACTCGCCCAGGTTGTCCTTGTTGGCGAACTGCACCACGGGGATCCGGTCGTGGGCGAGCGCGCCGGAGCGGGCCGGCACCCAGTCCCACTCCTTGTCGTAGAAGCCGCCCAGCGGCCCCATGCGGCCCATCGCCTTGCGCTCGGCCACCCAGATCTGCGCGTTCGCGCCCGGGGCGAAGGTCTTGCCCGCCAGGAACAGGTAGGCGCGGTCCATGTCGTCGGCCAAGTCGTACTTGATTTTCAGGGCGGCGACCAGCCTGCGTGGCTTGTCCGGATCCGGCATCCCGATCATGAACCGTGGGTCCTCGTACGTGACCACCGCCGCGTCGGTGTCCTCGTCGACCGCGCCGACGATCACGTACGACTCGGACAGCGACAGCATCCCCATGTGCACGTCGGAGGAGATGACGTTCAGCCCGGCCCGCTCCCACAAGCTGGCCAGGTCCGGGTCGCCGGTCGCGTCGGAGTCGGTCGCCGACGTGAATCCCGTGATCCGCATCCGCTCGGCCAGAGCGGACACCACCAACTCGGCGTAGTTCGTCCGCGCCATCCTCATGAACGCCTCGTACGCCTCCCGGGCCCGCTCAGCACCCTGCGGCAGCGGCGCCTTCCCTACCCGGTAGTTGTTCAGCAGCTCGAGGCGCTCGCGGCGGGCCCGGTCGCACAGCTGGTTGAACAGGGTCTTGAAGTACCAGCCTGGGGTGAGCGGCCTGTCACTGTCGGGAATCACCCGGTCCCTCCCCTCGGTGGCTAGCCTGCGAGAATGAGGTTGCCGATCTCCAGAGCGCGGTACGACCGCGTGCGCATGGGCATGAGCCCGATCGACCGCGAGCGGTTCGCCGAACTCGTCGACGTCCACGACGGCGAACCGGCACAGGCCCACATCGACGTCCGGCGCGTCCGTGACCGGTTCGCCGAGCTCGCCGCCGAACCACCGCCGCCGCGGCCGGCGAACCTGTCAGTCACACCGAGCGCGTCAGACATCTACCAGCTGTGGCACGCCGCCATGCGGGCGGAGAAGACAGAACCGGCGCGGGGCCGGTGGGTGAAGCAGACCGACTCGGCCGTGTTCGAGGCCGACTTTCCGCTTCTGCCCTCCTCCAACGAGCCGGAGCTGGAGCAGAAGCAGGACACCGAGTACCTGCGGCAGCGGTACTGGCAGCAGCTGGTAGGCACGTGGGACAACGTCGGCTACATCGACGACGGCAACGTCATCGGGGAAGTGTGGCTCGCTCCGCCCGGCACACCGGAACCGTTGTTCACGCCGCCGCCGCGTCCCCCGGGCTGGCCGAAGGACGGCAAGGTCTCGCAGGCGTACATGGAGCAGCTGTACGAGCACGACCCCGACCGGCCAGCGGACGCGTACGGTTCGGCGCCGTGGCTGTCAGTCGACGACGTCACCAGGGAGATCAATACCGAGCCCACCAACGCGTTCCGCCGCGACCGGCTCGGCGTCTGGGTTGAGGGCCGGCCGCCGCCGAGGCGGGAACTGCGTGTCGGGCACAGAGCGCTCGAGGCAATCCACGCCGTGAGGTCCGGACGGTCCGCGCGGGACAGGGTCGGCGACGTCCCGATCGTCCTCGACCACGACCTGCCCGCCAGTGCGTGGCGGCTCGTCGACGTCGAGTCGGGGGACGTGATGTTCGAGGGGTGCTTCCCCGCGGACCCGGCCGACCTCGTCCAGACGGTCCAGCTTCAGACCCGTCCGCCCGACCCCTTCGCCAGGGCCTCCCGCGAGATCGTGGACGAACACCTGCGCGAGTACGTCGCCGCCGTCCGGGAGGCGGTCGACGACCTGGCGGACAAGACCGAGGTACCCCGCGACATGCTGTATTGAAATACGGTCAGGCCGGTCGGGGTGGCGCGCCCTCATGGCTCAGGCCGAGCGCCGGCACACCCAGGATCTCCTCGGCCCGGTACGCCTGCGGCAGAGGCGGCGCTCCCGGGCCGCCTGTGTAGACGTCGAGCCACCACTTGGCCTTAGGCCCGACGGCGTCGTCGTAATCGTCGGGTCCTACCACGACGGCCCACGCGATGATGCAGGGCCCGCCGTTCGCCGCCGCGCTGACCTGACCGGCCGGCACCATGACGACCGCGCCGGCCGTCAAGTCGCGTGGTGTGACACCGACGCCTTCCCACCGCTTACCCATGATCAGCAGGCTACCCGCGATGGCCGGCCCTGCTCGTGATTCCCCACGCCGGGCGCCTCGGCGCGTTCCCCGCCTCATCGGTAGGTAGTAGCGCTCCGGCATGGATCACAGGTTGATCCAGTAGCGGCCCGGGTGGGGCATCTTGTCCGGACCTTGCGAGTAGTGCTGCAGCGATGACATCCGCTCGATCTGCCGACCGTTCGGGTCTCGCTTAGCGGGGTCCTTCGACACGTACACGACGTTGATGCACGGCGTGAACGCCTCGCTGAACTCGCCGTGGACCGTGGTAACCAACGCGACGTGCTCGACGTAGTGCTCGTCGACCACCTTCACCGCGTCGCCGGCCTCGACCGCTTCGACCTTCGTCTTGGTGTCCATCCTCTTCACCTCCCCCCTCGTGGATTCCCCCCCGACCCCACGCGGGGTACGGGGACGTTCTTTCGCCCGCCGCGCGGCAGGCGCCCCTGGTGGATGGTGTAGCCGGCCCGGAAGGTCCCACACTCCGTCCCGGGCCGGCAGCTCTCATCGGATCCGCTTCGGCATGAACCAGTCGCTCGCCGCGTCGACGCCGGCGGCGATCGCGTCCTGCCGGCACTCGTAGCTGAGCACGGCAGCCATCACCCCATCGATCTTCCTGGGTGATTTCGGATATTCCTTCCGGATGTGCAACCCCGACCGGCGTCGATCTTCCCTGGCATTAAGGGCGTGGCGTTGCAGCGTCAGCGTGAGCTCCGCCTTACGCCCGACCCGGTCCTCCGCCGGCGTGTAGGTGACCCGCCGTTCGAGCACCGCGGTGTGGAACCGCAGCAACGCCGACACCATCTGCGTCGGCCTGGCCGTCCACCACTCCAGGGGCCTCTTCTGGGTGGCCTGCACGAGCATCTCGTGCCCAAACTCCCGGTGCCACACGTCGAGGTAGTCGTCCCAGTGCGGCGGATCGGCGTACATGCCGACCACGCGGTAGTCGGCGCGGGCCTGGTAGACCGCGGCGGCGACCTCCTCGCGCGGAACCCGCCAGTCCTCACCCTCGACCCCGTCGGGCTTCTCCCAGCAGCCGATCAGCTCGATGTGCCCGTCCGAGACCCGGCACGCCACCAGCGCGGTCGCGTCCGCGTCCGGGCCACCCACCGAGCCGTCGAAGCCCAGGCACACCATGTCGCCGGGCCGGAGCTCCTTCGTGGAGTCCTTGCAGGCGATCCACTGCTCGTACTTGATCCACGCGTCTTTCGCGCTGGTCTGCGCGTTCAGCATGAATCGCCGCACCCGGTTCTCGCTGGTCCGGGTGTCGTAGACCTGGTCGACGAGCGAGTCCTCGTCCATCCAGGCCATCGCGTCGCCGTACGCGTCCCGTAGGCCTTGGCGCAGCACCGGCTCGTCGTGCAGGTCGGGTACCTCTCCCCACCTGTGGTCAAAATATAGGCGGTGGGAGCCCCGCCGCTTACGGCCTTCGGCGAGAGCGGCGGCCTCGTTGTACGTGGCCTCGGCGGCGGACTCCTCGCCGGGCTCATACATGGTCGTCGTTTCCAAATACCAGGTGCCGGCGCCACGCTTGCGTTTCCACATGTTCGCGGCGACGACGTCTTTCATCTCCCGCAACTCAGCGGTCGTATAGAGGTGACTTTCGTCCATTGTGGAATGCGTTTCGAGGCCACCATCTTTGCTGGCCGCACTGGCTGTGCTGCTGCGAATTTCGCCGCCGTCGGCGAGGAACACCTCGCGCTTGCCGGCGTCGTGGCCGGGCCAGTGATACAGCGGGCAGTCCCGGTCCGTCAGGTTGTAGTAGACGGTCCGGTAGGTGTTGCCCGTCTGGTTCTCCTCGGTCGCGCAGATCCGCACGAACGGGGCCACGACCGGCCGGCCCATCGGCTCACCCTCGGCATACGTGTACTCAAACCCGAACCCGTAAGGGTCACGGTAGGTTTCGCCTCCGCGCGCCCATCCGGCGAAACGGCAGGGGCCGAACGCCTCGAACAGGCAGATGCGGCCGGCGAGACCGCTCTTGTCGCAGCCTTGTCAGGCCGGTGGGCCCCCACCAGTTGCCCGGTGGGGGCCCACCGGCCCTTGGGGCGGCTCAAGAACACGGAGTCGTACAGCAGGTGGTTGTTGCGGGCGTGCTCACCGACCGCGTACGCGTTGACGAGAAACTCTGTGTATTCCTCGCCGTGCCGCACCGGCTGGCCCTGGACGTCGCCGGGCCCGTGCCGGACAAAAAACTCAATCCAGGACACGCCGAGCCATCCCAAACTGAGGTTCTGGTCATGGTGCGGGGCGAGGATCATCTTGCGAGGCATCCCCGCTCACCGGCCCGGGCTCAGCCGGAGCCGGTCGCGGTCTCGGTGTCCTCGCCGCCGGGCGCGCGACTCAGGATCGTCTTGCGGCGGTCCGCCATCGGGATCACCTGCCCGGCCGGCTTCACCGAACCGTCGTCTACCACCTCGACCGCGCCGCCGGGCCCGTCGCCGGCCGCGCCGGGCTCCACCTTCTGCTTGTACCGGATCCGCAGCGCGATCCGCGCCTGCTGCCCGATACCGAGAGCGTCCTCCCGCCGCCGGATCTCCGTCAGCTGCGCGGTGGTCTGCTCCTTCGGCGTCGCCGCGGTGTAGTACCGCTGCTTTTCGAACAACAGTTCGAACACCTTTTGCCAGTCGTCGTCGCGCCAGCTGACCGCGTGCGGCAACGTCGACGTGGTCATCCACCACGCCTCCACCAGCGGGTGCCACTTCTTACGCCCCGGCAACTTCGGCATCTCCGGCGCACCGTCGAACGGCACGTCGTCGTACTCACGCCAATCCCCGGCCGTGACCGAGTTCGGCGTACGGCCATGCTTGCGCTCCTGCGCCGCTGGTCCGGACATGGTGATCACTCCCATTTCGGGATCGGTGTGAAAAAAGCCCGGCGGCACGGCCCATTGCGGGACTGGCGGCCGGAAGACCAGAAAAGGCCCGCGGCCCATTACGGGCGGCGGACCTCAGCGCCGCGCGACACGCGGCAGGAACAACGGGCGGCTAGCGAGCCGACCCGGACGCAGTGTCGCCGGCGGCCGGCGTGGGGATGGTCAGGCCAGCGGCGCGCAGAGCCGAGTCGGCGGCAGGCAGGAAATCGTTCTGCAGCGGCAGCCTTGACCACTGGTCCCGGTTGATCGCGATCGTGGCCGCGCGGTAGACGGCCTGACTGAGCGGCACGTCATCCTCCAGCAACACGTCAAGCGCGCCGATGGCCACGGCCTCACCGGACCCGACCGCCCCGATCCCGTCGGGCATCCGTATAGCCAGGTGATGTTCGAGCGTCCACATGTGCCCAGGCGTGCCGAGCAGCATCGTGCCGTCCATCTGCCCGGTGTCGTGGTCGGTCAGCCCGGCCTCAACCATCGCCTTCGTCATCCGGGAGGCGATCGCGTACGACCAATCCTCCGGGTCACCGTCGCCGAGCTGGTCGACCGGCTCGTCGGCGAACGCCTTGCGCAGCACCGAGATCGCGGCCGCCGTCCCGGAGATACCCAGCAGCGCGACCGGACTGCCCCCGCCGTCAAGCAACCGCCGAATCTTCCACGTCGACCCGACGACCGGCCGGTCGAAGACGTTGGTGCCGGTGTCCGCCGACATCCACACACCGTGCGGCCGGGCGATGCCGATGACCGTGGTCACGTCGACCCGCTCGCCGGCTCGCCCGGCGCGGCAGCGTCCGGGCCCGGCCCAGACGCGGCAGCGACCTCCGCTTCCATCTCCTCGTACGCGGCCGCGAACCCCTCCAGCACACCCTGACGAGTGGTCGCCGCGACCGCCTGACGCAACGCGTCCAGCGACTCCACCGACGGCGTCACATCGACGTGCAACACCAGGTGGAACGCCTGACCGCCCCGGATCGAGAAATCCTCCGACGGCGGCCCATCAACGCCCTCCCGCCCGAACGACGCCGGCGGCGGCCGGCCCGGCACCCGCGAATCCGACTGCCTCGTATTCACGCCGGAACCCCCTCACGGTTCCGAGCCAGCCACTGCGACCACATCGAACAGAACTGCTCCACCAGCGTGATACTCCCGGCCGGCAGCACCGACACCAGATGCGCCAGCGCCGGCGCGGACACCACCAGGCCATCGGCGTCGACCTGAATCCCGACGGTGATCGTCGCGTCGGTGTACCTCGACGGCAAAGCCAGGCACGCCGGCACCATCGCCACGAGGTCCTCGCGGCTCATCCGCCGACCCCCTGCACGAACCCGCCCGCCGGCGCGAGCTTCCGCTCCGCCTCCGCGATCGCGTTCTCCCACTCCTGCGCGGACACCTTGGCCCGCACCCTGAGCGCCTCGAGCTGCCGATGCGCGGCGGCCAGACCACCGGGGTCGCCGTCACCCTGACGGCCCTCATACCACGCCGAGATCGGCAGACCGATGGGCGGCGGCTCAACATTCCAGACACCCATAGGCGCCAGCCGCGGCGACTCCACCACGAACCGCAGGCTCCCCGTCAACGGCTCCGCGATCACGCTCACCAGCCGCTCGTCCGCGGCCAACGCCAGCATCGCGTGCAGCTGACTCGCCGTGAACTGCAGCTGCCCGCGCCGCGGCGGCATCGGCCACCGCTGCGCCAGCGCCCCGGTGGTCACCACCGACGCCGACCACATCGCGCAGTACTGGGTGACGTACTGCCGCACATGCGGCTCCAGCCCCAGCGCGTCCAGCCCCGGCGCGAACACGTTCCCGTCCAGCGTCGCGAGCTCCACAGCCACCTGCCGCCCGTCCGGGCCCGGCACCGTCATCGACGTCGGGAACGGGTTCTTCACGGCCAGCGGGGCGTCCGCGTCAGCGGCCGCCGGGTCACCTTGCTGCGGGTGGGCAGCCTCGGACATCTCTACTCCTCGAATCGTTACTCGGCGCTGTCACGTGGACAACGAATTAGCCGGACAGCAGCAGGCCGGCCGCGCGCAGCCGCTCACGCTCGTCCTCGCGGATAACCTCGGCGATCGCGTCGTACGTGATACGCGCCGCCTGCTGATCCGGCCGCTGGCCGCAGTGGTCCATCCGCTTCACGGCCAACCGGACGCAGCGGTCGCGCAGCCGCACCGCGGCCTTGAAGCGGGCGAGGTCGTCGTCTGTCATCTCAGGCATCGCAGCCTCCGGGTGGTCTGGGATACCGGCAACATCCGCATCCGGAGACTCGAAGACGGGGGACCTCACCGCAGCGCGGGATGGATATCTGGCGGCCTGCGGCGGATCGCCGCCAGCGCGGCCGCGCCCTCCGCCCCGGACTTCTTCCCGTGGCAGTTCTCCCGCGACCGCCCCGCGAGGTAGTCCGCCCGGTTGTGGATCCAGTCGAGGTTGTCCAGCCGGTGGTCGTCGCCGGCCAGCAGGTGGTCGAGCTCTGACCCGCCCGGCAACCCGCAGCGGTGGCAGACGTGCTCAGGGTTCTCCGCGTCCTTCGCCGCCCGCAGCTCATCCCAGTTCGGGGGCAGCCGGTCACGCCGCGTCGATCCCGCCCACGCCGGCCGGGCCCGCTCCTGGGTCACATCTAGCTCACCTCCCCGCCAGTACGCGGAAAAGCGGCCCACCCGTCGCAGGGCAGAGACCGCCAATGTGGACATAATGGGCGGCCTAAGCACTCGTGTCAATCCGGACACGACACCCAGGTCACAACCCCTGAATCGACAGAACCGACATCCCGTCACACCTACGCGATACTGTGCCGCCGTGCCAACCCAAGCAGCCAAGGCCCGCACCGCGTGGGAGCAGCTGAACGAACGCCAACGCGCGTACCTGCGTGTGATCTACCAGTTCGACCAGGACGCCGAAGAGGAAATCGCCGCGGCCCGCAAGCGCTGGGAGAAGCCCCCGCCGGCGAGCGAATGGCGGTGGCAGCTCTACGCCGTCGAGGGCCCCGGAAATCACAGCAGCATCCAGGCCCAACTGAAGCATGAGGGGAAGCTGGATCCGGGCGCCGGGTCGACCCTTAAGGTGCTGCGCACGCGCGGCCTGATCGAGGAGCGGGGCGACTTTCGGCAGGTCGGATTTGGCATGGCTGACGTGCTACTCGTGAAGCTGACCCCGGCCGGCCGGGCGGCCGCCCGGGCAGGTCTCGACGAGCCGCGCCCGGCGAAGGCGCCGGAGGGCCTGCTGTCCGAGTGGCTTTGGGGCGCGCTGGCCAGGCTCTACAACGCCGGCGAGCAGGGCTGTCTCACCGACACCGACCGCTGGGATTTGCCCAAAGACAGCCCCGAGTACGGGCCAACGTGGAACGCGCTCCTGGGGTTGCGCGACCGCAAAGACGGCGAGCTCATGGAGGATTTCCAGGCCGGCGGCAAGTACCGGTACCGGCCCAGTGCCCGCGGCCGCCGGCACGCCGAGCTGCACCACCGCTGCTACGCCGAGCTGTACCCGGCCGTGCCCGGGATCGAGCCGGACGACGTCGACGGGGCGCACGAGGGCCTGGTCGACCACCAGGGCAAGCCGCGGCACTTGGTGAAGGTCACCGAGTGGCGGCTGCTCGTGTGGCTGACCGATCTGGAGCAGCGCGGCCGCTCGCCGGAACGCGAGTTGCTCGCCCGCGACTACACCCAGTACGACGACGAGGTACCCGCCGCGGTGCTCGACATCCCGGACGGGCAGATCAGCCTCTACGGCGCCGAGAAGACCGCCGGCAGTGCCGCGGCCGTCGAGCGGCTCGCCGCCCGCAAAGGCGGCGGCCTGGTCGAGGTGGTCCAGGCACTCAACCTGCGCCGCTACCCGGGCGAGGCGAAGACCGTACCTCGAGTGCAACTCACTGAAGCCGGCCGACGGCACGTCGCCGAGCACGTCGACGAGTACCGCCGCTGGTACCCGGACACCGACGGGCCGCAGACTAGGTCAGCAGCCCCGCCCTCCCACTGATCGCCCGCCAGTCGCCGCCGAAGACGTCCTCCTGGCCCGGCGTCCACGGCTGGAACACGTACTCTCCCGCCACGCCGAGCGCGACAGCGGCGGCCTCGTTCGCGTCGCAGCGCTCGAGGTACGGCAAGAACACCCCAGGCGTCCCCACAGGCAGCCCGGTCGCCGCCGCGGTGTTCTCGTTGATCGGGATCCCGGCCGGATACCCGGTCCGCACCAACACGTACGAGCCCGCCGGCCAGCCAGCCCGGGCGATGTGGGCACCGCTCATGGCCGCGCGTAGCGCCTCGGGGAACCGCATGCCGCTGTGCATGACCGGCCAGGTGACCGTGCTCGCGAGCTGTATGTCCAGCGCGGAGACCTCGAAGGCGGCTAGCCGGTAGGCGTCGCGGTGAGCCGCCGCCGGGTCGCTGGTTTCGGGGACCTGGTCGGCGCGGTATTGCAGATATCGAGCCAGCTCCGCGAGTGTCTTAGGTCGGCTGGTCGGGGTGGCCCCACGACTGGCAATTACCGCGCGATAGGAAAGCCATTCGCCCGACGCTAGGTATTCGCGACCAGCCTCTGTTTGTCTCGCTATTTCCTCGAACCGTCCGATCTCGTCCGGAGTCGTCACCGTACGCGCGGCGGCGACTGCGTCTGCCTTGGAAGTGAGCTGGCGTATGCGGGGATCGAGCATGCCGGGAGCGTACGGGGAAGAGGTGGTGACGGGGAGCATCCATGGCAGCGGCCGGGGGTGATCTTGGCTGCGCGGCCTCCCGCCGCCCGACCCCGGCGGTCACGGTCGCGATCCTATATCCGCAGGTCAGCAGACACGCCGCAGACGCGCGCATCCCGGAAACTTTGGAGGCTCAGGAGTTTTGGACCTGTACGTACCGCGAGGCCCCGAACCCGCCGATGGCGCGCGCGCCGGGGTACGGGGGAGGGGTACCCCCGGGGGTTGATCTTGGATCCATCGAGAGGAATCGATCCCCCTTTGCTTAGTAAGGAACCGCGCGTGCGCATTGCGCGCGATTCCTCTTAGCAATTAAAAGGGGGCGATTGTGACCTGGGTCACATGTAGTCGGGGTAACTTGACAAGGGGGTTGGGCGGAGCGCAAGCTACTTGCGTTCCACCGAGCAGGGCAAGCCAGGAAGCCAAGCGATCCCCTTAGCAATGGCAGTAGTTGGGGTAACTTGACAAGTGGCCAATGGACCGGCAGAGTGGCACTCGCAAGCGAACGGCAGGCGAGTAAGCGGACGGTATCCCGTTTCTGAAATGGGCCATCCGTGAATCGCTATCAGTCGGGCCGCTTGCACGCAAGGCGGCATGGTGGGTACGCGGCAATCGGCACAAGCAGTGGTAGGCAGATCCTCCGGTAACACCCGGGGCACGCTGTAATTGCTGAAGAACGGGAAGCCTTCTGGCGACCCCTAGGACCGATGCTTTCCTCCCCTTGCTGTTTACGTAAGGCACGGCCCGGTCTGACCGGGTGCACACGCTAGGCCCCCGGTCTGACCGGGGTTGGCACGGCCCGGTCTGACCGGGCACCCGTTACTTGTGAATCGAATACGGCTAGCAAACCGACCGCATGGCGCGGCGCTCACCCGGTCTGACCGGGCGCGCTAGCCATAGGGGTGACGGGGTGCACACCAGGGATAGCGGGCAGTCTGACTGCCAGCGGTTCCCCGTGCGCTGACATCACCAGCTGCTAGCTCCGGCACTAGACCCAATCGGGCGAGTGTGCCTCCGATCCGGGCATCCGTGTGATGTCAAGGGGATGGCTGCGCTTTCTGCGGGGACGGTGCGTGAGACGTAAAGCGCGACGCAAGGGCGTATGCGCAGTCTTGCCCGGACTGTGTCCGGCCGGTGTTCCTTGAAACGTGAATAGTGTGATTCCCCATTGAATGGCCTGCGCCGACGCCAACCATGCTTTAGGCGCGAGAGACCACGGGATGCAAGCTAGCCGCTGATCTGATCAGCGGAGGGTGGCGCTTATGCGAGACCGATACCGCGCGCCTTCATGCCTTCGGGCGACCACTAGCGTGGCTTAGGTACCCGCCGTGAGGCAGGGTTGTCGGATCGCCGTGAGGCGAGCGGAAGAGTGGTATCTCTCATTGACACATTGCCAGGGGAAATGTTGCTAGGCGGGTGCGTCTCGCCTAGCGCGCTAGGGCTCTGAACACCAGAGCGGTTCCCTACCCGCCCGTATCGGGGCCTGGTGGGGGGCATGGCGGGAGCGTGCACAGTGCGCTCGGATGGTCCCGTGCGAGGGTCCGGCATCTGATGCCGGTAAGGGTCACGGACCGGAGCCACCGACTACCGATGATGGGCTTACCACGTCCTAGGAGCGGGGGGTGCAAAGGCACCCGTGTCGAGGCGGACTCGCGGGAGCGGGTCGGTCGATGATCGCCACAGAACCTACGCCTGTAAGGGCGACCGTCCCGAGTGACGCCGGGCCGGAGGTGTGTTCTCAGGTATGTCCCTGCCTAGCGTGGCGTAGTGAGCCGGGTGTAGCGCCCCGGACACACGCGAACCTGTGTTCCGAGTGTGACGGGACATCTATCTCTTGGGCGCCGGCCGGTTGGGTAACCGACCGGCCGGCGCACCTAAGGCGCATTGGCTCTCCAGACCGGGCGCGCAGTGGAGTGCGCACGGTGCGGTCTGCTAATGACCGATCGACCACGGAAGGTGAGAAAAGTGGCGGCTACGGCTACGAAAACGGATGACCCTCGCTTGGTGCTGGCGAAGCAGGTCCTCACGGACAATAACGAGGGCAAGCTGAAGAACGCGCTCGCTAAGGCGAAGCGGGGCGCGCAGAAGTACCCGGACTTCCGGTTCCCGGGTGCGGCGGGCCAGCCGACACCGACGTTCGCCGAGGTGGCGCAGTGGCTGTCGAACGAGATCGCGGCGAAGGAGGCGGCGGAGCCTGTCGAGGAGACGCCCGCGCCGGCGGCGCCGAAGGTGGAGGCTGCTCCGAAGAAGGCGGTGGCGAAGAAGGCCGTGCCGGCTCCGAAGGTGGAGACCCCGAAGGTGGAGACCGTCACGCTGCGGCTGGTCCACGATGGCGAGCACCCGACCGTGATCCACGGGGTGGAGCAGCACTCTCGGGCTCACCTGATCGTCGGAACGGCGAAAAAGGGCGGCGAGGGTTGGTTCTGGTGGCGGGCGAAGCAGGATGCGTTCTACCTGCCCCGGACCGGTGGGTTCGCGCCGGACATGGACCGGATCAACGCGCTGCTCACCCGTCTGGCGGCGGAGCAGGTCGATGGGGTGCCGCTGTACCGGGTGGAGACCGACATCGTCACGGAGGTCAACGGTGAGCCGCTGCCCGTGAAGCGCACGGCGCAGCAGCTCCGCGAGTGGCAGCGGGCGTTCGACGCGGCGCACAACGCCCTGTATTGGGGTTTGGGTGTGGGTCGTGAGACGTGCGGCGGGTGCGGCGCCGTGGGTCTGGACCGGGAGACCGGGCGTATCGGTCGGGACGCGGCTGGTATGCCGATGGTCAAGTGCAACACCTGCGCCGGTGTGCCCGTGGCGCCTGCGGCGGAGCCTGCCCCAGCGAAGCTGGACCTGTCGGGCCTGCTGGCGTTGCCGGCTACGGCCGCTCCGGCGCCGGAGATGGCGAAGTGCCCCTCGTGCCGTACGGAGCAGCCGGTGATTGACGGTCGGCTGGACATGCACGAGCGGCCGTTCGGCGGCGCGCTGTGCCGGGGCAAGCTGGGCGTGGCGGTCCAGGACGTGGAGCCGGAGCCTGCCGAGAAGCCGGGCCGCAAGGCGCGCAAGGCGGCGCAGCCGGTGGTGGAGCAGGACCAGGCGGAGCGGTCCGCGACGGATGGGTGGCAGTTCAGGCTTCAGGCTGGCCTGTCGGGCAAGTCGCGGAACGAGGTTGCCACGAAGGTGCGTCAGGCGGTCCTGCGGGCGGTGACCAACAAGTTCGGTGTCAAGATCGAGGTGCGTCGCGACAAGGTCAACCACCAGTTGGTCATGACCGTGGTGGAGTGGGGCGGCGCTGACGTCGATGGCGACCTGCTGACTTCGGCTCTCGTGGCGGCGGTCCGGAGCGTGCCGGGTGTGGGCAACCGGATGCACAAGTCGGCCTGACGCGGTAGTTGGGGTAACACGACCTGACGCGGTACCGGTGGGAAGTCCGGGCGCACTCGCGTCCGGGCGGCCCGCCGTGTCGTGCCAGAGCGGTACGCAGCGACACGAGGAGTCGGCATGTTCCCGAAAGACCTGCGCCGTGGGGCCTTCCTGAACGGCAAGCGGATCACCGGTCTGGCGCCAGCACGACGCAACGGGTGCAGCGGTGTCGTGGTCACGCTGAATAACCAGGTCGCGGGTGTCTTCTACCCGGACGGGGTCCGGGTGCCGGGCACCACTGCGCGCACCGACATGCCCGCTGGCCCGGTCAGCTCCGGCGGCGGCACTCACTACACGCGGCCGGGTCGCCGCGACGGCGAGAGCTCCCGCGACCGGCACAGCCGACTCATCGACAGCATCACCTACGCCTGAGAGGGGCCACCCATGAACCACACCATGAGCAGTTGCGGCCGGAGCATTTCCCGGCACCGGACCGTCAGCCACCGGAAGGCGGCGGGGACGCGCAACGCCAAGCCGCTTTTCAGCTGGTCGAAGCGGCGCCGCCGCATCGGCGGCTGGAAAGCGTAGCGGGGTGGCATCGGCCGCCTTGGTGCGAGCAGCGCGGTAAGGCCCCGCACGGTGCTGCCAAAGGGCGTACCGGGCGGGTTGTCGGTGCTGCCCGGTGCTCGACCGCCTCACGGCGGCCGGGTGCCGAGTGGTCCCGGTGCACGACCGGCCACCTACCCAGATCGAAGGAGAACAGCATGTCGAGCAGCAGGAGCATCACTTTCTACCGCGGCCGCTTCCAGGGCTGGAGTCTGTCCGTGATCGGGGACACCGCGAACGGTCGGGTCGTCCGCACGCTGGTGCAGCTGGAGACGCCCGGCCATCGTGCCGACGAGCGGCTCGCGGGGATGCTCTCCTTCGCTCCCGGCATCCCCGGGTTCGAGGAGACCAGCGCGGCGCTGGACAGCAGCGCGGGGGTGCCGGCGCTGGAGCAGGCGCTGGAGTGGGTGATCGAGGCGACCGCGAAGGAGCTGCGCTCCGGGATCAACGGCGACGAGCACCGCGCGTACTGGCAGCAGATCGTCGACGCCGCCGACCACTCCCGGGCCACCTGGTACGCCCAGCGCACCGAGGCGGCGGCGTTCGAGGTCGTCGGCCGGGTGCTGGTGACGGTGTGAGCGGGCTGAACGTGGTGTGGCCGGACGTTCCACCGATCTTCTCCGGCATCCCGCACCGGTTCGCCCCCAAGCCGGCCGGGTTCGAGGGCGGCCCCACGTTCTGCGTCCCGCCGTGTCACACGCACTGGTCGGAGCCGTGCCACGTCGTCGAGGGGCCGGCCGAACAGCCGACCGCGCGGCGAGAGATACCGCCGGGCTCGCGGGTGGTGGGTGAGCGCAGGTATGCCGACGGGCGGCGGGTGCGGGGCCGACCGGTCTACGTGGTCGAGCTGCGGTGGAACGGCGGGCCGGTGTCGTACGACGTCCACGACGCGGGTACCGACGCGTGCCTGACCGAGGACGAGTCCTTCGCCCACTACCCGACCGACGAGGACCTGACGCGGGTCGCCGCGTGGGTCGACAGGCACAACGAGCTGACGGAGGACGACACGCTCTAAACCCGGCGCTGCCCAGTGATCCGCCCACGCTCGGCCATGTGGCCGAGCGTGGGCGGATCGCCGAGTGGGTCCGGCACGAGTCGGCCACGGTCCCTAGCTAAGGAGCAACGCATGCAGATCAAGCCTTTGGCCCTGCTGTTCCGCGAGGCGACGATGATCGTCATCGGCTCGCCGCTCGTCGCGTCCGACGAGTACGCGATCCCCGCCGGCCTGTACCTGCTCGAACCGCTGCGGTCGGTGTACGGCCCGGCCGGGCTGGTTGAGGCGCCGGCGTGGGATGGCGAGCGTCCGGACCACCTGCGGGCGGTCGTGCCGGCGACGCTGGTCGAGTCGTTCCGCCTCACCACGCGGCTCGCGGCGACCCGTGAGGAGCAGACGACCACCCCGATGCTGGAAACGTCCGTGGCGATCACGCTCAACATGGCCGACGCGACGGTCGGCGCGATGTTCGGCGCGGCGCAGCTCGTCGAGCACCAAGGCTGCACCGAGTGCGGCGCCGACCCCGGCGAGACGTGCCGAGAGGCCAACTGCCAGGGCACCTGGGTGTGAGCGCGGCCATGGCAACGATGGTGGCGCTCAATCCGGGCGCGAGGCTGTGGGGCGCGGACGGCCTGTGCGCGACGGCTGTCGCGTGGTCCGGCCCGGCGGGCCTGCTGATCCGGTTCGACGGGGAGCGGTCGGCGGTTGTGGTGGACCCGCGTAACTGGCGGTTCGCGCTGGCCTGCGAGTACTGCGACCGGGCGGCTCAGGTGCGGCTGCGCGACGGGCAGCCCGGTGACGTGCTGTGCCGGGCCTGCGCCGGTGCCCACTTCACCACGCCGACCGAGTGGGTGCTGCCACTGGGCCGGCGCACGGTCCGGGCGCTGTTCGCCCAGTGCGCGCCGGTGGGCTGATACGGCCCGGTGGGAAGCCCGACACGGGGGTCGGGCCGCCCGCCGAGTCGTGCCAGACGGGCACGACCAACGAGAGGGGTAAGGCATGGCTTCTATGGGTGGCTTTCCCGGCCAGGACGGCGGGCATGAGCTGGGCGTGTACGTGCCCGACGCGCAGAGGCGGAAGTTGGCGGAGGATGCCCGCTACGTCGCCGGCGTGGCTGAGGCGGTGTCCGGGGTCGGGTACGAGGTGAGCAAGACGTACGTCGAGGGCCCGACCGTGTTCGACTACCCCGACCACGTGATCCAGGTGGACCTCGGCGGCCCGGTCGCCGACCTGATCTGGGACGGGCTGAAGGGCTGGCGGATCATCGTCTACTCGTCCCCGACCAGCACCCACGACGACGAGCTGTCGCGGGGGCTGACCGACAGCACGGCCGTGCCGGCGCACACGGTGCTGCGGATGGCGCGAATCCTCATGGACCAGGCGGTCGACCGGTGGGTGCGGACGTTCACGTTCTTCGGGCACTGGCAGGACGACCACATCGTGGTCGACTACCACGTGCCCGGCACGGTCGAGGACACGCGCGACGACGACCGCTGGGAGCAGGGGCTGTGGTCCGCCACGGCCAGCGCCTCCACGGTTGAGCGGGCGCAGGCGGCCGTGCTCGCCCCGTACGCGTCCGACCAGGTGGCCGCGCGATGAGCGCGGCGGTCTACGGCGACGGTGAGGTCATCGAACGGACCGTCATGCTCCACGGGGTCCAGACCGAGGAGCAGTGGCGCGATCTGGAGCAGGCGCTGGGGCTGGAGCGGTACGGGCTGGGCCGGTGGAAGCAGTGGGCGGCCGGCGAGCCGAAGCTGCTGTCCGACAGCAAGTCGCCATGGGCGTACGACCTGGACGCCGCGATCGCGTGGGCCCGTAACCGCGGCCTCGTCTACGAGGTCGAGACGAACGTCCGGTACGTGGCGGCGGTGGATGTCGTGGCCACGCTGACTCTCGAAGCAAAGCAGCTCCGCGTGGAGCTCGACGCGGTCGAGAAGCGGCACACCGCGCTGGTCAACCGCCGCCATGAGATCGCTCTGGATCTCGTGGCGGCCGGTCTGTCGTACCGCAAGGCAGGTCGGGTGTGCGGGTTCAGCGACGGTCTGGTCTCGCAGCTGGTCGCCAAGGCGCGTAAGGCGGGCCGGGAGTTCCCGAATGCCAGGCCCGCGCCCGAGTGGCTGCGGCGCAGCAAGCGTCGCACTGGCCAGGCAGGAGAGCAGTAATGCGGCGGGTGTGGCGGGCCATACCCAAGAGCGCGCAGTCGGCGCTGCTTGTGGCGGTGGTGCTGACGGTGGTGCTGACGGTGTTGTGGGCGGCGTCGCCGCTGTGGGTCGAACCTCACCAGTAGTTGGGGTAACAAGTCTCGGCCCGGTGCGGGTCGGTGGGAGGTCCGGGCGTCACGGGGCGTCCGGGCGGCCCGCCGTGTCGTGTCGGACGAATGAAGGGAAGCGACATGACCGAACAGGCAGGAAAGGGAGTCGGCGCGATCGGCAGAGCACGCGCCTCGGTCGCCGCGATCGAGGCGCTGGCCCGGATCCGTGAGCAGGCACGCACGGTGGCCACCGACGCGGAGCGGGTGATCCTGGCCGGGTTCTCCGGCTGGGGGCCGCTGGCCAAGGCGTTCGCTCCGGAGGAGCAGGCGTGGGCGGACATGGCCGAGCGGATCAAGGCCGCGCTGCCCGAGCAGGACGTGCAGCTCGGTATGCGGGGCACGTACAACGCGTTCTACACGCCCCGCCCCATCGCGGCGGCGATGTGGGACGTGCTCGGAATGTTCGGGTTCGACGGCGGGCCGGTGGCGGAGCTCGGGTGCGGCGCCGGGGTGTTCCTGGCCACCGCGCCGGACGGGGTGCCGCTGGTTGGTGTCGACCGTGACCCGACGGCGGCCGCGATCTGCAAGCTGCTCAACCCCCACGCGCGGGTCATCAACGCGCCGCTGGAGGAGGTGAGCGTGGGGTCGGACTTCGCCGCCGTGGTCGGCAATGTGCCGTTCGGTGACGTGAAGCTGTTCGACCCGACCGCACCGGGACACGTGGTCGACAGCCTGCACAACTACTTCATCTGGCGGGCGACGCAGGCGCTCACCCCCGGCGGGTACGCGGTGCTGCTGACCAGCCGGTACACGATGGACGCCTACGACTGGCAGCCGCGCGCGGCGATCGGTGAGGACGCGGACTTCGTCGGCGCGGTGCGGCTGCCCAACGGGGCGCTTGAGGGTGGCACCGACGTGGCGGCGGACATCGTGATCCTGCGCCGCAAGGGCGGCACCAAGCGGCGCTCGTACGGGCACGGCTGGCAGAAGTCGGACGTCGCGACGTACGGCGCTGATGTGCCGATCAACGAGTGGTGGACCGAGGAGCCGGGCGCGGTGCTCGGCACCATGAAGCGCGGATCCACGAACCGGTACGGGCTCGGGTTGCTGGTCGAGCCGAACGGCAAGGACGTGGTCGAGCAGTTGCGCACCTTCGTGCGGCGGGAGTTGGTGCCGGCGGCGCGGGAGCGGAACCTGATGTGGACCGCGCCGCCGGACCCGACGGTGTTCGACGTGGAGGCGGCCGGGGTCGTGTCCAAGGAGGGCTGGCACGAGGGCACGATGCGGCTCACCGGCGACGGTGGGGTGCTGGTCGTCACCGAGGGCAAGGCGCAGCCGCTGCCCCGGCCGGGACCGGAACTGCTGCGGCTGCTGCGGCTGCGGGACCTGGCCGTCGATCTGGTCAAGGCGGAGGCCGACCACAGCAACACCGACTCGGTGACCGAGCCGATCCGCGCCGACGTGCGGGCCGCCTACGAGGACTACGTCAAGCACCACGGTCCGTTGAACAGGTACACGCAGCGGGCCGCGGGCGTCGATCCGGAGACCGGTGAGCAGTTGTGGTCGCGGGTCTACCCGACCGTGCAGGGGTTCCGTGAGGACCCCGACGCGCCGCTGGTGTACGCGCTGGAGGTGTTCGCCGACGATGACGGCGACGCCGACGAGGCCGACGCGGGTGTACGGGCGGCACCGGCACCGATCCAAACGGCGCGGCAGAACGTGCCGCCGGTGCGGCACACCACCACCGACGACCCGCAACAGGCGCTCGCATGGTGTCTGGACCGCAACGCCGGCAAGGTGGATCTGGCGTACATCGCCCGGCTGCTGCGTCGGCCGATCCCCGGCCCGCTCGGCGACGAGCGGGACTCGGCGCTCGCCGAGGTAGCCGGGCTGCTCGGCGAGACGGTGTTCCTCGACCCGACCACCCGCCGTTGGGTGATCGCCGAGGAGTACTGCTCGGGTGACGTGCGCGGCAAGCTGCTGGCCGCGCAGACGGCGACCAAGCACGACGCCCAGTTCGCCCGCAACACGGCCGCGCTGGAGAAGGTGCTGCCCCGCTGGCTGGGGCCGGGTGAGATCGTCGCGAACCTCGGCACGCCGTGGATCGGGCCAACCGACGTCAAGACGTTCATCGCCGAGGTGATCGGCTACTCCGCCACCGTCAAGCGGGTGTCGTCCGGCAACAACTGGGAGATCGAGGCGCAGGGCGCGCTGCGTAACAGTGTGGCCGCGTCGGCGGAGTGGGGTACCGCGAAAGTCGACGCGTTCAAGCTGGTCCAGCTGGCCCTCAACGGCAAGACCCCGGCCGTGTACAAGACGGTGTACGACGACGACGGCGAACCGAAGTCGGTCAAGGATCAAGAGGCGTCGATGCTCGCCGCCGAGAAGCAGCAGGAGCTGCGGGCCCGGTTCAGCGAGTGGGTGTGGGAGTGCCCGGAGCGGACCGACCGGCTGGTGACGCTCTACAACCACCGGTACAACAACCTGGCACCACGCAAGTTCTCCGGCGAGCACATCACCATCGACGGGATCGCGCCGGGGTTCAAGCCGTACGCCCACCAGCCGGAGTACGTGGCGCGGGCGCTGGTGACCTCGGCGGCGCTGTGCGGGCTACCGGTCGGGGCCGGCAAGACGAACATCATGGCGATGGTCGCCATCAAGCTCAAGCAGGCTGGCCTGGTCCGTAAGCCGATGATCGTGGTGCCCAACCACCTGATCGAGCAGATCGACCGGGAGATCCGGCAGCTGTTCCCGGCCGCGAGGATCCTGTCGGCGTCATCGTCCACGTTCAAAGGCAAGGACAAGCGGGGGTCCGCCCGCAAGCGGCGGTCGTTCACCGCCCGCTGCACGACCGGTGACTGGGACATCGTGCTGGTCACGCACTCGGCGTTCAACCTGATGGACGTCGACCCTGAGACGCAGGCCCGGTACGTCTCCGACCAGGAGCAGGACCTGTACGAGGGCCTGGTCGAGGGTGCCGGCGGGTCGCTCAAGGGCCGCATGGTCAAGAACGCGGCGAAGCTGCTCGACCGGCTGCGGGCCAACATCAAGGAGTTGCGGCACACCGCCAAGGGCCGGGACGTGGGCATCCGGTTCGAGCAACTCGGCGTCGACTACGTGTGCGTCGACGAGTTCCACTACTACAAGAACCTGTCGATCCCTTGCCGGACTGAGGGTTTCAGTGTCCGGCCGTCGAAGCGGGCGACCGACCTGGACATGAAGCTGCGGTACCTGCGGGCCCGCAACTCCGGCGGCCCGCACGCGTCGCTGTTCTCCGGCACACCGATCTCCAACACGATGCTGGAGCTGTACGTGTGCATGCACTACACGATGCGGCCGTACCTCAAGCAGATCGGGATCGGGTCGGCCGATGAGTGGGCGGCCGCCTACGTGCGGTTCGTCTCCTCGGCTGAGGTGACGGTCGACGGCGGCGACTTCCAGATGCGGACCCGGCCGGCGGAGTTCGTCAACGCGCCGGAGCTGCGGGTGCTGCTCTCACAGGTGGCGGACATCCGCACCGCCGAGCAGCTGGGTCTCAAGCGGCCGGCCTCCGAGCTGCGAATCGTGCCGGTGGAGCCCACCGACACGCAGCAGTGGTACTCCTCCGACCTGGTCGACCGGGCCGAGGATGTCCGCTCGCAGGGCCGGTTCCCCGGGCCGGGCTGCGACAACATGCTGAAGATCTGCTCCGACGGGCGCAGGATGGCCACCGACCCGACGCTGGTCGGGTTGGACGACGACGGCTACCACAAGCTCCACGTCGTCGCCGAGAACATCATCTCCACGTGGCAGCAGCACCCGGGCAAGCTGCAGATCGCGTTCCTGGACATCGGCACCCCGACCAAACGCAAGGGCGCCACGGTCGTCGACTACCAGACGTACGGCCGGCTGCGCAGGTTGCTGACCGAGGCCGGGATGGACGTATCCCGGATCCGGTTCATCCACGACGCCAAGGACGACAACGCCAAGGCGCAACTGTTCCGTGACTGCAAGCGGGGCAAGGTCGACGTCATCTTCGGCTCCACCGACAAGCTCGGCGTGGGCACGAACATTCAGCGGCTGGTCGTCGCGATGCATCACATCGACGCGCCGTTCCGGCCGGCGGATGTGGAGCAGCGCGACGGGCGGGGCCTGCGCCCCGGAAACATCAACAAGCTGGTGACGATCTTCCGGTATGTGACAAAGCGGACATTCGACGCCTACATGTGGCAGATGCTGACGCGGAAGCTGACCTTCATCTCGCAGATGCTCAGCGGGAACCTCGACCGCACGGTGGAGGACGTGACCGGCGACGACGTGCTCAGCTTCGCCGCCATCAAGGCCGCCGCCACCGACCAGCCGCTGCTACAGGAGAAGGCCGAGGTTGAGACCACGGTCAAGAAGCTGCGGTTGCGGGAGCGTGCACACCGGCAGACGGTGGCCCGCATGCGTAAGGACGCGCCCCGGATGCGGCAACAGGCCCGCAAGCACGCCGCCGAGGCGGGCGCGTGGGAGGCGATCGCCAAGGCCGGCGCGGGCGTTGAGGTGGACGACGACATGGTCACTCGGCTGCACGAGTCGATGGCCCGGTTCAAGTACTACGTGTCGCCGGTCGACATCGGCGGCGGCGTGATGGTCGGCTGGCGGCAGTGGCAGACGCAGGCGGAGGAACCGGAACCGCAGCCGCTGATGACGATCGACGGTGGCGGCGGGCAGATGACCGAGCTGTGCTACCGGTTCTGGAAGCCGGTGCAGGTGAAGAACAGGATCCGCAAGGTCCTGGAGAACGCCGCCGACGCGGCCGCGTTGCAGCGGGACGCCGAGGCGAAGCTGCTGGCCGAGGCGACCCAGTGTGACGCGCTCGCCGAGAAGCCGTTCGAGCACGCCGCTGAGATCACCGCGGCGCGGGCCCGGCTGGACCAGATCGAGGCGGCGCTGAACGAGGCCGCATCGGGTAAGTCCGGACCGAACAAGGACGCCGGTGACGTGGTCGTCGAAGCCGACGCGGTCGAGATCGACCTCGGCGAGTTCGGGGACTTCGCCGGCATGGTCATGGGCAACCTGGAAGAGGAGGTCGCCGCCGGCATCGCCGCCATGATGGGCAGCGGGTTCGGCGCCACCCCCTAACACGATCGGTAGTTGGGGTAACTTGACATGTCGGGTTACCCCAACTACCATCGCGGTTAACGCGCACCCGGAAGGACACCCAATGAGCACACTGCCCAGCAACGCCGACATCGTGGAACTACTGGACCGAGTCGCCGCCGCCGAGCGGCACTACGAGCGCAGCGCCACCCCGCCCGCCGACCCGGACATCGCGGCCCTGATCGCCGCGCTCGGCTCCATCGGCCGGCTCGCCGACCGCTACCGGGAACTGTTCGCCGCCCTGCGTCCCCGACTGGTCGACGCGGACGCCGGCCTCACGACCACGGTCGGTATCACCGTCGGTGGCCTCGACATCCACGTCCGCGACGAAGGGGTCGGCGCCCGCCTGGTCGTCTGCGTCAACGACGAAGAGGCACCCGAAGACCGCACCGTCGTCGTCGAGTCCTGGGACGGCATGTCCTGGCAGTACGAGCTTCGCGGAGACCACGCATGACTCAGACCACGCAAACGGTCGGGGTCACCGACCCGCACGAGGTCGCCCGCCAGATCGACAAGGCCGCAAGGGAGGCGCTGGCGACCCTGCGCGGCGAGGTCAACCACCAGTACGCCGCCACCCTGGCGTGCGCGGCCGCGCGGATGCTGCACGACACGTTCGGCCCAAGCGCGCGGCGGGCCGTGATCGAGCGCTGCGACAGCGAGGACGGCGGGATCTCGATCTACCTGCTGGCCGTGTTCGACCGCGCCGACAACCTGATCTGGTTCGACGGCTGCCTGGAGGGCACCGACCTGGTCGCCGCCCGCGAGAAGATCGCGGCTGACGGCGGCCCGCCCATCCCGGTCCTGGACAAGACCACCCGGGAGGCGATCGAGGACCTGTGCGAGCAGGCGGAGGATGCCCCCGACGGCTACTTCATCCGCTGCGGACTGGACACCGAGCCGGACCTGCCCTACGAGGGCTACACCCTGGAACTGAACATCAACGAGGAGGCGGCCCGGCGCAATCGCCTCGCCGGGCCGGCGGCCCCGGACGGGTCGACCGGGCCGCAGAAGCGGCTGCTCACACCCCGGGACCGGGCGCTGACCGTCCAGGTGCTGCGCACGGTCACCGACGCGCTCACCAACCACCGGGACCGGCCGATCCGCTCCGCCATCCGCGTCGACGTGGACTCCGCGCAGCGGTTGCTCGACATCGCCGACGTGCTCGACCCCAAAGAGCACCCCTGATCCCCCAAGCCGCCCAGTGTCCGACCCCGCAAACGCCTGTGGGGTCGGGTGCCGAGTGGCTTCGGCGCAGGGCCGACCACTACACCAGATCAAAGGAGCACACGCGTATGCCAACGAGCACCACAACGGCCGACGTCACCACGCTCCGGCTGCCGCACACCGGGCTTCGGGTACCGGACCGGAGCCTGTCCGTCAGCCGCTACAAGGAACTGGCCACCTCGGACGGGGTCGCGTTCACCGCCAACCTGAGAGTCAACCGGGCCGTCGTCGGCGTCATCGAGAACAGCGGGCACGGCGGCATGACCATGGCCACCTTCCACGACCGGCGCACCTACGGCGACCGCGAGTTGGACGCGTACGCCGCCCAGTGCCGCACCGAGGAAGGCCAACCGGTCACCGCCGAGCACCTGCTCGACGAGCTGGTCAACGAGCACGACCTCGCCGGCAGGGTCGTCGCCGCGCAGCGGCGGGGCAAAACGGTGCTGCGGCTGCTGGGCTACGCGATGGACGGCGACAGCGAGCGGGCCGAGGGCTTCCCGCCCTACCCGCAAGACTTCGCGGTCTCGAACAAGATGCGTACCGACGCTCAGTGGGCGGAGCTGACCAGGGACGTGCTGGCGAAGCTGCCACAGCGGTCCCACGCCTGGTGGCAGGCATGGGACGGCGAGCAGTGGCGAGACGTCACGACCCGCCCGGCCGACACCGCCGCGGAGCTGTACCGATGATGATCCCAAGCCACGAACTGCCCGAACCGGTGCTGACCTTCGGGCCCGGCTCGACCGACATGCTGACCCAGCTGCTCACCGTCGAGCCGGCGGTGCTCGCCGCCGTCCTGCCGGCCGGGGTGCCGATCCCCGAGGGTGACAGCCCCCACGACCTGTACGTGTTCGCCGCCGACGAGCACGGGGTGACCGGCTTCCAGACCGACGACGGCGAACCGACCGAGCAGAGCGTCACCATCCCCTGGGAACAGATCAGCCACATCCACCTCTACTGATCCGGCACTGCCCGGCGCCCAGCCCCCCAACACGGTGGGTCGGGTGCCGAGTGGCCTCGGCGCAGGGCCGACCACCTCACCGACACGCAAGGAGGGCGCCCGATGGGTGCACCCGAGAACAGCTGGCACCGGGCACTGGAACTGGTTCGTTCGCTGGGCCGGGCCGACGCCGCCGCCCGGCCGGAACCTAGCCTGCCCACCGACGAGGCCCTGCTCGCCCTGGCCAGCGGCGTCATGGTCGGGCCCAGCGACGAGACGCAGGTGAACAGCGAAGCGGTCGCTGACCTGCGCGCCGCCTACAACGAGGGCCGGCAGCCGTACCGCATCCTTCTCAACCGCGTCGTCGAGGAGCTGCTCAGGATCGGCGTGCCCGCGTTCATCGGGGCGTCGGCCACCCTGTACGCCGGCAAGTACGGCACCACCGGACTGGACCCGAGCGGCGGCCACCTGGTGCAGGCCGGGCCCGGCAGGTTCGACGGCCCCGACAACACCGTCCCGGTCGCCGACCGCGCCGAGTTCAAGGTGAGCATCAACGACGCCGGCGCCCCGCCGTCGCCGACCCTGCCCGCCTTCGCCACCGTGGCCGAGTACGCGCGGATCATCGCCGACCTGGTCGAGGTGGCCAAGGCCCGCGTCAACCGGATCGCCGCCGCGCAGGAAGCCGCCCGGGACGCGTTCTGGGCGGCGCTGGCCGACCAGTTCCCCGAGGTGGACAGCGGCGACTTCGGGCCCGGCGAGACGCTGGCGCTGGAGGAGGCCACCAACGAGGCCGTCCGCACGTGGCTGTACTACAACGTCTCCCGCGAGACCGGGTTGGCGGCCCCCCGCCCGGCGGCCGACTTCGAACCCCGTTACGTGCTCACCGACAACCAGCAGCGGGTGGCGTACGCGGTCGCTGAGAACGGTGTGGACCTGGCCTGCGCCGAGGTGTTCGGCGGACACCCCGACTGGCGGCTCGCGTCCCTGGCCGCCCCGGTCGGCCTGGACGACCAGCAGTGGGCGTGGTGCGGCTACGTCCGTGACCGCCTGAAGGACGTGGACGGTCACCCCAACCCGTTCGACGCGTAGCGATGCTCGACCTGGACATGGGCGCGCTGGAGGCGGCCGTCGACGCGGCCGTCGCCCGGCTCGCCCGGCTCAAACCCCTCAAGACCGAGGCGGACATGATCCGGGCGCTACGCGGCGGCGGCACCTTCACCATGCCTCAGCTTTACCGGATCGCCGAGCGGGTCGGGCTGGCCGACCGGCCCGGCGGTCGCAAACGCATCCAAGACGGGCGGGAGCAGTACAAACGGCGGGTACGGTCCGCGCTGTACGCGGCGCACCGGCACGGCTGGGCGCCGCGCGAGGGTGGGGCGTGGCTGATCGAGGGCAGTGTCGAGCGGCCCACCCGGGCGCTGTTCGTGTGGCTGCCCAACGACAAGGCGCAGATCGAGCTCGTGCTCGGCGCGGCGACCGAGGTCCTGGCCCGGTGCGGCGAGCCGATCGACCTGATCGTCGCCGATCCGCCGTGGGCTTTGTACCGAGGCGACCCCCGCGCCGCGTATCGGCGCACCTACCGCCGCGACCACGCCCGGGTCGTGCCCGGGTATGTGGAGGTCGACCCCGGCCGGTACGCCGACTTCACCGCCAGCTGGGTGCAGGCGGCCAAGGACGCGATCCGGCCGGGCGGCTACCTGGCCATCATCACCGGCGCCCAACAGGCCGCCCGGGTACAAGTCACCGCCGAGGACGTCGGTCTGACCTACGTCAACAGCATCGTGTGGGAGCGCCAGTTCGGGCTCTACACCACACGCCGGTACGTCCACCAGCACCACACGATCACCCTGCTGACCAACGGGCCGCTCGACTCCAAGCACCGCACGTTCCACCGCCCAGAAGAGATGCCCCGCGGCCGCAACGGCGAGATCTACGCGACCGACGTGTGGAGCGACATCCCGCAGGAGCGGCGGCGCGGGCTGCTGCGCTACGACAACGCGTTGCCGGTCCCGCTGGTGTCCCGGGTGGTCCGGTCCACCACGAACCCCGACGACCTGGTCTGCGACCCGTTCACCGGGTCGGGCACCACACCGATCACCTGCCTACAAGACGGCCGCCGCTTCTACGGCGGCGACGCCAACCGCCACGCCCTGCGGTTCACGATGGCGCGGATCCTCGCCGAGGTCCTCCCCGCCATCGAGGCCGCCAACGGATCGAGGAGCACATGACCGACCTTCTGCAGAAGTTCCGCGCCGCCCTTGCCGCCATGGAGCGCCTCGACGACGAGGCCAGCGACCTGTGCGATGAGGCCAACGCGACCGGCCACGAAAACGCCGAGGGCGAAGTCCGTGAGCAGGCTGACGAGCATGCTCGGATCGCCGCCAGGCTCGCCGTGCAACTGCTGGGCGGCGGCACCGAGCGGTACGGGTACGTCGACTACAACACCCCCGACCGTACGACCGCCGAGAGCAACGCCGGCCGGTGGCGGTTCCTGCTGGACGACACGGTGACCAACTTCGCCGAGGCATGGGAGGCGGCTGTCGACGACTTCTGCGCGGACCCCGAGCCGTGGCGCGACGCCAAGGTCACCGGGCGGGTCTTCAACGCCGCCGACATCGTCGCCTACCCGCACATCCTCGCCCGGCACGGGCTGATCTACCTGCCGGACGACCCGACCGCCCCCTCGGTGCTCGTCGACCTCGACGACATCGTGGTCGACCCCCGGGAGAACGAGGGCCGGTGCCTGCACACGGTCGACGGCGAGTACTGCGGCGTCTGGACCGAAATCGACGCCGACGGCCAGTACGGCGACCCCCGCCCGTGCAGCAGCGAGCACACCGCGCCGAACGACAACGACTGATCGGCGCCGGCCCCCGACAAAGAGAGCGAGGCAACGATGCAACTCGACATGGCGGCCCTGGGGGTGGCCGTTGACGCGGCCATGACGCCGGCGGACCCGGACACGCCCTCATCCGGGATCGAGGTCGGCGCCCTGGTCCTGTCCTGGGATCTGGAGAGGCCGGTCGAGTACGGCGGCGTGGACGAGCACGCCGCGACCTCGAACGGCCTGGTCTACGTGGTGGGTCGCGGCAAGGGCGGCATGACCGTGCTCTGCCAGCCGGAGATGGTCGCGCCGGCCAACACCACGCTGGCGCACCCGAAAGACCCGAGGATCCAGGTCGACAAGACCGCCCCCTCGTTCCACGGGACCTGGCGTATGGGCCTGCCGGGCAGGCGGGCGACATGGCACAAGACCAGGCGTGAGGCGGTCGCCGCCGGCCAACGCCGCCTCGCGATCATCGACTGGCATGCCCGGCAGCGCCATGCCGCAGGTGACAGCGGCGCCTGATCGGTGCCGCCCAGTGATCCGCCCGCCCACCCCCGGTGAGGCGGGCGGATCGCTGAGTGGTCCCGGCAACTCAGCCGGCCACTTACCGGAACGAACGGAGAGCACCATGACCCACGTGTGGGGCAGGGCCACCGAGGCGGGCTTGTTCGCGCCCGGCTACGAGTTCGACGGCGACGAAGGGCAGGAGCTGGGCGAGGACCAGTACGCGGTCGCCGCTGGCCTGGACGACAAGGCAGTCATCTACGGCAGCCGCGCCGCGCTGCTCGCCCTCGGCCAGCGCATGGTGGTGGGATTCGCGGGCGAGCCGGGTCACCCGGCCGCCACCTTCAACGTCGACGCGTTCCGGGCCTGGCTGGACGGCGACACCGGGCAGGGGAAGATCCGGGACGTCGAGCCGTTGGCGACCGCCTACCAACGCCTCGACGGCGCCGGCGGCTGGCTGGTCGAGGGCGTGCTGTCCATGCTGCACGACGCCGACTGGCACGGGCAGTCGGGCTGGCGGCTCGACGGGGGCGTCACACAGCTCAAGGTGTGGGCGACCGCTGACCCGGCGGGCGGCCCGGACGGCGGCATCGCCGGCGAGGTCGTCGTCGACCAGATCCCCGTGTCGCTGGGTCGGATCACCGAGCGTGAGCTCATCCCCGGCGAGCACGAGGTGATCCCCGGCTACGAGGCCGCCGAGCTCGCCCTGACCGTGTTGGCCGAGCGGATCGACGACGTCGCCGCCCGAACCCGGGCGGTCCGTACCAGCGGGGTGGTCGGGCTCACCACCGCCGACATCGAGACGGCGCTGGCCACCCTGGTCGAGTACCGCGACGCCGCCCCGCACCGGCCCGAGCTGTCGGAGCGGCAGATCGAGGTCGCCGAGCGGGTCGCGCTGTGGCTGGCGGGCAGCATGGTGATCGAGGGCAAGGTCGTCGACGACGGGGTGCCGTACTCGGCGCACGGTGCGGCGGCCGCGGCGGTGGACAACGACTACAACCACCCCGCCCACCCCGACCACTGGTAGTACGTACACCCCTCCCGGACAGGGCCGGGCCTGCGGAAAGGCAGGCCCGGCCCTGTCCGGTTCTATCCCCTGTATCTGACACCAACCCCTTATAAATCCGCGTCTGCGTGTATAGGATTTACACACGGTCGGGGAAACCTACGACGGCATGGAGGGCGCACCATGGACGGTCCGCTAAAGGTCGCCGACCTGATCGGCGACACACCCGAATGGCAAGAGCGGGCGCTGTGCCAACAAACCGACCCGGAGGCGTTCTTCCCGGAGAAGGGCAGATCGCCCCGCGAGGCCAAACGCATCTGCGCCCGCTGCGAGGTCACGACCGAATGCCTGGCATACGCGCTCGGCCACGACGAGCGGTTCGGCGTCTGGGGCGGTCTGTCCGCAGGTGAGCGCCGCAAGCTCAAGCGTCGGGTCGCCGTGCCCGCCGAGATCCCCGGAGGTAACCCGTGACCGTGCTCGACATGAACGCCATGGGCAAGGCCGTCGACGCAGCCCTCGCCACCGACACGGCGCCGCCCGGACCGGTCGACATGGAAGCGCTGCACCAGGGGATGACCCGGAAGGCGCCGCACCTGTTCACGGTGACGACGCCGTATCACCCGACCAAACCGATCCAGGTGTGGGACTGCGGTGACACGCTCACCGAGCTGCGCCGCTCGCTGCCGCGGGTGCTGCCGACCCGCTCGGCACCGGACGGTGTCGAGGCGACCTGGTCGGACTTCTTCGCCGGCGCCGGCGGGTCATCGTCGGGGATCGGAGAAGTGCCCGGCGCCGGCGTGCGGATGGCCGTGAATCACTGGCCCCTCGCGATCGAGACGCACAACTTCAACCACCCCGACACCGACCACGACGTCGCCAACGTCGCCCGCACCGACCCGAAGCGGTACCCGCGCACGGACTTCGCCTGGTTCTCACCGGAGTGCACGTACTGGTCTGTGGCCAGGGGTGAGGCCTGCGACTACGACCTGCAGAGCGAGCAGCTCGCGCTGGACGTGATGGAAGGCGACCCGGAGACGCCCGAGGCGCGAGAAGCGCGCTGGCGGTCCCGGATGCTGATGACCGACGTGGTCCGGTTCGCCCGTCACCACCAGTACAAGGGCATCATCGTCGAGAACGTCCCCGACATCCTCAAGTGGGCCGCCCTGCCCCGCATGCTCCGCGAGATGGAGGCAGAGGGCTACCGCTGGAAGATCATTACCCTGAATTCGGCGTTCGCCCAGGCCACCGGTATGCCGGCGCCGCAACTGCGGGACCGCGTCTACATCATCTTCTGGAAGGCGATCTACAAGACCCCGGACTGGAACAAGTGGCTGCGGCCCAAGTCGTCCTGCCCCTCCTGCGGCGACGTCGTGGACGGCATCTACAACCCCAAGCCGGGCAAGTTGCGGCCGATGCGGTACGGCCCACGGGCCCAGTACACATACCGCTGCCCCGCCAAGGCGTGCGCCGGCCAGATGGTCCACCCGCTGGTCCTGCCGGCCGCCTCCGCGATCGACTGGTCCCTGCCCGCCGAGCGGATCGGCGACCGCAAGCGGCCACTCGCCGCGAAGACCCGCGCCCGCATCGCCGCCGGCCTGGAGCGCTACTGCCAGCCGGTCGTGGTCGAGACCTCAGGGCACACCTTCGAGCGGCGGCCCGGCGTGAGGTCCTGGCCGGTCGACCGGCCGCTGGGCACCCAACACACGACGCTGAGCAAGAGCATCGCGGTCGGCCCGGAGATGCTCGTGCCGACCGGCGGCACCTGGAACGACGACGCGTCGACGGTCGAAGGGCCGATGCGGACCTGCACCACCCGGGAGAACACCGCGCTGGTCGTGCCGCTGGAAGGCCGCGACGGTGTCTTCGCCCGCCCCGCTAACGACCCGATGCGGGCGCAGACCACCCGCCACCAGGACGCCCTCGTGGTGCCACTGCGCAACAACGGCGTCGCCACCCCACCCACCCACCCGTTCAAGACGGTCGCCGCCGGCGGCGAGCACCACGCCCTCGTAATGCGCAACAACCACGGCGGCGCGGAGATGTGCACGCCCGCCGGGGAGCCGATCCGGACCCTGACCACCGCCGGGCACCAGTCGCTGATCGGCCTGCCGGCCGACGCGGCGATGGTGATGCGCAACAACACCGCCCGCGGTGACCAGGGCCAAATGAGCTACCGCCCCAACGAGCCGCTGCGCACCTTCACCACCGAAGGCGGGCAGTCGCTGATCCGCTGGGACCACGTGCTCTACGCCTACGACACAGGCATCATGCGGCCACTGGACGAGCCGATCCCGGCACAGACCACTGTGGACGGTGACGCACTGGTCGGCACCGCCGTCGACGTCGACGACTGCACACTGCGGATGCTCGCCGTCGCCGAGATCCAGGCCGGCATGGACTTCTCCAGCGGCTACGTGCTGCTCGGCAAAGCCAAGCGGGACAAGGTTCGGATGCTCGGCAACGCCGTCACCCGCTGCTCTGCCCGTGACCTGGTCGCCTGCCTGATGGAGGGCGTCACCGGGGTTGAGATCCCCAAGTTCGAACTGGTCTGACCCACACCCCACACCCTGGAGATACAGCATGCCCACTGCCCTGACCTGGACCGGCAACGACGACGACACCCGAGCGGCCAGCAGCCACCGCGTCCCCGACGGCATGACCAACGCGTACTACTGGCTTCAGGAGGACCGCTTCCGCCCGTACGGTCCGGACAACCGCGCGGCGCCGTGGCACCTGATGCTCATCGGCGTTGACCGGCACGGCCACACGCACGGAGAGGTCGACCTCGGTCACCACGCCACCCCTGACGGGGCGAAGGCGGCCGCAGCGAAATACGAGGAGACGGGCACGTTCTCCCTAGCGGCGTGCCTGCCCGACCAGAGCGTGGTCGCCACCTCCAACGCCGCCTACATCAAGACCAACCCGTCCACCACCGCGGCGTGGCGCTCCACCTGGGGTGGGTTCCACAGCAACCAGGAAGTCGACAAGATCCTGGCCGGCGGCGGCGGGGGCCACGTGCTGCGGGTCGGCCCCGCCCAGAGGGCCACGTGACCCGGTGGTGAGCCAAAACCGCGACCTGAGTCCCCACCCACTCCAGGAGGCACACAGATGAAAACCGACCCTCCGCTCGCCGGCCCGAACAACATCTACGACCGGAGGCACGAGTTCAGCCCGGTGCTGGGGGCGGCGCTCCAGAAGGAGCTCGGCGAGCCGTGGTACATGGAGGCCAGCTCTCCGGGCGGCGACTACGTGACGTGGCTCAACCTTCCGGACGGCCGCCGGGTCGGCGTCAGCCCACACCTGCGAAGCGACGACAAGGTCATGCGCTGGTACATCGCGCTCAACGACGCCGAAGGTGACCCCGTGCAGATCGACCACGAGTTGCCGATCTCCGTGCTGTTCGAGCGGATCGCCGAGCGGGTCCGCGAGTTCGTGGCCCGCCACGTTCCTGGCGCGCTGTCGTGAGCACCGCCCGCAAGCGTCGCCGCTACCTGCGCTGGGTCCGCTACGACCTGCGGTGCGCCTCCCTGACCGGTCCCGACCGCGGGCTGCTGAAGCCGGGGCAGAGCAACGATCCGCACTACCCCCGCTTCACGCACAACGGCCGGCTCACCGCCGCGCAGGCGCTGGACAGGGCCACCCGGGCGCACTACGACCCGAACGGCCAGAACATCCGCGTCCGGCGTCCGTGGCCGCCGAGGAGTTGACCACCATGACTGCCCTCCTGGAACTGGCCACGGTCGCCGAGCTGACCGACGAGCAGGACCGTCTGGCCGCCGTGATCGAGGCCGTGCTGGAGCGTGCCGGCCGCCGGGGGCTGACCCCGGCGGCCGCCGCCCGGCTGACGCGCCGCACCACCGAGGAAGTACGGCCGGTGCTGTCCTGGCTGGTCGCCCACCAGTACGCACACACCCGCGGCCCCCACTACCACGCGGGCCGGGCGAAGAGGGATCGGTGAGAACGACATGCCCATGACGATGACGGCGCCGGCCGGCCTGGACATGGCGGCGCTCGGCTCGGCGGTCGACGCCGCCCTGGCCGAAGCCCGCCAGCCTGACCCGCCGCCGCCGAAGATCGAACCGCCGAGGCAAATCGTCGCCCCCGCCTCACTGGAGTGGGCGATCGAGGCGGTCCTCGAAGCGGAGAAGGTGTACCCCACCGCACGCACGGCGGACAAACGCAAGTCGCTGGTCGCCGCTCTCGCCGAGCACATCATGGCCTTGCCCATCTACGGGGTTGAGCTGGTCCACGCGCGGGCCGAGATCGGCGAACCGATCGGGCTGGACAACGCCGTCGTCTACCTCGACGGGTACGGCAACGCCGCATCCATCTACTTCGACGCCGCCTACCCCGTGTGGGAGGACGACCGGTGAGCGGCGGCGCCACAGCCCAGATCGACATGGCCGAGGTCGAGCGGGCACTCAACACGGCCATGTACGAAGCCGGCTACTGCCAACGCCCCGCCCGTACCCAACCTCAATCGACCCTATCCCCACGTGGAGGTAACCAGAGATGGCAGTAGACGAATGGACCACTAAGCCGCGACCTGTTCGACTCTCGGTGGCCGCCACCGCCACCCGGGAGCCCGGCCGCGGTCGGGACTGGACCGTCGAGGCCGGCTACTGGCGCAGCCAAGGGACGACCGAGAAAGCCGCCTCCAACGCGCTCGCCAACGCGCTGGAGGCGTTCATCGGTGCCTACCAGCCACCGGTCGTCATCACGTTCCGCGGATATGTCGGGCTGCTCTGGGTGCAGCCTGGCAGCGACGCGTCCAACCCGCTGGAATGGCGCGAACAGGTCGCGCACCCAGAAGGCTATATGTCGCACTGCGGCTTCGAGGCGGCCGGCTGGGATGAGGCCGAGGCGCACACCCGATACACGATCGCCCAGTCGTCGACTGACTGGCACGACGACGACAGCGTCCACCAGGCGGCCGCCTTCCTGACCACCCACAAGTGGACCGGACGCAGCGAGTACGGCGCCGAGGATCTCTACCGGCGCGCTGCCTGGCAGCGCGCCGCGAAAGCCGCCATGGACGCCGGCCACGACGACTTGCACACGTGGGCCACCGCGAACGCCAAGAACTACACGGTGCCGCGGCCTGAACCGGCCAACGCCTGATCCGACCACGGGAGGAGGCCGACCAATGCTGCTACCAGACCAGCGCCCCGGCCTGATCGCCTACATCACCGCCCGCCTGGAGCTCGACGTCGACGCCGAGCGCCGCGGGATCGCCGACACCGACACCGACCAGACCGAAGCCGCCGAATGGGACTGGGTGAAGCAAGGCCGGCAGCAACGCCAGGCCATCCGGAACCTGGTCAAGACGATCGAGCCGCTCGACCAGCCGGCCGCCGAGCAGTTGCTGATCGGGCTGGCCGCGATCTGGGCGGAGCACCCGCCGCTGGTCGACCGACGCCGGCTGCCCTACACATCCAGCTGCGCCGGCCTCGTCTACCTCACCGAGTGCCACCTGGCGACCGCCACCATCAGCGGCGGCGTCATGTGCTGCCGCAGCTGCTACGAGCAGGTCGACGAGGTGCTGGCCGTCCTCCCCGGGGCATCCACAGTGGACACCCCGTGGCGTGGCCAGCCCACCGCCACCGCCGACTGAACGACGCGACATTTACCACGCCTCACCGAACGGAGAAACGCCACATGAACGAAGGCCCGGACATCAGGGCGATCATCGCCGAGTACGCGGCGGGCGACAGCCCGTCGGTGATCGCCCGCCGGCATGGCACGTCAGCGGAGGTGATCCGCGAATGGCTTGAGGCGGCGGGCGTCCAGTTGCGGGCGCGTGGCGTCGAAGCGAATCTGCCGATGGACCGGGTGGCTAAGGAGTACCGGCGCGGCGATGGTCTGCCCGTGCTCGGCCGCCGGTACGGCGTTGAGCCCGAGACGATCCGGCGGCGGCTGATGAAACGCGGTGTGAAGATCCGCGACCAGAGGACCGCCCAGCGCGTGCGGTACGGCCGGCACGGTGACATCGCCGGCCTCGCCGCCGAGCTGGGGGTGAGCGAGCAGCGGATGACCGAGCTGCTGCTGGCGCACGGCCTGCTCTTCGACGATCCCGCCGCCGAGGCCGCTGGCACGGCAGACGCGGAGGACGTGACGTGAGCCAGTTGAACCCGCTGACGGCCGACCCGGAAGACGACGGCGAGCCGGAGCGCCGGCTCGCCCCGCCGGACCGGCGCAAGGCCGTCCACATCCCCCGCGGCGGGTGCCCGATGGGTGCCTCGTGCGGCTGCTGCCTCGGCCCGGCCGGGCTGGGCCACTTCATCCCGGGTGAGAACGGCAAGGCCGGGAAGATCATAAACAACTGTCGGATTCCGCACCCGGCTCAGGACCGGCAGTGCAGGCCGCCGTTCCCGTCGAGCATCCCGGCCTGCCAGGAACAGCAGGCCCTGCCACAGTTCCGGCCGCCGCCGCACCCGCCGGGCGGTGCGGCGTGTGTCGAGTGTGGACGCGTGACCGGGCGTCGGGTGACCGACGCGGAGGGTCGAACCCTGCCGTGGTGCGGCGGCCTATTCCCCGACCAGTAGACGAAGGAGAGGCAGAGTCGATGGCCACCCCAGCAACGATCGCCCATGCCAGGAAGCTCGGCGCTGGGCCGGGGAAGATCCCGCCCGGCACGCGGGTGACATGCCTGCCGGGCGCGCTGCCCTCGGCCGAGGACAGGTGGCGGCAGGGCGCCGTCGTCTCCGTCGGCCCGAAGGCCACGAAGGTCGTGCTGTTCGGCGACGGCGGCAGAGAGCGGCGGGTGGACAACACTCTGCTCACGCTGGACAGCCGCTCCGGCTATCCGGAGGCGTACGGTATAGATCCGCTGGACCGGCCGCCTCCGTTCGGGGAGTACACGTATGGGCGCGGCGGGCCCGGTCGGTGGCGGCCGCGGTTCGCGTGGATGTCGTGGACGATCGCGGAGCACCTTGAGCACGCCGCCGGCAGGCTGCCGCTGCCGACCGCGTCGACGTTCGCGCCGCCGCGTCGGCTGGTCATCGTGGGCTGCGGCCACAAGAAGGCCGCCAGGAAACACAGCGACGCCCACTCCATGTACGTCGGCTCGTACCATCTGGCCGCCCGTCGTGCGGCCGACGCGTTGGTCGGCCGGTCGCCCGGCAGATTCGACATCGGTGACGGTGTCGACACCTACCAGATGATCCTTTCGGCGAGGTACGGGCTGCTGGACCTGTTCGCCGTCGTCGAGACGTACGACCTCCGGATGGGTAAGCCGGGCAGCGTCACCGCCGAGACGGTCGCCTACCAGGCGCAGCAGTTCGGGCTGGACGACGCAACTGAGGTGATCGTGCTGGCAGGTAAGGCGTACGCCGACGTTGTCACCGCCGTGTGGCCGCACGCCATCCGCCCGCTCGACGGCACCGCCAGTATCGGGGAGCAGCTCGCGATCCTGGCCGGGATCGCCCGCACCGGGCAGCTACCCGCACCTAAGGAGGCCACCGTGGCATCGAAGGTACGTACTCCTCACCGGATGGCGATGCGGTACCCGGCGGCGCTGCGCGCCGGGGATGTGTTCGTCCACCCGGAGCGTGGCCAGCTGACGTTCGTCTCCTCCACCGTCGCGTCTTCGGCGCGGCCTACCGTCGCCCGGATCACCGTGAAGGAGGGTGAGCCGTTCGAGACGGACGCGTTCCACGGTCCCCGGTTCGAGATCGTCAGCCGGGGCAGCGTCGACCCGCTGTTCGCCGAGGCCCACAAGGGAACCGCGCACCTGTTCGTGCCGCTCACCAATGAGCGAACCCGCTGCGGGGAGTGCGGTGACACGAACACCCCGAACCACGTCCCTACGATCGGCGGACCCGGCAGCGATGTCGACGCCGAGGATGTGAAGGCCGCGGCGGCTGCTGGCACGGTGATCCGCTGCCCAAGTTGCGCCAAGCGGGCGACGGTCCGTATCGACGGCGCGGTCGGCAAGCACGGCCGGCACAACTGCAGCCTGGTGGGGCAGCCTCCGCCCGCCGACGCGGTCGTACTGTCCCGGCCGGTCGACGAGCCGCAACCGGACTTGTTCACCGGACTGGCTGGGTTCAGCGCGATGGTCGCCAAGAGTCTCGGGCTGACGTCGTCGGCGCCGCGGGTGATCCCGCTCGTCGACGCGCAGTGGGGCATGTACGGCGAGGTCAAGGGGTACGGGCCGACCGGTGACCGCCGCACCGTTCGTGGGTATGTCACCAAGCCGCCGCGGGTGACCACTCGCGGCTTCAGCGGCGACGGTCCGAACAGGCGCGAGGGTGACCGGCTGCTGGACTTCGCGGTCGACGAGCCGCCGCTGGCCGGGCAGAGCGGCGGATCGAGCACGCACATGTTCGCTGAGGAGGGCGCGACCTTCGCCGTGCTGGAGGCGCCCGCTGACCGGCCGCTGACCGCGCGGCGGAGCCTGGCCCGGCGGATGCCGGTGGAGGACCTGCGCAAGGGCGATGTGTTCCACGTCTGGAACGACCCAGGGTTGGACCGGGGCGGCAAGGGTGACCTGCGGCCGCGCTACCACGTTCAGGCGGACCCGCGTCGCGGCGAGGGTGGCCGTTACGAGGTCGACGTGCTGGTTGAGGGGGAGCCGACGACCCGGTCGTACGCCAGCACCATGTGGGCGGACATCGACGACCCGGAGCAGGTGTCGTGGCGGGCCACGAACCGGCACTGGCAGGGCACGGTGCGGATGCCGTGGACCACCCCAGGCGGCCTGGTCAAGGGTCAGGTCGTGCCCGCGCTGGTGTGCTGCCACTGCGGCGGGGTGGAGATAACCAGGTACGCGTGGGAGATCAACCATGACTGCTGCGCGGGCGACGAGCCGAACCGGTGGCCGAAGTGCCGCGCCGGTCGCACGTCGAGTCCACTGCGTCCGTACTGGACGCCCGACAGGCAGGACCGGCCCGCCACGTTTGACCTGTCCTCGCTCGGGCCTGCCGTCGAAGCTGCTCTGGCCGGCCAATGACCAACCAGAGAAAGGTGACGTCGATGCTGATCGACGAACTGCCGGCCGCTGGCACCGCCGGCGATGGACTGGATGAGGTACGTGTCGTGCTGGCCCGGTCGTCGCTGGCCGAGCGGGTGCTGGCGCTGCCGCGGGAGCCGTTGGCGCGGCAGGTCTGGCAGTCGCTGCACGCCATGCTTAAGCAGATGGGCGCGACCGGCGGTAGCCGGATGGGCCAGCCGTACCGGTTCAACGTTGACCGGCGCGCCGACCTGGCCTCGTTCATCGCTGGCGGCCCGGCACCTCAGCATGAGCGGACGACGGTCGGTTGGGTGCCGACGCCGGACTCGCTGGCCACCTCGGTGGTCCAGCGGTTCGCCGACCTGGGATCTCTGCCCGCCCAACCCCGGGTGCTCGAGCCCTCGGCTGGCGAGGGTGCGCTGATCCGCGCCGTGCTGGCCGCCGTGCCGGGCGCGCGGGTGACAGCTGTCGAGCCGGTCGACGAGCGCGCCTTCGAGGTCGGGAAGATCGGCGGCGTTTACCCGCTGCACGTGTGCACCTTCGAGCGGTTCGCCGGTGGCCGGGAGCCGGGAGCAGAGTTGTACGACCTGGTGGTGATGAACCCGCCGTACTCGGTGCCGGGCAACCCCACGATCTGGATCGACCACGTGCGCCTAGCCTGGGAGATGCTCGCCGGCCGCCTGGTCGCGATCGTGCCCGGCGGCTTCGCTGGCCGCCGGGACCGCAAGTCCGTCCGGCTGCGCGAGCTGCTCGGTCCGGACCTGGTGGTGCAGGAGTTGCCGGCCCGGTCGTTCCGGCAGTCCGGCACCGACGTCGGCACCTGCGTGATCGCCGCGACCAAGCAGGTCGGTGGTACACGGTCCGCTCCTCGGCGGCACGCGGCGAGCGTTTACCGACCGGCGGTCGGCGAGCCGGTTGCGGTGGCGGAGCCGAGGCTCACCGCGGCGGACGCGATCGCGTACCCGGTGCAGATGTACAGCGGGTTCGCGGGCCAGCGGGTGATCCGGTACGTCGGGAGATGCATCGGCTGCGGCGGTCCGGCGTGGTCGGACGGGGACAACGACCCGCGCGGCGCGCTAGGGCTGGCCGCTGTTAAGACGCTGCGTGCGGAGGAAGAGGACTTCGAGGGCCCTGATGTGGTGATGTGTTGGAGGTGCGGCGACGTCGGGGACTCGTATCGGTGTGCGCTCGGCCGGGCCCGGATCTTGTGGACGAAGCCGGTGCGGTCTGCTGCACTGTTCGACCTTCGCGACTGTGAGGCGGCGGTCGACGCCGCGTTGGCGGCCAACCCCCGGTAGTTGGGGTAACTTGACGCATCGGGTTACCCCAACTACAGTCAGGGGTGTTCCCATCCAAGACAGGAGATCCTCATGCAGGCCCCCCGCGAGCTCCCCGGCCGCGCTGACGGAGTCGACGGCCTCATCGCGTTGGCCGACGTGCTCGGCGACAAGCAGGTGTTCGACTTGATCCGCCGGTGCCGCACGATCCAGAACGGCAACAACCCTGGCGGTGTGACGCTGAGCCTGCTCGCGCAGCGCATGGTGACCGCCGAGCAGGAGGCCAGCGGCGACACCTGGACCGTCGCGCGTAGCCGGGTCGCCCGCCGGCTGGGCTACACATACACGTCTCGGACGAATTCCGAGTACCCGAACTTCATCAAGGTCCTCGCGGGCCCGGACGACGGCGGGCCCCCCGATGACGAACTGCTGGAGCTTGCCCGCCGGTACGGCGACGCCGCGGTGTTCGACCTGATCCGGCTGTGCCGCGTCGCGAACAACGAGGACAAAGACGCCGGCAAGCAGGCGCTCCACGTTCTCGCCAACCGCCTGGTGATGCAGCATGGCGCCGGTCCCGGCGCGGTACTGGCCGCCGCGCTGGAGCTCGGCTACACGGGCCCGGGCCATGGCAACAGCTGGACCAACTTCCGCAAGATCGTCAAGGGTGACCGGCGGAACCCGGACAACCGGCCGACCGGCCGCCGCCGGGGCGCGCGGTGAAGGCGCTTCGCGGCCTGGCCGTAGGCACCGTCATCGTCCTGCTGTTCATCCCGGCCGCCCGCGCCGCCATCATCACCGGCGTCGGCGTCGGCGTCGCCTTCATAGTCGGTGGCCTGATCGCGGCCGTGGCCTTGACCGGCGGCCGCCGCCGCCGATGAAACCGGAGGAAGCATCGTGGACCAGCAAACCATCACTCGCCGACGCCGCCGGCGTTGGACCGAAGCCCCGCACCAAACCGTGCCCGCCGAGCTGGCCGCCGCCCTGTGCGCGCTGCGCCGCCAGGGCGATGGACGGCTGAACGCCGCGTTGGTCGCCTGCCGGGACGCCAGCTGGGGAGTGCCCGCACTGGCCGCCGCCGTCAAGATGACCCCTGCGGCGGTCGCCCAGCGGATCTCCCGGGCCCGCCGCGACCAGAACACCGTTTCCGATCTGGTCATCCCGACGCCCGATCTGCCGGCCGAGGCGCACCCGCACTCTGGTCTGAGCGGCGGCCCGAACCCGGCCCTGCCGTACGGGGTGGCCGCGCACCTGCGCGCGCTGCGCGTCGGCTCGCAGCGGATCAACGGGTGGACGCCGCACGACGACCCGCTACGGGTCAACATGCGGCACCTGGTCGAGGACATAAACCTGCTGTTGGAAAAGGGCTACCGCGCGTCGCGTGTCGCGCAGGGGCTCGGCGTCACCCAACGCGCCGTCGACCACCTGTTGGAACGGTACGGCTACCGCAAGCCGGCGCCGTCCGCCCGCAACCGCCGTCCCCGTTCCTGACCGCCACCCGTGCGGGGACGGCGCCGTTCACCCTGTCAGGCCGCTTCCGGTGCCATCCGCGTCCGGCCGGTCGACAGGCCCTGCCGGGGGGCCCGGGTCCGGACCCGTTGTCGGGCGGCGCCGACCGCGTCGGCGTCGTACAGCGGCGCCCGGGTGCGTACGTCGCACGCGATCGGCTCGTACCGGCGGACGGTGCGGTCCCCGATGCGCAGGTGGAGCATCAGCGCGGGGGTGTCCATCAGCAGGACCTCCCCGTCGACGCCCGCCGTCCACCGGGCGATCGGGTCGACCATCAGCCCTTTGCGTTGCCCTCGTCTCACAGTGCCCGCCTCGCCTCCGCGCATCCGATGTCGCAGCTGGCGGTGACCGGCTGCCACCACCGCCGCCCGTCCCTGGTTCCGGTCACGTCCCGCCACTCGATCTTTACCCGGTGCCCGCAGCCGGTGCAGCGCGGCGCCTGCAGCGCGTCGATCTCGTCGGCGTTGTAGCGGCGCCGGCGGTCGACCGGCCACACGCGGCGGATCTCCCTCGCGGTGCCGGCGCCGGCATGGCCGCGGGTGCCCCACGGTGTGCGGCAGCGCGGGCACCGCACCTCCGCGCTGAACGCGTTGTTGTCCTGCCACAGCCCGGCCCCGCACGGCCGCATGCGGAGCGGCTCGCCGGCGTCGTCGACCTGGTCGGCGATGAACGCGGGGCACCGGCCGATCCACTCCTGGTCGGGTGTGTCGCCGAGCACCCGGCCGATCTCGGCGTGCAGGCTGCGCAGCTGGGCGGCGAACACGGCGATGTCCAGGGCGTCCTGCGTGCAGGCCTTGTCCAGCCAGGTCCGCAGGTAGTCGACGTCCCAGCCCATGGTGCGTGGCGGCCGGCCGGGGCGGCGGCCGCGCTGCTCGAGGTCGTCGAGGACCGGGTCGCGTTCCTCGTAGGTCAGCAGCCCTCGATAGGCGAGCCGGGCGGCGGCCCCGTTGATGGCGTGCGCGGCCGCCAGGAACGCCACCGCGGCGGGCCCGCCGGGCGTGTGCAGGAGCCTGGTGTAGGTGGCCGGCAGGTAGGGGCGTTGCGGGGGCAGCAGGGTGCGTGGTGGCACGTGGTGGCCGAAGTGGGCCCGCCAGCGTCGGACCTGCATGTCCAGCCATTCCCGGGGCGGTACCGCGCCGATCTGGTCGTCGTCGGGGACCATCACCGGTTGCCCGTCGGCGTCGACCACGGCCTCGTGGAACCAGTCGGTGACCTCGACGTCCACGCGCCTGGCGTGCACGCCGCCGTGTGTCAGGACGGTGACCATCCGCTTGATGGACCAGTGCCGTACCAGCGGGTGCAGCAGGGGGGGTACGTCGCCGCCCGGGCCGAGCAGTGACAGCGCGTCCAGTCGGGCCGGCAGCCGGGCGGTGATGTGCGCGGACATGGCGACCCGTTCGGATACCGGCGACGACCCCGGGACCAGGGCGGCGGCTACCTTGGCGAGCCGGGCCGGTAGGTCCCGTAGTTGCCCGTCGATGGCGGCCTGGTCGTCCGGGCATACCGGGCCGGGGCCGTCGTGACAAACCACGCATTGGTCCGGCATCGTGCCTCCTTCCCCCTGATGTGGGCGTAGGCTGGGGAAAGGTGCGCGACAGGCGACGGTCGGTCGGGCGTGAGACGGCAGCGTGACGGTCGGGTCCGCTGCCGTCGTCCATGTCAGGGAGTTCGGCGGCGCGTTCTTTGGACGTAGCGGGCGATACTCACCTTGCCCTCGCGGAGCATCTGGTCGTACATCGCGGTGAGCAGTTCGCGCCGCTCGGCGGTCAACTGGAACTGGGGATCGGCGTACTCGGTCAGCCACTGGGCCGCCTGCTCGGCCAGCGACGGACCAGTAGGCTGCGGTGGTTCCGGTGTGTTCCGCCGGACGAAGCGCTCCGCCCAGAGGTGCAGCTCGGCGGCGTCTGGGCCGTCGGTGCGGTCTACCCGCCAGGTCCCGTCGTGGTCGCGGGTCATCACGACCAGCGCGACGTCGTCGAGGCTGGCGTCGAAGCCGATGACTGTGTGTGGGTTGGACATGGGGGCGGACCTCCGGTGTGGGTCGGGGTGCGCACGCGAAGATAGGCGACCGTTTGGCCGCCTCCTGTCGCAGGTGGTTCGCGTTGCCTCCGCTGACACCTTCCCCGCAGCGTATCCGCAAGATCGGTCGGTATCCGGCAATTCGCGCGCCGTTTGATCCCTTATGCCGGTATTCGGCTTACCTTTGGTTTCTATGGAGGGACGCAGCCCAGGCCAAGCGGACGATCAACTGCGCCGCGCGCCCGAGCACGTCGTCGACATGCTGGCAGCGGTGATGCGCCCACCCGCGCGACCAGCGACCGGGCCCGCGCCGGGGACGGTGCCGTTCGCGCGGCTGGCCCGGGCCGAGGCCCGGGTGTACGCCGACCGGATCTGGGCCGAGGCGTTCCAGGCGGCCGAGGAAGCTACCAGGGCGCGACTGGTCGCCGCGGTACGCGCGTACGGGCTGACACCCGAACGCATCCGCCAGTTGCAGGAAGGAGCCGGATGAGGTTTTCGCCGGCGGCGTGGATCCGCCGGATCCTGGCCGCGCGCACCGCCACCGGCCGGCGGCGGTGCGTGTCTGTCCGGCCCGCTCCGCCGCCCGGCCCACCCGTCATGTCGCCCTACCAGAGAGGTCGCCCCCGTGGCCGAATCCAACGTTGACTTAGACCGCCCATGCCCACACGAGAACTTCGACGCGGTCGTACAGATAGGTCGGATCCTCGGGGAGGAAGACGGGCCGCCGATCGCGTTCGTTGCCGAGGTCACCGTGAACTGCGTCGCGGCGCCGCAAGGCTGCGGCGAGTCGTTCCGCTGGAACGGCCTGCGCGCCGGCATGTCGTACGCCCACCCGATGGTGTCACCGGACGAGCGGACAATGCTCGCACCGCTGCGCCCGGCGTCGGCGGATCCGGACTTCGGGCTGGGCCTGCCCGGCTACGCCATCCAGCAGGTCGTGGCCGATGACCGTGACTGACTACCAACGCTCAGCGTTCCGGATACCCGGCGCCCGCCCCCTCACCGACGACGACGCGGCCGGACTGCTCGGCGCCGAACTGAACGTCAGCATCGGCGACGCAGACCTGTGCAGGGGCACGGTCACCAACGCCAAGGTCGTCGACGGCGGCGCGAACCTGTGGGTGACCGTGGAAAGCAACGGCCGCTGCTGCTGCGCGTGCAGCCATCCATACCCGGAAGACCAGATCGGCTCAGGTCTGCGCACGGTGAACGCGATCCTCGAATCCAGCGGCGGCGTACTGCGCGGCCCCCGCGTCGAGCAGTGCCGCCACCGGCCCGCCTGGGTGCTGGTCTGCGCGAACGCGTACGCCTGCGAGGAACGCCGATCCGCCTCGATCACTTCCAGCCCGGTCGCGGACTCCGACGACCCGGGGCCCTTCGAGGCGGGGGAGTAGCGGGATGCGCGACTATCACACCCCGGGCGGCTGCGGTGTACAGGCGCTGGACATCAGGGGCCTGACCCACGCGCAGTTCATGACCGCCCGGCGCGCCGCCGCCACGCTCGATGAGCACCGCTATCTGGCGCCCGCCGGCGCCATGTACATCGGGCCGCAGCTGGACCCGCCGCGGCCGCCAACGCCGGCGGCCGCACGCACCCGCTCGTCGAGGTGGGCGGCCGGCACCCGCCGTACCCGCCGACTGTCCCGACGTCTCCCGAACCCGCCAGCGGCGCACCCATTCGCCAGGTGGGCGGACATGGGCTGGACCGAGGAATGAGCGGCAGCTCGGGCCCCGTCGGTGCGTCCGTGCTGGGCGAGCGAGCCACCTCAGGAAAGTGCGCTGAACGCGGCGCCGCGCCCTACCAAGAGAGGGGCGCGGCGCCGCGCGTACTTCAGAGCAGTCGCCGGAACCGTGGGCTTCCCCAGATCGACGCGATCTGGACCCGCCGGCCCGGTTGAGGCGAGTGCAGCACCTTGCCGTCTCCGACGTAGATGCCGACGTGGTAGGTGCCCCACACGACCAGGTCGCCGGCCCGGGCGGCGCCTCGAGCTACCGGCCGGCCCATGACGCCCTGTCTGGCCGCCTTGTGCGGCAAGCTCAGCCCAGCGCGGCCGTAGGCCTTCATCGTCAGCCCGGAGCAGTCCCAGGCGTCGGGTCCGGCCGCGTTGCGGACGTACGGGTCGCCGATCTGGGCGCGGGCGAACGCGAGCACCGCGGCGACGCCGCGGCGTGGCGCCGCTTCGTGGCGGCGATCGCCTCCGGTGTCCCGGGTGGCCGCCGAGCGGGTGGTGGCGGGCCGGCTACGAGGCTTCGCAATGTGCGGGCGGGCCGCCCGGGCGGCGGGTCGGCGGGTCTGTGTCGTGCGCCGGGACGCGCGTGGCTTCGCGGCGAGCTCCGCGCGGGCGGCGAGGAAGGCGAAGTCTAGTGGGGTGGTGGCGGGCTCGGTCGTGTCGGCGGCGGCCGGCGTGGGTTGGGGTGTTGACGGGTTGGTCGGGTCGGCGGTCGCGCTGGTCAGGACCAGTAGCACGGCGCCGGCGGCGATCGCGGCGCGGCGCGGGATGGTGCGGTACACGGTGGCCTCCATGCTCGGCCCGGGGCACTCACGCGTCCTCCCGCCGGGGCCTGCGCGCCTCCCGCGCTGACCCCCGTCTGCCCAGCCTCGAGGTGACGACCAAGCGGGCACGGGAACCCGGGCAATCTGTGCAACCCCCGCATTCTGTCCATAGCCCTACGAATCGCGTGACCGGTTCGCGGAGAAACACGTCTCCGTGTAGCAGACTTTCTGGACCCCGGTAACGCATACACGGTACGCTTGCGGGCATGCCGGGAGTCATGGACGCGCGCCTGACCGCACTACTCACCGCCGCCGCCGACGAGATGGACAAAGGCTGCGACCCGTTCGACGCCGGCTTCATCGCGGACCACCAGATCAGCCACGAGGAAAATGGCACGCTCGCCGGCCTGCTCGCGCTCGGCGCCCGCCTGATCGCCTTCGGCCTCGACCGGCCCGACCTCGCGGCGGCCGCGCTGGACGCCACCCACCTCGCCGGCGCGTCCGAAGAACTGGTGCACTCGCTCGCCCGCTGGCGACCCCTCGCACACCCCCCAAGAAGCCCCCTGCAGGAGACGCCGTGAAACACAAGCCAGCAGACCACCCACTGGACGGCAAGCCGGTGGACCACCAGCTCGTCGTGGCAGCACTGAGCGCCGCGCTGCTCATCCTCACCGCTGCCCTGTCGGCCGTGTTCGGCAGCACCAACGACCGCATGACCGCCGCCGAGGCGGTCACACTCCTCGCGGGGGCGGCCGTCAGCGTGCTCGGCATCCTCGCACTCGCCAGATTCCCCCAACTGCTCAACCCCTGGCATCACTACGCCGCCGTGGACTACCACCACGACCGCCTCATCGAGCTGACCGAGCGGGTCAACCAGTCGCCGGCCCGCGCCGAGCGATTCACGCTGGCACTGCGGATCGCCGACCACATGGAACGGCAGGCCGAACACCTCGCCGCGTCGCGCTTCGCCCGGGCCATGACCGCGCTCCCGCACCCGGACCAACTCCGCGCGGAAGCCGCGACGTGGCGGGGGACCACCAACGACAGGACACGGGACAAATGAACGAGCCTCCACTGCTGACCCTGCCGGGCTGCGGGATGCCCGCTAGCTTCCGGTTCGAGTTGTTCAGCCAGGGCAACAAGTCGCTCGACGGGGATGTGTGGCTATGCGCGGAGCACGCGGCCATCAACACGTTGCGCGACACGACCGGTCTGTGGCCATACCGGGCAGACAACCCAGCGAACGGTGAACGCTGCGGCGCTGGCTGGGACTTCCAAAGACAGCGGGCGATCGAGGCGCCACCGGCACCCCGGCCGGTGACCAACGCCGACCTGTACGCAGCGAGCTTGCGCGGCGCCGCCGCGCGAGTGCCAGGCGCGTACGCCGCCGCGATCGGCCTAATTCAAGGGTTCATGGACCTTCGCCGCACCGACACCTACACCGACGCCCAGGTGGTCGCCGAGCTCAGCGAGGTACTCGCGGCGCTAGCCACGATCGACGACCAGAGCCCCGCTCAAGGCGGAAGGGACACCAACCGATGACCAACACGACACTGAGGGCGATGACCGCAGAGGTCCGCGACGTCAACACGGCGCTCGGCTGGCGCACGGGCGGCAACACGTTCGGCGACTACATCGCCCTGCTGCACAGCGAGCTGGGCGAGGCGTTGGAGGCGTACCGGGACCACCGGCTCGCCGACGTCACCGGGCCGGCCACGCCGCTATACGCCGCCGAAGAAGACCACATGGGCAACTACCAGCAGCAGGGGTGGCGTCCCGGCAAGCCAGAGGGCGTAGGCAGCGAATTCGCTGACGTCCTGATACGCCTGCTCGACATGTGCGACCTCTACGAGATCATCCTCTTCGACATGGACCTGGAGCTGGCCGACGTAGCCCCGGTGGACTCGGAGACGATCGACACGCCGGAAGATCTGGAGACATTCGGCGACTTCATCGCCTGGCTGCACCGGTGCGTCGACCGATTCTGGCAGACCCGGCACGGGCCATTCATGCTCCGCGCGCTCGTCACCGTCGCCGAGCGGTTCAGTGTCAACCTCACCGCCGAGTACGTCCGGAAGATCGCCTACAACCGCACCCGGCCCTACCAGCACGGTGGCCGGACGCTGAGCGAGCGTCCCGGTGAGCAGATGGCGAGGGCTACCAACCGATGACACAGCTACCCACCCGCGAGCAGATGAGGGCCGCCTGATGGGATTCCTCGGCCCCACCGCCGGCGAATCGTGGCTGGCCCATGTCGGTGTGAACGACGAGTACCCCGGTCTCGATCGACTCACTCGCGATGTTGAGGACGCAATGTGGGAGGCGGCGTGGGACGTGCTCCGGGACCACGCCGCAGCCGACCCGCTCCTGCGGGTGATGGCCGACGAGCGGTGCGTGCTGTGGACCTCGTACACGTACCGGGCCGGTGACCTCCCGGCCGGCACCAAGTTCGGCATGGCCGTGCCGGATGGGAACTACCGCGACAAAGCACGGGTTTACGGCCGGCTGCGCCCGCTCAACAAGTGGGAGCTGGAGCGGGTCGAGATCTGGATGCGGCCGGAGGACGCACGCCCGGTCGGCGTCGACTGGCTCAGTCGCGATGGCGATCCTGCGCGCTGGCCAGAAGTTTGCCAGGACACCGAGGTGGACGCACACGTGCCGGTCCCGCTCGACATGTCCGCCCTGCTCGCGATCATCGACGCCGAGCAGGCGGTGTGCCAGCTCCGCCGCGATGTCAGCAGGCCGCCCACACCGCGCCGGCCGGCGCGGCGTCAGCCAGCGAAGGGGCGACACCGATGAGTAGCGCAGACGACCGAGTCGGCCTGATCGAGCGCATCACCGCAGAGTGTCACGCCCGCGGTGTTGCCACGGTCGGGGTCCGAGCGCTCGCCGCCGCCGTGGACCTGGCGTTGGACCACGCCGTGCGCAAGATGAACGAGGCGTTCCTCTCCGAGGCGCGCGAGTGGCGCAGCCGCAACAAGACCGACGAGGGTTGCGAGTGGGACCTTGCGGCCGGCTGGGTCGTGGGGGTGGGCGGTCGAGCGTGGCTGGTACGACCCCGGCCGGCACGGCGGCGGTGACACCCGTGGAACATCGAGTGGCCAGAGAAGGATTACGGACAGATGACCAAGCCTCAGGAACTGCCGCGCGACGGCTACGCATCGACCGCCCTGACCAACTGGCAGACCAGGGCGCAGCAGCGCCGAGAGGCTCGCGAAGCGAGGTCCGGTGATCAGGTCGAAGAGGGACACCAACCGATGACAAAGACACTGGTCTGCCCGTGCGACCTGGAAGTAAGGCCAGAGACGAAGCGCCTGCACGGCGCCCGCTGCCCGCTGGACACCAGATCGCGCGAGGACCGCATCGCGCAGGCGATCGGCGACCCCGGCTCTGTCGTCGGCCGCCGCCGCGGACCAACATGGGGTGAGGGTAATGACGGCTACGCCGAGTTGTTTGAGTCCTCAACGCGATGGTCGACGCGGGCGGTGGTCGCGGTCCTGGACGCCGAGTCGTCCCTTGCTCAGGGTCTGATGTTCCTTGCCGACGCCCCTGGTATCGGCGACCACGTGCCCGGCACTGACCGTCTCCGCTGCCAGATCCGGGTCGCGAACGCGGACGGCGTCACCTTCCGCTGCGGCGAGCGTGCCAGCCATGGCACGAGCGGTCGCAGGTGCAACTTCGTGGCCGAGTCCGGACAGGCGAAGCGCCACCAGAAGGAACCGAATAGCAATGGGTGACCCGATGCCGGTGTTCGTCCTCAAGGGCAAGGACGCCCTCGCGCCCGGAACGGTCGACTACTACCGGCGCGACTGCCGCCGCCACGGACTGACCGAGCAGGCCGAGCAGGTCCGCCTGGCCTTCGAGGAGATGGCCAGATGGCAGCGCCGCAACCCCGAGCAGGTCAGGCTTCCCGACCACGCGCACGTGCCGGCCGCCGCCTCGACGAGCCCGCTGCTCGCCGCGGCCAAGCTGCTGGAAGACGACGAGCGGTTCGTCACCTGGTATCGGCTCAACTGCGACCGGCTGAACGACATCGACGACGACATGACGTACGCCGCCACCGTGCGCCACTACCTCAGTGATGTCGCCGTTGGCCTCGAACACGTCGCTCCCGAAGACCGGGCCCGCGACGGTCTGGTTGAGGCTCAGGCCGACCCGCCTAGCCGGTGGCTGATCAACTGCTCAGTCGACGCGATCCCGCCTGACCAGACCTACGCAACGCAGGACGCGGCCAGCGACGTGATCCGACTCCATTCCGGCGGCTGCCCTGGCGAGCATGCTGTGCTGCCAAGGCCAGCGTTTGGTGAGCGCGGTGACCGGGAAGGCCGTGATAGCCGTGGGTCGTCCTGATCCGCCTGCCAGCGTTGAGGTCTCCACCCGCCTTCACTGCCGGGTCATCGAAGGCTGGTTCAACATCCGATGCGGGTTACCTGCTGTGGGGACGATCCAGCATGGGGGCGCAGAGGTGGGAATCTGCGAGCACCACGAGCCGAAGGCGATCGAGATAGGCTATGTGGTCACGCCACTGCCGGTGGGTGGTGCCGGTGGGTAACACCGTCTACTTTGGACCGTGGTGGGACGCCCCGCTGCTCGATCGCGCCGACCAGGCGCCTACGCCGGTCGGTCAGCCATGCCTGCAATGCGCTGAACCGATCGTCGAAGGCGACCGCGGCCTAATTCACATCACAATGCGGAAGGTGCCCGGCGGTCCGCTCGAGGGCCGCCCCGAACCGATCCACGCGGAGTGCAACTTGATCGGTGTCATCGGCCACCAGGTCGGCGTGTGTCGCTGCCACGGCTACGACACCTCGACCCGCGCGGCTGCCCAGCTGGCCTGGAAACGCGTTGGTGAGTGGCGCGGCCGTGACCTCGGCGAGGCCAACACCAATGTCTGACAGACGTGACGGGATCCGAAAGAAGATGATTGCCGATGGCTGAGTCGGAGCAGAGGAAGACCGTGCGGATCCTGCCGTCGCCGCCGGCGGCGGCCGACCCCGACCCGCAGGTTCGGGGTATCGCGGAGCTGTTGCGGCAGATTCAGATCAACTACGAGCGTGAGGGTGCCGGGCCCGGCTCACGGTTCGCGGGCGAGCTGCTGGAGACCGTCCAGGCCCGCGCCGTGGTGGAGCACATCCGGGCCCGGGCGCTGCGGGAGCTGAGAGGGTTTGACCTAACCGGGCTGCCGGCCGATCAGGCGGTCCGCCTGGGTGAGGTCACGGCTGGGCTGCTCGGCGACCGGGAGCAGGTCATCCGGTTGCTGTACGCCGTCTACCGCCAGTGGCGCGTCATCGCCGGCGACGAGGTCGACCGGTACGACATGGGCGAGGTCTGCGCGGCGGTGGAGCGGCACGAGCCGCGGATCCGCGAGATCCTGGGACACAGCGATGGCTGAGTCCTATGTGTACCTCGGGTCTGCGCGGCTGGAGCTGGTCCATGCCCAATGAGCTGGAGCGCCGTGCGATCCAGCGGCTGCTCAACCAGGCACGCGCGCTCGGCGTCCCCGACGACCAGATCCCCAAGGTCATCCACGAGATGGCGGCTGGGGATGGCCCGACTTGCGGTGGGGCGATCGGCTGGGTGCGCCTGCACCCGGATGACCAGGAGATCCGCGGCTGCTGCTGGGGCGAGGTAGTCAAAGGCCCGGCGCACTGCATCTGCTGGGAGCCGGAGTACGACATCGAGCAGGGCGAGCCAGTGATGCCCGCCGCAGCCGCAGAGATCCAGGTCAGGCCGGGCGGAATGTGCGCACCCGACGAGAACGACCGCGACGGCGGCTGCGCGTACCGGCCCGGCTCCGCCGAGATGCGGAGCGTCGAGGCCGAGTTGCTGCGGGAGATGCCGCTGGGCGGCGACGTGTTCTTCTGTCACGAGGGGATGCGCCGGCCCGCCCGCTGGCGGCACCCGGATGGTCGGGTCATCGCCGCCCACCCGTCCGACTACCACGCCCTGTTCGTGCGCGGCCTGCCGTTCCGCGCCAACGGCCGAGTCGGCTTCATCTGCGCCGGCTGGGACGCCTGGAACCGCCGCTGGACCAACCAAGAGATCAAAGAGATGGAGGCATCCGACCGTGCCTGACCGACCCCTTGCCTCACCCATCATTGTGGACTACGACGGCGACGCGTACTGGCTGTCGTGCTTCGCCGTCGATCGGGACGCCGAGTTGGGTGAGCGGATCCACACGATCGCGGCCGGCGACACCTGGCCGACTCTGGCGGCAGCGGTCCGCGACCATCTCACCCGAGATGGCTGCCCGGCCGCGGTTACGTACGGGCAGGCGCACCGGTTGGCGGTCGACGCAGCCAAAGCGGTCCTGGACAAGAAGTTGCTGCTGTCCTCCCCGCCCCGGCACAACGTCGAGGAGGCGTTCGCCGTCGCCCTGGCCACGCTTCGCACGGTCTGCGACGACGGTGGGCAGGACCCGGTTGCCGAGTTGCGCGCGCTGCTCGATCGGATCGGCGACATCGCGTACCGCGCGAACTTCAACGACCCCGACGCCGCCGAGGCGGCGCTCTCGCAGATCCACAAGATGGCCAAGCAGGTCACGAAGTGAGTGGGGTGTTCCTCGCCCGGGTGGTCGACCGTGCCAGCGGCCGCCTCGTCGGCTGGGCATCGTTCGACCACCCGGAGGGCGGCGGCGAGTTCGACCTGGCTGGCCGGCGGTGGCGCGCCGACGCCGCCGACTACGCGCAGGCGCGGATTCTGCGTGTCGAGGCGGTCACCGTCGGGTTGTCCGAGTTGGACGACGCGATCCTGGAGTTGGCGGCGACCCCGCCCCGCGGGGCGGGGGAGATGAGCAACCGGATCCGGGAGCTGGGCTTGTCCGAGATGAGCTTCTACCGGCGGCTGAACGAGTTGCTGGACACCGAGGCGGCGTTGGCCTCGTACCCGCTGGTGGTGAACCGGCTGCGGCTGCTGCGTGGCGGCTACCGCCGGTGGGCGATGGGAACAGCGGAGGTGATCGTCAATGGGTAGCCAGCGGGCCCGCGCGCTACGGCGGCGGCCCGCCGAGCGGAAGCCGACCGATCTGGGCCAGCGGATCCGCGCGATCGTCGCCCGGCACGCCCGGCTCGACGACCACGGCGTACCGATCAAGTGCGGCCCGTCCCGGCCGGAGAGGGCACGTCGGGCGACAACGCCCGACCCGGTGGTGGTCGGGGCGAAGAAGATGCAGGTGTCGGGCAACGACTACAAGGTCATCCTGCTCGACGAGGCGCACGCCAAGGCGTGCGCCCGCGAGCTGGAGGCGCTCGACGGGAAGCCGCGACGCGCGTATCCATGCCCCCGGTCGAAGTCGGGGCACTTCCACACCGGCACGCGATGAGCGGCGACCGGGTCGTGCCGTTCGAGCCCCGCCGTCCACGGCCAGGCTCGGCCGGCGACGGTCCGGACCGCCGCGTCCACCAGCGGGTGCGCGCGGCCCGGCCGGAGGCCCGCGACCTGGCCGTGGAGCAGAACGCCGACGCTCGGGAGCGGTACGCGGTCGCGGCCGCGCAGCAGGAGGCGGAGCGGCTGCTCGCCACGGGTACGCCGGTGCCGGAGCGGATCACCCTCGCCCTGGGGGACTGGGACGGCCCGGAGGTGGATCTGGCGGTCGGCACCTTCGAGGGCAACCCAGTCGGTGACGTCGACGCGTGGGAGGACAAGAACGACCCGCGCCTACCGAACGCCGACCAGGTGCGGCTGCTGTCCAAGGCGACCGGGTACGGGATCGCCTGGTTCTACGAGCCGTACACGCCCCGGCCGGTGCGGTTGAGGATCTGCTGGGCCGACAAGCGGGGCTGCGAGGTGGTCGAGGACGACGGTGTCGTCGTGCCGCCGGGCCAACAGCCTGGCCAGCATGAACTGCCGGGCATGCCCGCACCGGTCGAACCGGAGCCGCCGGCGAAACCTGCGCCGGATCGTGGGGCGCCGCCGCGGCGGCGGCCGCCGACCGTTCGGTCGGAGCAGCTGCAGCTGCCGGCCGGTCGGCTCGACGAGGGCGAGCGGGCGTTGCTGATGGCTCGGATCGCGAAAGCGCGGCAGAAGCGACGCTGACACAACACGCCCCCTAAACCGCGCAACCGTCAC